AGCATCAATTTAAAACCACCCCCTTTAATTCTACTAATAAGCTGTCGACCATGTTTATGTGTAAACAATACACTACCTACCTTAAACCAAACATCCTCTTTTGCTTCACGAAATTTCTTTACTAATTCCATAGCCTCTACAGGTGTGTCTAAGTCTAAAGCTACAATTATTTCTTTCATGCGGACCCCTTTTCTAATTTTATTAGTTTATCTTCTATATTTGCTGCAAACTGCTGCATTAATTCAATAAAATAATCAGGATCTTTTTCTGCAGATAGAAGCAGCAGTACGTCTAGCTCTATTATCTTTAAAAAAGCACTTATATAACTCATGTGCTTAGTATCTCTGCCATATTTCTTACTACAATACTTAAAAAAAAGCTGATAAATCTTTGTAAATAACTCTTTCTGCTTTTCAGTAATAGGTAAACTTTTAAACTTGAGTTCCATTTTCTTTCCCTTTTAAAGCCGCCACATCTTCCGTCATACGTTTATGCGCTTCATCTAATGGAGAGGTATACCCTCCATCATCTATCTGCTTAATCTTACCACCACTCTCATCTTTTTCAATATCAACTTCATGTGTAATATCTTCTTCTTCTATTATACTAAGCTCCTCTTGTCTTTTTTTCATTGCCTTATACCTGTCATGAAATAAAGCTTTATACCTTTTAAGCTCACATGCATCTATTAACTCATCAAGTAACTTTTTATCCTTAAGTAACTTTTTTTTCAATCCGCTTATGCCTTGAAATCTGATATCCGTTAACTTTAACTCTTTCAGCGTATCATTTCTTTTTATTTTATTTTTTGTATCAGCTAGTGTCTTTAATAACTCAGGTTCTAAATCTGAGGTACAGGCTACACTACCCTTTTCATTTATAAATATAGTTGACCACGTATTACCTTTAGGCTGAAATCTAAATCCTTTTTTTTCTGATATAATATGTAAATCATAAAACAAATCCATACCTAAATCATAAGGACCGTTACCCCACCCAAATACAACTTCTGCTTTTCTGTTAGATGTTCCAAATTTATGTTTAATATTTTTTATAAGGCATTTTAAACCAACTTCTTCATCCCCTACTTTTTCAACAGATAATTTTATGATGCTAAATCTAAGGTCATAAGTAAAACGCAGAGCTGTACCTCCACAAGGCTCATTCCACGATCTTTTAAAATCAAAAGCATGTCTCCACTGGTTTATAAAGATTAGTATAGCTCCTGCATTAACTACTAATGATGTAATCCCTTTACAGTACTCACTCATCATACTAGCTAAAAGAGCTTTCTGTTTTGATTTCTTCTCTTCCTTTTCATCCCCTGCTATTAAAACTGTTGGGTTTAAAGCTGCAACTGAATCCAGTATACAAACACAATGCGGTTTATCTTTTTCAGGTAAATTTATAACTCCCGGCTGTTCCCTAAAACTTTTCATCTTTAATAAAAAAGCTGTAGTGCTGTTTAGTGCTTCTTTTGCACTATTAGGCTGACTTATCCAACACCTATTGTTATCTACATTAAAAACTTCAGCCATCTGATATCCCTGACCAGACCTTTCAACATCGTTATAATGTCCTATAGACCTAAGATCATATAATAGCTCAGATGCTAAAATCTGCCATGCCCATGTTGTCTTCCCTACAGACTCCCATCCTATAAATTCCACTATACTCCCATAAGGAATTAAGCCCTTACTACTTTCAAGAACATGCTCAAACTGGGGAGAAGGAACGAGACAGCCTACATAATCCCGCTCCTTTATCTCGCTTAGTTTAAATATATATTCGCTCTTCCCTATAGATTTTGTCATAAAATCTATTAGGGAAGGAATTGAATTATCTTTCTTACTCATTTTTTTTTACCCTTTATTAAAATGGTGTTAGTTTTCCTCCACAGTTCTTACACGCCGTCTCATTTAATCCACTAACTGTTCTACATGAAGGACATTGAACTCCCGGCGGTTCAGATACATCTATAGGAAGCTCTTCTGCTACTGGTAAAGCCGATGATACATGAGCAGAAGGAGGTGGCGGTGCAGCAGCAGTTTTTTCTGGGGCTGGCAGTACAGGTGGTGCAGATGGAGCATCTGGAGGCACAGGCGGAGCAGCTGAAGCAACTGGAGCAACAGGTGGAGTCTCTGATGGTGCAGGCGGAGCATCTGGTGGTGCAGGCGGAGCAGCTGGTGGTGCAGGCGGAGCAGATGAAGCAACTGGAGCAGATGAAGCAACTGGAGCAGCTGGTGGTGCAGGTGGAGCCTCTGGTGGTACAGGCGGGGCATATGGTAGTACAGGCGAAGCATCTGAAGCTGTATTAACAAGCTGAGGCGGTGTCTCTGTTACTACTTCTGCTGCAGGTGCAGGTGCAGGTGCAGGTGATACAGGTGTATCCGTGGGAGCAGGGCTCGGTGGGGTATAATTAGCCGTTGTTAAACCGTCATCTGTAAGATAACCTTCTGCGTATAATCTTTTCTCTACCTCTATTTGTTTTTGGGTAATAATCTTCATCTTTCTACAAAAGTCTATTACCAGTTTAAACTTTTGCGCCAGATTCTCTAGTATATATTTTTCAGCAGCAGGTATTATAAAAGAAGATAAATCGTATGTTTCATATGCCGCTTCCTCTGGTGTTAAAGCATTCTTGGCATTCTCTCCCGGAGCAACTGTAGCAGAATACTTAGTATTTCTACCGCTACCCTGTTTACCAATAACATAATCAAAAGTAAAATACTTACCATGCACGTTGGCTTGGTTATTTATCTCAATAAAAAGAGTTGAGCCTATCCCTATTGTTTTATCTGATTTACAAAGTATTTTTGTATGTTTATTTTTTTGACACCATACAGAATCCCTATCAATTGTATTAAAAAGAAACATTTCCCTGGAATACCATGAATTTGCATTAGCTGCGCCCTCTCCTAGTAATTCTGCTAAAAGGGTAGGGTTATATTCTTTCCATTTGTAATGTCTTTTCTTTGCCGGTCTCTGTCCGGGTAATACATGAACATTAGGATCAGCCTTTAACTCATAAGAATCTTCGCCAATCAGAGGATCCGTAACATCCTCTACTATACATCTTCCTCCATCTTCAACGTAACCACAATTAAAAGGCCTAGTTGTTCCATCATCACACACTATCCAATGTTTTCTTGATCTGGTGTAAGGACCTTTAAATCTCATTGTTTTCTGGTTATTAGCCTCTACTACACAAGATTCAAACTTTGGACCGCCAAATTGAACATTAGAGGCATCTCCCTGCATATCATCCGACGAATGCATTCCTTTACTCAAAGTGGATCTGTCATCCCCTTTTACAACCTGAGGTGTCGCATCAGATGCCTGTGGAGCTGATTCAGGTTCAAAAAAAGCTTTGTACACAGGATGTCCTTTTATTACTTCGTCAGTCCATCCTGCAAGTTTTAGTTGTTCATAAGTAAAACCATTTACTGTTTTCATTAAAATCCTCCTAATTATTTTATTTATTGTTTTTCATTTCATTGTCTGCTGCGTCTATCATATTAGCGTCAACGGGAGCATCACCTCTGGTAGCCACATCCCATATAGGACGCAGGATGGACAGCGTATTTAAAGAGTATCGCGCATCATGAATTATTTTAAGTCTCTCTTTTAACATTTCTTTATCAACCTTCATTTTTAATAACTCATTCTGCCAATCTTTGTACTCAGTAGCATACAGTATTGAAACTTTAGTTTTTATGGTAGCCTGTGTTATATGCTCTTTATTTTTCTGCATTTCTGTTTCAGCGTAGTTAGCTCTGGGGCCATACCATTTAACATAAACTTCTTCCATCTCTGTTAATCTTTTTGTAACTATACCGTACTCAGTTAAAAACCAGTCCGCTATGTTAGGATAATCAGCACAGACTAAAATAAGGCGATCAGGATTAATTGTCTTAATCTGATTAGTTCCTACTTGACTTTTGATCTCCTTTAACACATTAAACTTTGTTTCAAACTCTTCATGCTTTTCCTTGAGGTACTTAATATAACCTTCTATAGACTCATCAACCTCTGCAATTATCTCTTTCACTGTTTTTTCTTCCATTATTCCTCCTTTTTTATAAAATTAGTATCTTTAAATTTTAAAATCCTTTGACACTTTAACAGCTCTTATATAATACTGATGCGTTTGTTTTTTATTATCCTTAGAAGTTGTTGCTACTTCTACAAGCATTGTATCTTTATCAAGTATTTTATATTTACTAATATAGTCTATTTTTCTATAGTATTTTAAAAAAGCAACCCGCATCTGATCTCTAATGTTTTTATTATATAGATCCAATATTTTAACCACGCCTTTTCTGTTTAAAATATCTTGTGCCTGCTTAGTGTAATTATTTGTTGAGATTAGAGTTAAAGCCACCCTATTCTGTTTCTCTAAAAAACACATGGGTTTAAAGTAATCTTCTGTTTTCATCTTTGCCACCTCTATTACTATATATCCTCATTTTGTAAAAAAAGTTAAGTACTTTTTTATATATTTACTTTTTTTCCGCCCCAACACCTCTCATACACCTCTATATCAACAGGAAAATCAACATCTGAGTTTAAATACTGTATCTCCATAATTGGTTTTATCCACGATATAAAACCCTTTGTTTCTTTTTTAGGACAATAAAATAGTAAACTATCATGTACCTGATTAACAATGTAAGCGCCAGATTTACGTTTCTTTAGCTCCTCATCTACCCTTATTGTGTGATTTACCATTAAGTCGTGGCAGGTACCTTGTATCCTAAAATTTACCGCCTGTCTTCTAGCCTGCGCTCTTCTCCTAGGATTTCTATCTACTATATCTAAAAGATGTCTTTTTCTACCTAACTCAGTCTTAACTATACCTATACCCCCGTTATGCCTAGCTGTTAGTTGAGCCGCTGTTATAGTATCATCAATATACTGTTTTATTTTTGGAAATTTACCAAAAACAAGAGCTATTAACATTTTCGCTTCTTCTATAGACTTATTGAGTCTATAAGCTAATCCTACTTCTGTAGTACCGTAAGGTATCCCAAAACTTGTTGCCTTAGCATCATATCTTTCCTCTTTAATTACTTTCCATATAACCTTATTATTTATTTGTGATGCTATAAACATATGTATATCGCCTGAACCGGTATCTAGACTATCACCGGGTAAAAACACTTTATTAACTTCATCTGGGGTTAGGGGGTGTATCCACTGTTTATTTTCTACGTTATCAGACGCTATTTTAAAATCTTTATCGCCGCTTTTCTCTAGTAACATCCTCCCTAAGACATGAATAAGATCAGGCCTATCTTTAAATGAGTCAAAACAATAATATTCCCCGTCCCTAAGGTTTTTAATAGCAAAAAAGAAATTCATGTCTCCTGCTGTTTTATCTTTTATAAAAACATAACCATCCTTAGCTCCACTACATGTAGCAGTAAACCCTTTAAAAACCTGCTTCATTGAAATTTCATCGGCATAGTGTGCTAGTATACGTAACTCTGCTTGAGATAAATCTACCTGAACTAAATGATATCCTTTTGGGGCCACTATTACATTTTTAACATCACCGTCCCTGGGTATCTGCTGCAGGTTCGGCTCCTTGACCGAAAAACGTCCAGTCTTAGCACCATGAACAGTAAATCTAGCATAGAGTCTATCCTTCCCTTTTAATTTCTTAGCATAATCAATAAGGAAAGCATTCTTTTTACTTATTTCTCTATAACCTATAACGTCCTGAATAAACTTACCCGCAACTTTATGATCTAAAAATTGCTTCAATGCATCTCCAGACTGCTTATATGTACCTTTCGGAGTTTTATCTTTTAAGCAAACACCTACAGCTATTAAAACATCACTCACATCTGTGTTACCTTCTACCTTAAAACCAGCCGGGCATTCTTTTGTACGCTTATCCATCCTACCTGTTACCAAATCAATGTTATCATATGTCAAGCCTTTAAAACGTTTAATGCCTGATCCAGAAACAAAGTCAATTATAGGTATAGCCATATCTTTCATCTTCTGTGTAAGTTCTTCTTTTTTACTTTTAATAAATTTATAATCTAGATAAACACCTCTCTTTTCAACACCGTACATAATTAACTGTAACCGCATAGCATATCTTTTATAAAAATCCCAATCTTTAGGGTCTCTATCGATTATAATACTCTTAAACTGCCAGTATAAAGAAAGCGTTGCGTCAGTATCCATAGCGTTGTAGGGACCTTGCATAGTGGTATAAGGTAACTCTATACGGTCCTTTATCTTATTCTTTTTAATATAACTTGATAGGGTGTGGTCATAGCCTCTTAATCTCGGAATATACATATCTGCCATAGCTTTTAAACCCCTAATACTTTCTTCATCGATCATACTGTACATTAGCATTGTATCGTCAGACCACCCCTGAACATCTATACCGAAAGTATGCCTTACAGCATGAATGTCAAAAATTCCATTCTGAGTTACTTTCTTTATATTAGGGTTGGTTAGTATTTTCTTTAACCTATCACATACATATTTCCTTACCTTCTTATTTTCAATTATGTACTCTTCTCCGAAATAATCCGGTAATGCGGCATAGGTATACCCACGTACACTTATACCTCCGTTCTTCTTTTTCAAAGTAGTTAGTACCTTACCCTTATCATCTATTAATGGCTTTTTTCCATTGCTATCCATTTTTATGCTTTTATTATACATGTCAACCTTAACTTGGTTAACCACCCTTTCTTTTAACAAAGGAAATACATACGCCTCCCCTGGTATTAATGTTATAGATAAACATAAAATTGTTATATCGATTAGCGATCTAGTCTCTACGTCATAGGATATTATCCCCCGATTATCATTCTCAATCTTATCTAATGCCTCTTTGTATTTCTCTAAGGTATCATCGTTTTTTAAAACAACATAATTTGTCTTAAAATTCAAAGCCTGTTGTGGGTGTAAGTATATAGGTTCCTTATACACTTTACCTATCCACTCAAAATCGCTATACATTAAATTCCTTTCGTCCCTTTTCCAGTCCTCTGACTTACCGGCACTAGATTTTTTTACATCGAAAATATTTAATCCTGATGTATAGCATACTGTAACACCACTTATAATATCATCACTATAAGTTTCACCTGTTCCTCTAATAAGCATAATTCCCTGATCAGTATTCTTGAAAAGGGCCATTGCTTCTTTACCCATAGCTATAACCAACTTAGGCTTATACTTTTTTATTTCTTCCCATGTACGCTGTCTACACAACCTAAGCTGACTAAGAGACGGACCTTTATCATATCCTTTTAACCTACACTTACAGGCATAAGTATAGATTACCTTATAATGATCTATACCCGCTTTTTCCTCTAGTAAAATATTATCTAATAACATACGGTATTCTTGGTAAAAATGGGTATTATTAATAGCTGCACTCTCGTCCGGGAAAGAGCCTATAAGCATTACCCCGTCCTGTTTATCATAATGAGTAACAGCATCCATCTTACAATATCTATTTTTTGAACGATCACAGCCAAAACATAATGTCTTTTCTTCCATCAGTACTCCCTGTATACAGCTAAGCCTCTATTAACTAGCTCTTCATTTAAACAAAATAACTCACCAAGCTTTTTCTCTGCGTACCATATGTTCGCTATGTATCTACCGTATTTACCCTTTTTACCCTTTATAGTTTCAATATAGATACAGTTAGCTTCAGTAAGTATCTTTTTAACTACATCACGAGCTTCATACGCTTTTTCTTTTTCAATAATATCCTTACTTCTTAACTCGGGAGTATCAATCCCCCACAGCCTTACAGTAACAGTGTGGAAAACATTGCAGCCACAATCTCTTAAAAATCGAATGGTATCACCATCGTAGTTTGATATATATGTTGCTTTATATATCCACGGGTTTAAAACTAGATTATCCATTTACCTTCACCACCTTTTTTAATAAATTTGGTATGTCTTTCTTATCAAAATACCTAAGCCATAGTTCCATACCGTTCAGCTGAGATTTAATAGAATTCAATAAGCTGAGACCGCCCATATCATTATCAGGTAAGGTAATCAGACTTTTACTTCTCTTTAATAACTCTGCCTGAGGTTCACACAGATAAGATCCTAAAGCAGCAACACAGTTAGTAGAGTAAGGCCATAAACGCAATACATCAACAGCCCCCTCTACGATACATACAGCATAATCCCAATTAATATTATCATAATTAAATAGAAATACACCCACAGGTATACCATATATAAACAAATCTTTAGGCTCTGTCTCTTTATTAACAGCTCTTGCTTGGAAATCTACTAATTTACCTTTAAACCATACAGGGATAATAATTCTATCTTTATACTTACCTACCCTACAGTACCCTAAATTAAAATATGGTTTAACAATGTTATATTTAATTAACGCCCTCTCGCACCATTCATAAACTTCTGCTGACCAAGAATCAGTACCCATAGGGTAGTAGACGGGCTTTGTATTTATACTCTCAGCAGAATAATTTCTCCTGTAACCTTTAACTAAGACATCGGATTGCTCAGCATCAGGTTCTTTATCTCTATCTATATCGTCAATAATATCCCTCATCGAAATATTATGTATGTTAGAAAAACTTTCCAGATATAGTTTATTTTCAGGGTATTCCATACCGTTTACTATGGTAATAGCTTTTAGTAGAGTACCCTTCTCCCTACATCCAAAACAATAGTAAATACCAGTCTTTTTGTCTATATGCATTGATGGTGTAGAATCTCTATGCTTCGGCATAATACACTGACATATAATAGATCTACCGGTAATCTTAGATACTTCTATCTCTAAAGCATTTATAACAGCACCGATATCTACATACTTAATTAAAATACTATAAGGAACATTAGCCATTTAACTTCTCTTTTTCCTCTCTATCAAATCCTGAATAGTATAAATACTTATCTTCATTACTAAAATCCCTCTCTGTTACTATATTTAAATTAAGCGCCTCTTGCTCCACTAAACGCTCATTTGTTGAATGTAGTGTAGTTGTTATTCCGTCAAACAATAAGTTAACTACCTTACCCCCTACTCCCTGCCTTTGTTTAGCGATGTTTACCTCACAAATATCTGTAGTTAAGTCTGGTTGATAATATTTTTGTCTATATAATAACAAAATAAGATCTGCTACTTCCTCAAATGCACCAGAGTTCTTTAAGTGACGCATAGCAGGTCGATTGTTTATCACTTTATTTTTCTTAGCTTTATCCCTCACTGCCTCTGCTTTTCTACCAATCTGAGCAACTAAACAAAAATGAACATTCAGATCCCTAGCTAATATCTGAATCTTTCTTAAGGTACTCTCATAAGCTGCCGCAGTAGTAGTCGCTATATTTTCATTCATATCCTCTAATTTACCGAATAGATCTACAAAAACAATCAGCTCTTCACTATTTATCTTTTTCTTTAATCTAGTTATTCTTTGAGCTAGTATATCAATATTCTGCTGAGGAGTATCATCTATATACAAATAACGATTATCAGCAAAATCAGTCACAAAAGTATCAATTGTCTTTAGCTCATCCTTATTCAGGTAACTAGGGTTTCTTATAATATCTATTAAAGGTAATCTTGTTCTTATCGCCAATAACCTATCTATAGTACCTATACTATTCATTTCTAAAGCACATAGAGCACAAGGAATAGGCCTACTAAGAATAAAGGGACTTATCGGCGGTCCTCCTATAACATTACTCATACTTACAGTAGTTGACATAATAGAGATACGATCCATTATATTACAAACGAAGGAGCTTTTACCACTACCTGGCCGTCCTGCGACTACAGATACTTTACCCATAGCAAAACCCTCAGTTAAAAAGTAATCAAGATGAGGATAACCTGAAGGAGAAAAAGTCCGTCCCTTTTTTCTTATTTCAAATTCAGCCCTCCATGCTGCCTCATACATCTTTAAAGATTTATAACCTTCGTCGTTTCCTATCTTAGATGTGATAAACTTATCCCGCATACTCTCAATAGATGTAATAATATCAGAATATTTTGCATCCGGATTTTTTAATAACACTATAAACTTATCACCGTACTCCAATTTAACTGCTACCGCTAATGTCCTACACCTCACTCTTTCTAAATAATATTTAAAGGAGGTAGCATTTATATTTTGTTCATTTCCTATCTTAACTAAATGTAACAAAGTGTCATACATTATTTCAACTTTATTATTATACTTAGTAGATAATTCGAATATAGAATCAGTTGTCACTGTGATATTATTACCATGAGCATAACTGATAGCATAAGCAAAACACGCATGATCAGGATCAATAAAATCCTCAGGAGAAATATCAAATGCAAAATCATTTCTTATATCTTCATTTACTAATAATGATCCCAGGAGTACCTTCTCATTCAGTCTTTCCGGGGTTAATGGTATAGCTGGAATTTCACTCATGTAAGATCCTTATCTAAATTATTTACAATCGTATCTGTATATTCACCTTCAAACGTTAAAAAGTAACTCTTTCTTTTTAATAAAGAAAACATATGATACTCTAGAAAACCCTTTATTGCATCTTCGGTTGGTAGATTGGTAGTTATAATTGTTGATCTTCTATTACTTATTCTGGTTCTTAGTAATTCATCTAAAACTTCTTTTTTGAACGGTGCTGCTGATAATACAGCTTTATCTAAGTCATCTAAAACTAATAACTCAACTGTTCTAATATTATCAATATCGTCTATATCCTCTATATCTTTTGTTGCCCACGATTTTGTTATTAAATTTATATAAGAAGCGGCTAGTATAAAATGAGATGTATATTTACTAAAAGTTAATTTCTGAATAGCTGTTGCTATATGAGTTTTACCACAATTATTATTCCCCATTAAAACTAAACCATGCCCCTCCTCTAAATGGTAGTCCAGTCTACTTACAAATTGTTTTACCTTAGTAAAAGAGTCAAAATTAACTGCAGCGTTACTCAATACCTCAAAATTATTTATTTCACAATCCAGATAATCCAAAGGTAAGTTAGTATAACCAGCCATCCTTCGTATACTATCTTTCTTTTCATATTCTCTAAGGCAATCACAATAAACAGCCATTTCCCCTCTAAAAACATATCCTTTATTGCACTTACCACACGGCTTAAACTTTTTACTTAGAGGTATATTCATCTAAATTTCTCCTTCCGTATTCTGCTAGTAAATAACTCTCTGCCATACCGTCATTAAGAATAGTACTTGTGTCACTAGTTTTAAAGTGGAATCCTGTTACAGATTTAGCATACATAGCAACAGCCTTTTTATCAGCTAGACAAATACTGTATATAGCACGTTTTCTCTTTTTATCATAGCCTGTCTTAAAGAAATAATTCTTCCATTTAGTAGGTGAGACTTTATAAAACTCAATAGGTAAAACTTTTAGGAACCCTTTTAGTTCCCCGTATCCCTCACCAAAATTAAACATTGACGTAGTGCCCTGTTTTGGCATAGCATGAACATGCTCTATAAACGCTATAACATAGTTATACCAGACATCCGAAGTAGAACCATCACAACATAATCTAACGATGTATGCTATTGCGTATATATCTATTTCTTTATTATATCGCTTAATCAGGTGTATTTTCCCTGTTTTTTTATTCTTTCTCTCCTTGTAGTCTTTAAATGTTTTAATCAAGGGCATTGGCCTACTCTCAATTATATTCCCCGCATAATCTATCACACTCATACCACCCTCATACCCGGGATCTAAACCTAGTATAACTTTCCTCATTTTTTATCTTTATATTTTGCTTCGTTGTAGATAGGGTAGCTGGCATATAAATGATCTTCTCTATACGGTGCAGGGAGATAAGGAGAACCATTAGTATCAATAACATACCACAATTTATCTTTATACGGATACTTAATATTTTTAACTGCTTTAAATATAGCTATCGCTCTTTCCTTAAATCCATCCATAGAAGCTAACTTGTCTGCTAACTCATTACTAACACCTTTAATACAGCTGGCAAATTTAGGCCGCTGAATATTCTTAAAATATTTCATAAGCACGCCACGTTTATAAAAAACATTTCTCCCTTTACCTTTAAAAAGAGAACCGTCTTCAACAATTTTAATAAATGCACTTAACGTATCTTCGAACTGTTTTATATCTACTAAATGCGGATTCTTTAAATCCCTTATCTTTAAAACAAATTTATATAAAGCTTCCCCGTACTCTTTAAACTGCAAAAAAAAGTATAAGCTAAGAAACTTCCTCAAACAATTCTCGTTTAATTCTTTGTAAAAAGCAGTGATGCACCGCTCCCTATCTACCTCATTACTTTTTTTTATCTCATTTAAATTCTTTGTGCGCTTAATTCTAACAGCCTGAGCATCCTTACCCATTTTCTCTGCAGCTTCTACCTCCTCTTCAGTTTCAGTACTAAATGTAATAGGCGGAGGTGTGTAGGTATTACTAAAGGAGTCCTTGTATACACCCCATAAGTTTGAAGTACAGGCCAATTTTCTTATTGGATTTAAATCAAATCTATAAAAATGTCTATTTCCTTCTTTCTTTTTTATTATTAATTTAAAATTAATTAATCTCCTTATTCTTTCACGGACTCTACGCTCAGACCTACGCGTAAAAGCCATTAGTAGTTCCATGTCAAGCCCTTGGTAAGTATTTCGCTTATGGGTACCTATAATTAAGTTAAAAATATCCCTATCTAAAGAATCAAGGCCATCTACAAATCTCAAGCCGAAAAGTACAGCTTCTAGTTTAGAACTGTTATCATCCGGTATGTATATCTGCATATCTTTAAGTTCTTCTGTATCCATGTATTAACCCTCCGTATATAATAGTTTAAAATCCCATTTCATATACCACTTTTCTCTATTCCACCATATCTTACAACATTTATCTATGTTATGATCTACATAGTCATAAATAGTAGGCATATCTTTATTAGCTATACTGCGCTTAACCCTACCACATCTTTGTTTTAATTTACCCTCATTATTTGAGGGACAGGTTAAATGTAGTGAATTTAAGTTAGGTATATCCATTCCTTCATCAGCTACTGTAGTGCCTATGAGTACATCTACTTCCCCGCGTAAACATTCCTGGCGTATTGTTTCCCTTTCCTCAGTACTTTTATCACCGATTAATAATCTTACTGTAACATTATATGCAGATAGTCTTTCAGCTAAGTATTTACAGTGTTTTATTCTATCAGACAGCACAAGCGCAAAGTTTCCCTGCTTAACATCTTCGGCTACTGTCTGAATAATTATTTCGTTTCTATCCTCATCCTTAGTAATTTCTGTAACCATAAAAACCCAACAATGGGGGCCTGTATAGTCATAAAAATATTCTGTTATAACTCTTTGAACTTGAGCTTTCATAGTAATCCCTCGCGCCTCTAATTCTATATCAGGGATACAATATAAGATGTCACCTACAAAATCGAACAAAAGAAAATCCAGATGATCTTTCCTGGTGGGCGTAGCTGTCGCGCCATACTTGAACCTAGCAGGAAATTTATTTACACAATATAAAAATGTTTCAGCCGGTGTATGGTGACAGTTTTTATGAATCATATGGTTAACAACTATCTGGTGAGTTTCAGTAGTAAAATCATAAACCATAACTTTTTTATTAACCCACTTTATATCAAGAACTTTTACATGATGGTAATCGTAGTCAATCGAATATCCTTGATTACATACATCCCTTTCTTTAAAAGTATACCCTGCTCTATGCATGTTATTTAATTTCTCAAGATTTAATTTTCCTGCGATTCGTACACTATACCTAGTATTGTGAAACTGTTTCTTTTTTTTACACATTATAACCGTGGCGTAAATACCAACCTGTTTAAGTAATAATAATAAATCATAAACAAACCGATAAGATGTAGTGTAGTAATCTACACAGTTAGGATATATGTGACCGTCACAAAGTATAAGCATTTGTAAAAACTTATACTTAACAACAAGGTTACCCTCATAAATGCATTCAGGAATAAATATCTTATCCGATTTTTTACCAACAAAGGGTATCTCTTTTTTTATTCTATAATAATCTTCGTCTTTACTATTTATCCACCAAATATACGATTTTTTCTTTGGGTTAAAACGAAATTTCCATTTTTTAAATAACTTTTTAAACGCTAATACTTTCCGTTCTTTAACAACCTCAATCCTAATTCTACACTTAGAAATACTACCGTCTGCTAAAATAGCTGCTAGGAGTGCAGGAAAATTACCACGGCATCCAAGCATACCGTGAAAATCGTACCAAACAGGTGTATAAAATAAATCCCCTTTTTTAATGTCCCTCGCTAATTTATCTCGTATATCAGTCTTTGGATCAAAAGCGTAATATTGGTTATTTTTTTTATCTCTCTGTCTTTGTACAACCTTACATACATTATTCTCTGTACAATTTAAGGGCCCTATGCTTGTTCGTATATAGTAATAACCCTCTGCTTCTCTGCTAAAGTAATTACTTACTTTTCCACCTAGATATACTCTGTCCCCGTTATGTACATTTTCAATAGTCTTTGATGTACCGTCCCTCATGGTAACACGAGATCCTTCAACATAACATTCCTCGACAACAACCATCCCAAAAATTGTTTGTATACGCGCCCACTGTTGCTGGGTTAAATTAATCATAGTTTGAACTAAGGCCAGCGTTATAACCTGTGGGTTAAAAATACCCTCTGCAATAGTACCTATAGCGCCTTCCTCTAAAATAAACTTATCGTTAATTTCATTCATCCACTGTTTTATCAGATCTTTCTTATGCATTATAATAATACTAGGCTGCCGCTTATCTGCTATATTCATTATCATGGATAACGTTTTTCCTCCGCCGCACGGGCTCTCCAGGACTCCTTGCTCATGGCTATTTAAAACATCTCTCGCTTCTTTCTGATGAGATCTCAGATCCCACCCTGGCTTAGGATAAAACTTTATGAATTTAGTAGTGTATACCCTTTGATCATTTATATGGACAGTATAGTCGTGTTCTTCTAACAAGTTCCGCACATACTTACCTGTCCCCCTGGGTATCATTAAATATTTCTCGTTTTCACACCACGATATAATTATTTTGGGGACTGTCACTTTCGTAGGCTTACCATACGCCATCGCAAGCTGCAGATCATAAACAGGATTTCTTTTTGTAAATCGTTTTTTGATCATAGAAATTAATTGATCTGATAAAAGAAATGGGATACGAATTAAATTATCAACAGTTAGAGTAATCTCCGGCATTACTCTTACCTAGACTTTTTCATATCTTCTACCTGTTTTGTTACTGTCATCTGTACGTCCCCGAAATATTTTACTATTAATTCTTTTGGTGTTGCGCCAACTACAACTAAATACTTTTTATCAAATTCCTTAGCGTTTTTTAATATACCCGGGTTAGCATATATTTTTAAATAACCGAACCGACTATACCTCTTTTTTATTTTTCCAAATGATATTTTATTTAATATCCAGTACAATAGTGATTGTCTTGGGCCCTTAATAACCATGTTATTTTCTTTATGTTTTGGGTCTTTAATATGACAAGAAAAAGCTACTGTTTTTGATGCCCCCTCCGGAGTTTTCCCTACTGTAGATACGAGGTCTAACCAATTAAGATTAACACAGAAAGGACACCGTGTACTAAAATTTGATACAATAACAGTATCTACCTTCTTCTTACATTTAGGACAAGTGACAGTACCTTTGTGTTTAAAGTAACTATCTATTGTATCGAGTGATTTCGTTGTGTATCTTTTTATCAACCTATCTAAATGAAACTGCAGGTTAGCTGAAGCAGGAGCATCTTTAGACTCATACTCCTTTAACAGCTTATTAACTTCAACATAGTACTTAGTAACTGTTCTTTTAGCATTCTGTTTTAATGACTTTAAAGTTGGAATTTTTATCTTGACTGGCATTTCTTCCCTCCCGTTTTTATTATTTCTCTCTACTACTATATATCCTCATTTTGTAAAAAAAGTTAAGTACTTTTTTGATTACAGTAAAAATGTCCCGCTACTGTAAGAATATGTGAGGGGGATTATATCATCAAAATATTAAGATGTCAAGAATTTACTTCGCCTAAGTTTATAGAATGTTTAAAAATATCTCCGAATAAATTGTCCTGATTAGCTAAGATACTCACAGCCTGATACACAGACTTACGAGAATAAATAAAATTGGTTGAATGGCTAAGACCAATACATAATGTTTCTGGTTTAATAAACTCATTTATCTTTTTCTTCACTTCCCATATCCTAGGATTAAATTGAAATTCAACAGGAAGAAAAATATCGGTTGGTAATATATTAACTAAATCCGGATATTGCTGAGCTACTTCGTTAAATACAGTTTCTCCGAATAAAACAAACCCATTCTCTGGATATTTAGTTCGTCCGTCACTTAAGTATGTGTTAATTCTCTCAATCACCTTCTGTAAAAAAACACTGTTTTTCTTAGCTATAAAATAACCGTTCAGGATAATACCGCTTGGCCACTTTAAAAGACAAATGTCATGATCATTCTGAAATAATTCCTCAGGTATTTTATGAAGCCATACCGTATCTGCATCGCACCACATACCTCCGTTATTGTATAAAAGGGCTGCCCTCAAACAATCAACTTTTTGAGATATAATCTTTAAACATTTCCATCTTCTACTTAATCCTGAGCCATCTATATACTCATCTATATTTGTTGGATTTAATTTAAATAACTTACACTCAGATCTTTCTTCAATTGTTTTAAAGCAGTACTTGATATAATCGAAGGACATACCTTCCCAATATGTAAATATTTGTTTTGGTATCATACTAATCCCTCTCGTATCTTTGTACCTGATATATCAGCAATACCCTTCGGGACTTCTATTTGTTCTATATTGTAACCAACACCCCTACCGTAGTATACACCTTCAATATCCGGTATAATAACTACTTTACCTTGAATATTTTCTTCTGCAAACCATTTTTCAATTAAATGTTTTCTTTTATAAGCAGACATTGCTTCATGAGTATCACGTACAAGGATAAGTAGGGGTAACCCCTTCTCTTTGTATTTTATTTTCATTATATGCTTATGTCCTTCATGTAGAGGATGCCATCTTCCGATAAAACAAAGATGCTGATTATTATCTACATTTAATAAAATTTGACTAACACATTCGTCTACTGTATATTTTTCTGTATTAACAATAATATTAGCGCACTTTGGTTTCTCAAAGACACTACTTATTCCAGTAAAATACTTTATATCTCTTGCACGAGCTTTTTTATACAGCCCTTTTGGATCACGACGCTCACACTCCTCAATACTACACTCACAGTAAATAATAAAACAGCTATCTATACCTTTTTGGGCAGCTTTTCTTAAATCCTCATACGGACAAATAAAGGCGGCTATTACGTCCCTACCGTTAACGTTAAAAAGTTTACATAGCTCTATAACTCTACGTATATTTTCACACCTGTCTTCTCTTGAAAAACACAAATCTTTATTGAGTCCTTTTCTTAATATATCTCCATCCAGTAAAACAGCATCGAGCCTATCCTTTAATGCTAAAGCCAGTGTTGTCTTACCGCTCCCGGATAATCCTGTAAAAAATAGTGTCTTGTTCATTTTATCATCCTTCTTACTAGTTTGTTAAAAGTAGTCTTAGGTTTCCATCCTAGCTTATTACAAGCTTTAGTATAGTCTCCTAATAATGTGTCAACTTCGGTTGGTCTAAAATACTTAGGATCAATTTCAACAAAGTCTTTATAATCCTTTTCTACGTGAGCGAATGCTATCTCTAAAAACTCCCTTACTGTATGCGTTTCTCCTGTAGCTATTACATAATCATCGGGTTCCTGCTGCTGTAACATCAGCCAAGCAGCTTCCATATAATCAGGAGCATACCCCCAGTCTCGTTTAGCATCAAGATTTCCTAACTTTAACTTACCTATATTTTTTATAATATATTCCGGCGTATTATCAAACCAGTGATCACACTTACGAATTAGCTTTATATAATTAGTTATTTTTTTAGTAACAAACGTATCTCCCCTTCGTTCCGACTCGTGATTAAATAAAATACCGTTACATACAAACATACTATATGACTCTCTATAGTTCCGTGAGAGGTGATAAGCAAAAACTTTAGCACACCCGTAAGGGCTACGTGGGTAAAAAGGAGTTGTTTCTGACTGCGGTACTTCTTCTACTCCACCATACATTTCGCTGCTAGAAGCCTGATATACTTTTATTGATGAATCAATTTGTCTAACTGACTCTAATATATGAGTAATCCCCTGAACAATAGTATTAATCGTATAGACAGGGGTATCGAAAGATACACGTACATGAGATTGCGCACCCATATTATAAATTTCTTGAGGTTTTATCTTATGTATCAAATGAAATATATTTAAACCATCTGTGAGATCACCAAAATGTAAATGTAATTTATCGAAAATATGATCTATTCTCCCTGTATTAAAAGAAGCGGCTCTCCTAATAAGTCCATGTACCTCATACCCTTTTTCAAGTAATAATTCAGCAAGGTAGGATCCGTCCTGGCCGGTAATACCTGTAATAAATGCTTTCATAAAGTCTCCTGATAATATTGGTATGTTTTAATTATTCCGTCTCTTAGAGAAGTGCTGGCCTCCCAGCCTAAACTATTTATTTTTGATACATCCATAACCTTTCTATACGTGCCGTCAGGCTTTGAAGAATCAAAAACAATTTTCCCTTCATATCCAATTATCACGCACATCAATTTAGTCAAATCATAAACTGGAATGTCTTTACCTGTGCCTACATTTATTATTTCCGGACTACTGTAGTCATTCATTAAAAATATAAGAGCATCAGCAAAATCCTCTACGAATAAAAACTCCCTTAAAGGTTTCCCTGAGCCCCATAGTTCTATACATGGTGCGTTTGTCACCTTAGCTTTATGGATATTCATAATTAAGGTTGAAAATACATGACCTTTCTGTAGGTCATACGTGTCACCTCTACCGTATAGATTCGTAGGCATAATAGAAATAAAAACATCGCCGTACTGTTTATTAAATAACTGACACATCTTTATTCCGTTGATTTTAGCAATAGCATAACCTATATTAGTCTCTTCAAGTACGCTTTCCAGTAAAGAACTCTCTTTTATAGGTGTGTCTACACTTTTAGGGTAAATACAGGAACTACCAAGAAATAACAATTTATTAACTTTATAGTCATGACAGGCCTTTATTATATTTATTTGAATTCTGGTATTCTCATAGATAAAATCAGCACATAAGTCATCATTAGCCTTAATACCTCCTACCCGAGCCGCACATAAAAATACATATTCTGGTCGCTGCGTATCAAACATATTTGTTACTTCTTTTTGGTTAAGTAAGTCTAAACCCCCTAAACCCCTATGCGTATAATAAATAATATTATTATAGCCTCTGCTATATAAAGCCTTTATCAAATTAGAACCAACAAGGCCTGTGTGCCCTGCAACATATACTTTTGAGTTTTTATTCATCTAACTTCCTTCTAAATAAATAATCATCATGAGCTTGATCCCAAAAAGGATTATCCTTTATATTATAATTAGTTATATTACCTATAAATTTATAGTTTTTCAATAGCTGTCCTTTAACTGTACCTAAATGGTTTATATGAATCTCAATTATTATATACTCTGGTTTAAATACATTAAAATCAGCCCCCTCTAAAACCTGTACCTCGTAATCCTCTACATCCAAGCTTAACAGATCCACACTAAAAAACTTATACTTAGTTGTTACACTCATTAATGTTTGCGCTAATGCCTTTATATCCCGTCCCCGTTTCAGTCGTTTACCATCCACACTTGCCATCAAATGCCCGTCAAAATCACCATGTATATATTTCTTCCCGTAATTATCCGCCACTAAGCAACAATTAACAAATATGTTTCCCTTACCTCTACTTTCAATACATTTATTTAAGCTTATTAAAGAAGGCTCGATCAACATTCCTGACCAATTTCTTTCTCTCTCCAGTCTATATGTATTACTTTGTGAAATACCATTATTTGCTCCAGCCTCTACATAGACTCCTCTGTTATAGTTAAACAGATCAAATACAAAATCACTGAGATTCATTAAAAAGTGTTCCTCCTATAGGCTTCATAGGCTGCGTATTATCTTTTGGTAAAAAGTCAAAATCCCTAGTAAAAAATACTGATGTTGTCCAAGCATATGCATTAGACTGACCATTACCATGAAAATCAACTTGTATTAATCCTGTCCCTCTAAGGTAATTACAAGCATCTACAAACCAATTGGAATTATCAAAGATGATTATACCTCCTGATTTTAACTTATTAATAGCCTGCTCGCAACACTTCTTTCTATTCTCTGAATCAACCACAATTATATCAAACTTATCATGTTTATTTATACATAAATAATAATCATCAAGGGTATTATCTATATGTAATACGGTCAAATTATCTGGTTTACCTTTTATTATCTTCTCATACCAACTTATATTATGCTCAATACTAATTATAGAGCAGCACCTGTTTGCAAAAAATAAAGACGAACTACCACAGCCCCACTCAAATACTTTCTTATCGGACATATCTAATTGCCTCAAATACTCTATCGCAGGATACGTAAACCAAGGAAGCTTCGTTCCTTCCTCATTAATCAAGTCCTGAATAACCATCCTTTATCCTTTGCATCCAATAATTTATATCAAGCTTATCAATACACCTACCAGGCACCTCATCTGTTATATCTTTCCATTCATGTACTGATATGAGTGGTAAATCAGAAAAATAATCCATATCAAAAACTATAGGGATAACACCTAGGTACATTGCTTCCCATGTTCTGTGGCAATCATAGCCATGTCCCGGAGGACTGATTACATATTTATGTGTATATAATAACTTCACATATTCTTTAAAGGGTATCTTCTCGGGTAAGTAAGTGACAGTTTTAAAAGATCTGTAATAATCGATACACGCTTGTCTGCCTCCGGGATTGTTGTTTATATTTACCGCCAGTAGATACTTATTAAAAACTTTTCTCTCTGAATTTTTAATACTAGCCACATAACTCATATCTCCATAATTTCCCCATATAGGCCGCTCAATACCTATAGGCAGCGGCGTAACATCACAGTTAAAAATCCTATTCTGACCGTACCACACTTTTATACAATCAGATTTTCTTCTGTACAATTCTTCACTTATATTATCATCAGAGTTGTGACTGATCAATAGACACTTATGCTTTTTATTTCTCAAATAGTCAAACAGTTCATTTAAATAATGTGTATAACACAGTATTATGCCATCATTATCTATTATGTCCTTCACGCTATCAGACCATATAAAATCAGCTATTATTTCAAATTTATCTCCATGTATATAATCTCTTGTTATATCCATTACCCTACATACTCAAGTACATCGTTTAATAATTCACTAAAATAAGTTTCAGCAAAATGGTAAATTACCTTTCTTTTTAATATTCTCTCCAGCCTGCCTTTACTTAAATATTTCCATCTTTTAGTTAAAGCCATCTTCAGAGGATCCCCCTGATACTTTAATAAATCAAAACTACTACCCCATCCCTCTTTCGATATCCCAGTGTATAGCTCCTCACAGTTTTTATCACAACCTAACATCTTTCCTATTATCTTTCTATTTTCTTTTTCAAGCCAGTAATTAAAAAATATAATGAATGAAAAAGCAGACATGGCTTTTATCTGACCCTCATACAAGTCGAGTACACCTGTAGATAATCCATCCATTTTTTTATGTTCAGCTAATTTCTCTCGACTAGCAAATAAATTAAATGGGTCTCTCATTACTAGTATACTTGTAAATCTTTTATGTATCTCAGTGCGTACTTCATAATCTTCATAATCACAAAATTCAACAGTAAATTTAAAGCCTTTATTACAATACTCCTCAGGGAAGTAAGCACCACAACTATTAGGGATAACATTATAAGGTAAATGTTTTGCTACCCAATAGATAACAGCATGATGCCCACTTCTTTTCATAGCATGGAATGAAAATGTCATTGAATAAAATCTTGCAATTTTTTTGTATGTATGTGCAGGTTAAATATAGGTGTATCGTTAAAGTATGGCTTACCCCTTATCATACTTAATTTCTCATTTGTCTCTTTAATCCTCTTACCTATATAATGATGCTCAAATAATGTACCCGGAGAATGACCTGCAGGGGTACCCCCAAAATATTGTCCGTAACTTGCCGGATCAAATATATAACCATACTCATCTGAATCTTCTGGAAATAAAGGTAGCGATTTAATAATATTATTCATCAATAAGTACTTTAAAATAACCATTTCTGAAGATACCTCTATCTCACATAAGTTCATCGTCTTTTTTATCCATGCATCACCTTTAATCAAACACTTATTAATTTCCTGATTCATATTATATAGTAAACCTATATTACTAAAGTACATTATTGCTCCGGACGCATATTTTGGTCCGAGATCTAATGCTAATAACTTATCGCTCTTCTTTAATATACCCCCAATACCCAAAGGATCATAATAAACTACTTGGTCATTCTCAATGTGTAATACTGATTCTAAGCTATGTGCATAACAATGTAGGTATAGTATGTAAAACCTCTGTAGGGAATAGTTCCAGAGGTCCCCGGAACATCTTAAGAAATTATTATGGCCGTTAAACCAAGCACAGTAATCATCCATAGAGTATTTATTTATATCAAAAGATTCTACTCCCTCGATAGGGTACTCAGCTATCCAATGAATAACTATATTAGAGACTTTTTTAATAGCAGAAACGCACTGTTCAGCATAGGGTATCTTTTCCCCGAAATGTATTAGTACCAATGTCATGTACACCTCCAGATAATTCTATCTTTTTTTCTGTACTCCACAGTAGTAAATCCTATCTTTTCTACATGTATAAACCCGCATTGCTTAAAAATATCTATAATTTCAGAATCCCCTTTTATATATCCAGGACCATCCCCTGTATATTGTATCTCAAAAAATGAAAATCTACTAAACTTTTTTGCGTAGCGTATTACTTCAAGCATATCACTTCTACTAAGATAAGGAAGAACAGAAAAACAAAACAGTATATCCGACTGAATATCTCTTTTAATAAAGTCAAGTATATTTTCAATGTAATATGTAACATTAGTAAGGCCCCTCTTCTCTATTTTTTCTTTCCCTATATTTAATTGCCCCTCATCAAAATCTACCATATTTACTTGTTTTCCATTCATCAATGAACGTATACTAAAATCACCTCTACCACACCCAAGGTCTATAACTGTCTTGTACTCTGGATTTAATACATGATCCCTCAATATATACCACATCTCAGGCCCACGTCCGTTACCTGGCAGAGGATATATAGATATATCTATATAGTATACCATTGATCTCCAAAACCAAAAAGCATCTTTCTCCGGTCTTTTATCCGATAAATTTTCACTGTAATACCTACTCTCATTCCAATCCAAGATATAAGGCTTGTTTTTATAAGGTAGTATATTAGCCGAAGTAAGATCTCCGTGTCTTATATTTTTCTTCTTGAGTATACTTAAAAACTTATCATAATGTGATAAAAATTCATCTTCATTTGTAACCTTATCTACATAAATTCTATTGAATTCAATTATCTCCTCAGATATAATCTTATAATCCGGTATATATCCATAAGGGTAAAGTATATTTAAAAATTCAAGCTCTCGTTTTTGCATCCCTACAGGTTGCTTCTTATATACAAATTCCGATTTATAAATTATTGAAGAAACACCATTCCCGTAGTCAGGCTTTTCCCAATTTAAATCCATATCACACCTCTATACAAAATATATCTCTAATTCCGCATCTTGTATCTAAATAAACTACGTGATCAGGAGCAAAAGCAAGCACTTTCTCTTTTATAATGTTTTTATCTTCTTCATTAAAAACTCTCATATCATCTATCATCAATACAGGCTTTAATCTATCGTAATGCTTTCCCACTGCTTCTATCTCAGCTAATAAGGGACATTGATTTAACCTCATGTCCTCCCTAAAGGGGTGCGCATCTAGCCAAATCAGAGGACTAGCCGTAACGGATATAAGCAACTTTTCTAACTCTACGGAACTATCTCCCTGTATTATATGCACATTTGGGTTATTCACATACTTATTTAAACCCAGACTAACATAATGCCTATCTACCTCTATACTGAATATATCTTTAAAATTACATTTGAGAGCATAATCTACTGATTCTCCGTCCTGTAACCCTGTCTCTATAAACACTTCTCTCTTATACTTATTAAGTATATGCTCATTAAGAGACACTAATACACCTCCATACCTAAATCTATATTGATATTTAATCTCTTTTGTGATACCTGCCTTACTACAGTTGTTGGCGGTTTTAAAACACCATATTGTTTATGAGGATACTCTTTAAATAAAGCCGGAAGTTTATTAAGGATATAGTCGCTATCATGTAATATCAAATAATCAAAACTGTTAAGTCTTTTATACTCGTTTACGATCATCAGCCTAGACCCCCAAAACCCAGAGTCTATAAAAGCAAGATTACAAGTAAAATCAAAATCAAATAACAATTCAGTATAATCAACTAACCTTACAAACCTGTGCCACTCAGTTTCTAATTTAAGTACAGGTTCCATATATGCAGAATCATGGTCCACTGATAAAAGTTGATTGCTATTTCTTTCACATATCTCATGTAATAATGGCGTACTAAAATTACCACAACCATACTCTATTATTTTACCGTTATGTATCTTATCACAAACAGCTATTATATAGGGTTGATGTGTAGCATAACCACTCTCACGATAAGATAATTTCACAATTACGATCCCCATGTATGATAGCTAAAATAAGTAAAATCATCGTTTTGTTTAACCTCATTCATAAAATCAATAAATTCTTCATTTGTAACATCTTCATTATACTTACCCTTCATTCCTCCCTGTATCTGTTTTTCAAGTACAAGGCCCTTATGTATAGCATAATGACCGTAAGTTTCATACTCGCTAAACGTACAAGAAGCATCATGCTTCATAATAGTATCAATAGCTTTATCCCTGTTCTCAAAAAGATCAAGTATCAAAGAATCTATAATCTTCTTGTCAAACAGCATAAAATCACATACATAAGTTTTATCCCGGGAAACAGGCAATCCACATTTCTTTTCTATAAAATCAAAATAAGGTCCATGTAGGTTATACTTATGCATATTTCTAAAAATATAAGGTATGCCCCTCTCATGAAATAAACTAATATCTTTTATAAAAAAACAATCCGAATCAATACATAAATAGTATCTGTTTTTTACAAAAGTATTAAATAGTTTAATTAATTGCTGCCATGTCCATCCCGGACGAAAACTAATGCCTTCCTTACTAAAAGGTATACTGCTATCCTCAACAAAGATAAACTCTCTAGAGGTAAGAATATTTTTTAACTCCTTAACTGGTGTAACAATATAGAAATTATCGATGATAACATCTGTAAGATGTTTAAGTACAAAAGCTATCGAGTTAACAGCTTTATTACAGTCCTTTTTACCAACAAGCATAACTATATCAATAACAAATTTTTCCACTAACATCCTCCTATAAGTTTATATTCAAGTTTTCCATGCGCCGCCGTAGGCTTAAGCCTGTAAATATCCTCTGTAGATATAACCGCACCCTTAAGAAACTTTTCATTTAATGTATGTACAGCACACTTACTTTTTTGGCGACTGTCCTCCTGTACAAAGTTATGTTGTATATTATATACTTTAGTTTCTTTAAACGAAATCATATACGGTTTCTCTTTTGGTGTATTATACGTCATATTAAGCTCAAGGGTATTTACATCGCTATAGTTAAGTCGGTTAAATAAAGCACTTATACTCTTTACATTATATACATGTGTGTCTATTGCCATGGGGTATCCCCAACAAGTAAACGAATCGTAGTCTACCCATGCCCACAAAAGATACATAGTTTCTTCCATAAATTCTGGTATTATCATTTTCTTTTTAGCAGGAAAACAGTAATCTATGAAAGGATTCATTCTAAACGATACTGTAGCTACCTTAGTATTCTCTTTATAAAGTTTAAATAGCTTACAAAACTCATCTTCACTAACATCATTGATAAATACATCATCATCAACCAAAAACATACAATATTCATTTTCGAACTTCGACACCATTTCAAGCAGTGTTGTTTTAAAATTAGACTCTTTAACAAACTTAATAAAATGCCCATATTTTTGTTTTAGCAACTCGTACCCTTTATCAAACATCTCATCTGAAGTAGTATACTGCACATGTAGTCTATAGCCTAAGTGTAACTTTTCAAGTATAGATCTGATACATAAATCAAGCTGACAAGCCCTATCCTTACTAAAGATTAAAATGTTAATCATTATATTATCCTTTCTAATATATCCATATACTTTTTAGCCCCCATACATGGAGTATGGTTCTCCAATATATAATCTCGCGGGCTATACTCCGCCAATTTACTAAGGAATAAATCAAATTTATTCCAATCGTATCTATTTGCCTTCATACCACACCGTTCATCAAAATAGGGTGCAGCACTAACGTTTTTTCCATAAAATTTGTAGCTGCCGTACAAAAAACAATCAATTTCCCAAATAAATAAAGGAATGCCACATGCCAGAGCTTCCATATAAGCTATACCTTGACTCTCGGTACCTGTTATAAATATACCAAAACGACATCGCTTACAATACTCTATAAATTGTTTCTCTTTATATTTACCATAAGTAAGAACAAGCGAAGTTAAGCCTCTTTCCTTTAAACCAGTTAAAATAGTAACAAGATCTTTATGTGTAACTTGCTTAGTAACATCTTTATAATATACAAAACAGTCATATTTAAAATGACCTCGATCTCTATCACTAAACATATCCACATCTACCCCTACAGGCCATACATTCAATTTTATTTTATTATCATGAATTTCTTTAAATTCATCCATATAATCACAAACCCACTGTGCAGGTTGTACCCAATACTGATGTCTTTTCCATAACTGCGGCATCTCATTTGGTAATACCATTATCTCTGGTCCTACCAAAGTATTCGTAGGTAGTTTATGCTGCCTCAGCTGAAGAATACCCTGTATACAGCCTGTAGATTCCCTGGATTTATTAAGGTGTACCGTAACTCCAAGTTCCTCTAGCCCTCTTAACAAATTTAACGATACTTTCCTACAGCCTACTATCTGATCAGGAGTACAACAATACAACCCTATATCCTTTATCATACCTCTATTCCCCACTTTTTCGCAAAGTATTTTTTATTATGAATACTGTAATTATTAGACCCTATACTTCTACCCTTACCTTCATTATTATGTATTAACTTACATTGATTATTTATTATAATCTCTTTCTCCGGACATTGTTTATTCATCTGCATACAAAAATCTGCGTCCTCGTATGTAGCACCTAGATACAATTCATCAAATCTCAAATCATCTTTATAAAAAGAAATACAAGAACTACCTACAACATTTAAACCGGTTTTCAATGTGTGCACTGCACGTACATAATCAAAGGACTTATTCCACCTATCACAATCCCCTAGTTGGGGAGACCTATTACCCTCTTTATCAATCAATCTAGCTGCAACAATAGAATATTTAATAGGGTTTGATCTAAAAGGCTGAATAAGCAATTCATCCCACCCTGGAAAAAAATTACCTATATCATCATCTAGCATTATAATTAAATCGAATATAGACCTTTCAATACATTCATTTCTATTCTTTGCTGCAGATTGCTTTTTACAAATAGTTAATATTTGACAATCATTAATAGCTGTTTGACGTATACTTTTAACCTGATCTTTTAACTCATCTTCTTGTTTAAGTGAAGGTATTACAATACTTATCTCAGCCATGCCACTTAGCCTTATTAGTTAATTTATTCCAAAGATTTGTGTTCTCTATCCAATACTCTATCTGGTTCTTTTTTTCATTCTTATGTTTAATTTTAACCTCATTGTAAATAACCAATTTACCATTAATATTTCTTTTTTGCAACTGCCAGAAGAAATATGTATCTTCAAAACCACTACCCTTAAATCCTTCATGAAATCTCAAATCAGTTTTTCTGAAAGCAACACAGGTAGTAGGTATATACTTAACTTCTACAACTGGTTTATTAATATCATAGTTTTGACAGGTCACCAGCCCAGGCTTAGTGTAATCTACCTGGCCTCTAAATGTCTTACCCATCAATCTCGCAGAAACAGCTAAAATATTAATGTCCTTTAAAGGCTCAATAAGATTCTTTTCCCAGTCACACTTATACCCGAAAGTATCGTCATCAATCATTATAACTATTTCTGACTCTGCCCTGTCTAACCCGTAGTTTCTATTAACTGCCGCACTGTCCTTCTGGCAGGTTAAAATTAATCTATAATCTGAATGTGTTTCTCTCTGTATTTCTTGAACTAAGGGATTTATTTCTTCTGCAGATTTGTACGTCGCGATTATAATATTAATCAACTATACCTCCTTGCAAAACTCAAACTGGAACTTCTCTGTTTAACATATTCTGTGCCCTTATGTTTCGCTAAAGTATACTCTAAATTCTTTGACCACCCTTTATTTCTACTTCTACGATTTATACCGGATCGAGCAAGATGAAACCCTCTTAAACAAAGCATATTAAAAAACTGTCCTCCTGCCTTGTACACACGAAATCCCATCTCAGTATCCTCCTCCCCCCATCCCTTTATTTTCTCATCAAAAAGCCCTGCATCTACCATTAACTTTTTAGACACTAATAAATTGCCTGTACAAAAAGACATCCATCTATTAGGACTAATCGTAGAAGCTGCTTGTCTATGTTTATCCGTAACTTTACCAGGATCTTCAGTCATCTTTATTATTTCTTCAAGAGGTAAAGTAGTTTCAACTTTTCTATTAATTAATGATCCATGGATAACATGATTAAGTGGAATAGAACTAGCTACTCTTTGCAGCTCTGTAAAATAAGATGGAAATAATACTATATCCTCATCTAAAAGAAATAACCATTCTGTTTTAACTGCTCGTATACCGCAGTTTCTAACTGCAGCTCTATTTCCTGCACCTTCCTGATCCGAATAACTAAACACCTGAGCATCCATATCAGAAACAGCATACTTATCCGGATACTCTTCTATGTCTAAATTACAGTTATCAAATATAATTATGATATGTTTTGGTTTTAATTCCTGGCGGGCAAGTCCTATTTTTAGACACAATTTTAAATAAGTATAATCACCTGAATAAGGTATTATAATAGTTGCATCTTCTATACGCATAGCGCTTCATAGGCCTCTCGGATTTTATCTGCGTAAGTACGTCCTTTAGAATCTTTATATTTTTTGTATGCCTTTCCGTTGTAATAGTAAGCCATTTTATGATAATCTTTTGTCCTACAAGCCTTTAATAGTCCCCTATGAGCTTTTACAAATGAACCAAAACCGTATATAGCATTATCTTCTGTTTTATCAAATGCCTCAAACATAAGTTTTGCAGATTTATATCCAAGAATCTTATGGTTAGCACCCATAATTTGAGTTTTCCCCATCGATATACTTTTGTAAGCAGCTTCCTCCTCCTTACCCCTTGCCTCTATAAAATTACGCCATTCATCTTCCTGATTAAGTCCGTCTCCTCTTATAATATTTCTATCAGGCACAACTATACCTGAAAACTTTTTAAAATAATGAGCTTCGTAATTAATCACAAGCTGACCATCGAATTTATGATACCTACCGGACTCTACATCAATAAACGCTTTGATTAGTTTATTATCAACTTCCAAGTCAATCGCTACCTGATCTAGAGGGGATAACTTCTTAACTATCTCTTCCTTATTGGGTACATTAATATTAACCGGCCCTTCCTCTCTAAGTTCCTTTGCCTCTCTACCCTTTTTTACCTGTTTACTTAATAACTCTATAATTAGCTTTAATAATCTAATAATCATTTCTCCGACTATTTTTCCTTGCATGTTTACTCCTTACATTTAAACTCCTGAGCCTTCACCTGTCCCTAACCAAGTACCTAATACTGAGCCTATTAAACCCCAGTAAAAAGATCCGGGATCAATCTTAAAATACTCAAATACACCGGCCAGTATAAACAAAGTGACAACAACTATGCCGCAAACATGCTGAATTACTTTTGCCTGCTCTCTATTAGCTAATTTTGAAGCAAACATTCTCATAAAAAGCATTGTCGCTACAGTAGTCCATTGATGTCCCGGCATTATAGGGACAAAAACCATCACGCCTCTGACCATTTCTCTATGTAAATAACATAGAGACAAGGTCACTAGAGCAATTATTACACTGGCTATTGTATAATAATCTTTTAATTCAACTTTTACTTTTGCCATAGTAATTCCTTTATTATAGTATATTACACATTATTTTTCAACTATTATCTGGAATTTTTTGTTAAACAGTCGTTCGCAAGTGTCTTGTTGACATTCATACCACCTATATACACAGTAACAAAAATATTCCCCTTTTCTTCTTCTGTCTTAATCTTAAGTACACCACCCTCAGCTTTAGCTAAAAGATCTGTTAAGCGCTGTTTTGCCGCCAACGCCTGATTTTTATCTTTTGGTAAACAAGAGTCTATACTAGGTATATTTATATCTTTTAAATAAACTCGTTTGTATACATGTACATTACACAATCCCAAGTCAATGTCGAGATATATTACTCCACCATCAACCACACTAACAAGACGTGCTAAATATTCTTGCATAGGGTATTACCTACCTTAAACATTCTTCCAGAGAATACCCCAACTAACAAGAATCGGGCTATACTGTAAGTCTCCGTTATCCATCGTTACTCTAAGTAATACAGATCCTGTAGGACTCTCAGAAAATGTAACTTCATTAGAAATCTTACTGTCTTCACCTGCCCCAAAAGTGACATCTTCCCAGTTAGCTCCGCCGTCATTAGATATCTGAACAGAAAAGCTTCCGCTAATACAATAACCCATTACAAAACAATGTGTCATATTAACTGATATAGGTAATGATTGGAAAGTATAAGACTCCTGACCAGATCCGGCCTGTAATACAGTTTCATTATTAATATTAACTACATTAAACTCATCAGAGTTATACGCATCAACTAACGAATCACCATCAAAAGCATCAACTACACAATTAGCAGCGTCATACCCACCATTAGCAGCAGCTATGTTAGACAACTTAGATAGTAACATTCCTCTTTTAGACATAGCCATCCGTAATTCAGCAAGACGGTTTTTAACTTCCCAATTTATCTCACTGCTGATTTTGTCAAATGTGAAATCAACATCATCCTCAAGGGTTTTAACCTCAGCTAATGCTTCTGTATACGTAAGTATACTCTGTGTAAAAGGCGATTCACTTGAGATACGTGCAACAACTGTATCATCAAGTGCTGCATATTCATCATAATACTGTTTATGTGTAAATCCTTCTGCCGGATAATTATCTATTTTATCCAACACCCCAAACTTATCATTTTCAGCTAATTCAAGTTTCTTTACACAAGTTGTATCGGAGGTAATTTCATATAATTTATTTCCTGTCACAACCAGTGGATTTTGAGCAGTAATAGCCTTTGCTACATACTTGAATAACTGAAGACTCTGATTGTCTTTCGGACGAGCAACAACTGTACAATCCACCCCTGGTAATTCTGTAGCCAACTCACTATTCTTTCCTTTAAAATACGCGTAATACATAAGTAACTCCTTATTATTTTAAATATTTAGATGCATATAAGTTATACATCTCTAAATCAGATAACTGCCGTCTACCTATATATATTCTATCATATAACAGGTTACTCTGTCTACCTTTAACATTATCTGATCCAAATAAAGCCTGTCTTGCTGGCTTCTTTACCAATCCTGAACTAGTAGATTCAGCCTGTTTCTGCCCGCTAAGATATAATTTATTTACAACTTCCTGGGGAGCCTCATAAAATCTATCACTAAAATCAGTCTTAACCTGACTCCATATTTTGATATTATCAATAACTGCATTTGCTATTCTAGATGGATAAACAGCCGGCTCTTTTCCTAAGTACAAATCCGTATAATCACTACTAACAGTAATAGCCGATGTAACAGTTCCTTTAAGCATGTTATTTATATATATTCTCATTGTATCAGAACTTCCATCAATACCTGCCTGATCCCAAACACATGCAACATGAACTAAATCTTCCGCTGCATCAAACCCTGCGTGATTAGAATCACAGTATCTATCTGTACCATCTGCCCATAAAAAAGACCATTTGAAAGTAGCATCTCTCCAGTAAAGAAGCGGTCCTCTCCAATTTGCTGAACTAGCTGTCCCTCCATCAGTAACAGTTGTTACCTGGTAAGGAGTAGCGTTACTAGGTATAAAATGAGGTCTCAACCAAACTTCCATACATCCTTGTGTAGGTTGTAAAACTGGAAATGTAACTGTTAGATAATTAGCACTATTCGTAGAATTAAAACCGTTGTTAAATTTTCCACTAGCATACACCGGTGTTCCAACTTCAGTGAAATTTGATCCAACTTCGCTACTTCCAGACTCTATGGTGCTGCCTAACTTATTCCATAAAACAAGATTTGCTGCATTCGTAATATTTTGCTGTAACCAAGTAATCCCAATGTGGTACCAACTACTCAAATCTGGCAGTGTCATGGAACTTTCTGTATCACTCTCATTAACCGATCCTTTAATAAGACTGGTTTTCTCGTCTATCTTAAGTTCAAATGACTCGCGCTCATCCATTACTAACTGCAATTGTTCTACGGTTAACTGTGCCAGGTATATCCTTAAATCACTAATCTTTCCAACCCCTATTGTTCCTACGTAAAACGGAACAGTAGACTTTATTGATTGAGAAAGATCCCCGGTTGCAGTACCTATCTTGAGTACACTTCCATTACAGTAGAAACGTATCCCTGTATGATCTCCTGTACCGTCATTAGTTACCGTCAGCATATTCCATCCGTCAGAATATACATACCCATCAGCATCCATAGAACTGGTTATAGTAGCACTACTCGAAGGACCTGCCATATAAAAAGAAAGTATAAATTCGGTAGCAGTTACTGCAAGTAAATCAACAGCGTACCCTTCCGCCCCACTCAATTTTTTTACTATTCTAAAATCACCAGCGCTGGTATCAACCCACACCCAGGCATTAATAGTAAACTTATCTGTGCGCTCAAGAATACCATCGTCCGTTGACAGTTCGATATTATCAGCATTAAAATAATAATGTTTTCTGTAGTTATCTGTTCTTAGTTCTGCTCCATTACTATAAGGCCCACTAACAAGTCGTAAACCCACATCTTCGACATAATACTTGTCTAAAGGAAACCAGTGTATAGGAGTAGGGGTACTGTCTGCTGATACTATGTAACGCGTATCTTGGTATAACTGTTTAACTTCATCTTCAGTTAAGCTGCCTTGATACAAAGCTATATGCTGCAGTTTACCGTCAAAAAAGGTGGTCTCTGTGCCTATCTGTACATTACTGGCGTATATAGCAGTGCTTGTAGTAACAACTACAAATACCCAACTTGTATCTACGGAGGTTGATCTAACACCATTTATATATATATTAGGAGACACAAACCCTGTTGCCGATAATACTCCTGCTGTAACTTCTACTGAATGTGTGCCTCCGTCTAAGTCAATAATATCTTTAGATGTATTATCTGCTTTCATCCAAAATGCTACTGTACGAATATCAGACTGGGTATCCCCTACAGATATGTAAGAGGATGTACCGTTAAAATCATAACATTTACCACGATAGCCGTCTTGATTAATAGTTGCCCCGTTATTTGAACCATGCAGTGTAAAAAAACCATAGTCTATTACTGATCCTGCGGTTGTTTCATTTAACTTCCAGTAAGTGTAGGGTTGTGGTAAACTATTCTTAGCCCAAAAACCTATAGTCCCTTGTTCTTTATTAAAACTACTCATAATACTATATGTTCTCCATGTTTAGAAATAGATAATGCCTCTATAGAATATCTAGAAGGAGGGGTAAAGTTAGAGTTCCAGCGCCCTATTCCTCTATCTATAACAAAATCAGAAAAATAACCCTCAGCAACTTGCGTTGTTGAATGAACTGCAGAAAAAAGGTATGCATTACTAGTTGTAGGATTTATATCGTGTGTGTCTGCTCCTGATGCAACGAATAGACCATTTACATAAACTGTAGTAAATCCGCCTGATCTTACAAGAGCAATATGATACCACTGATTAAGAGAAAATGTATAAGCACTATTAATGATGTAACCTACCGTCCCATTAATATACAGCTGAATTCCCTGACCTGTAGAACTTGTTCTGAATAAAATATGTTTCTCTGCTCCTACATTAATATCACCTATCTCACAAAAGCAGTTTTCGTCTGCTATGATAGACGTTCTGTACCACCAAAAATGTATGGTATAGTCTTGCTGCCTCATTTTTAAACCACCAACTCGGTTATCTACCTCTAGCCTATTAGAATCTGTTCCGTCAATATAAAGAGATCGGCTTCCGAATTTACTTTGTATCGTACTAAAAGATACGTTATTACCGACAGAGGTAACTATACGGTTATACCGGGATTCATCATTAAGGTTACCCTCCAGTGCGCAGTATAGGTTATTATAGTTATCTAAATCAAACTTCGGTATTACTGTTATTTTACCTTCCACCTTATTTTACTCCCGATCCATGTTTAATAAAACACCTTTGAAATTCCTCTACAGATATTTCAACCATGACAGAGTTAAATGCGCACCTATCACAAATAATATTTTCACTATCAGTATGCCTGATACACACACTCCTACACTTTCTGCATTTGAAATACTTTACTGACATTAAAAACTCCCTGGCTGTATGATAAGAGCCTCGTCGGGATCAACCGATCTTAGCTTTTCTGGTAATACTGCACCGGTAAATCTATTCTGAGATACAGCCTTTATCTGGCCTTTTTCCAATAAGGTCGGATAATATTTGGCACAATAATCGCCTAATGCATTTGTAGGTAATCCATACTTATAAATACGATATACATCTGAAAATGATAGCTCTTCAGTATACATCTGTACATCCTGCATATACCCGTCTAAATAATTTGTCTCTTTACCTATATCTAAATTATTAACATCAATAGCAGTAGCAGTTGTAATAAAGATATGATGCCAACCAATAGTTAAATCTGAAGCTATTACACTATCTGTATATACTGTAGGAGAAACAAATCCAGTAGCAGTAATAGTTCTGTTTGTCACTTCTATAGTATGCGTGCCTCCATCGAGATCCATAATATCTTCTGTAAGTGAATTGACATATATCCAAAACCCAACAGATTTAATATTAGTATTTGTATCACCAACATCAATGTAACTAGAAGTTCCATTAAACTTATAACATTTTTTCTGATGATAGCCTTCCTGTGCTATTCCTGCATTTGAATTAACACCTAAAACAGCAGCTGATCCGCTATTAATAACATCTATGCCTACTGTCTCATTTAATTTCCACCAATGTACAGGCCACTGTGTAACTATATCTTGCCTATTTCTACTGAGATTAATGTATCTTGTAGACACATAGGGTGCTGTTGGGGGTGTAAAATCAGAAAACCAACGAGCTATACCTTTTGATATACGAAAATCAGACAAGTATCCGTCAAAATATGTACCATTAGCTATGGACATCCTGCCTATAAGTAAAGGAGCAGCCAGATTAGGTAGCAAGTCTGCATCTGTAATTTCTTCCACCATCAAACCATCCAGATAGATGCGGAAATTAGTACCGTTTCTAACATACGCAACGTGATACCATTGTCCTGTACTTACTGGGTTACCAGTTGCCGCTACCTGAATAACCAGACCACTATCATATACATCCATGGCAAATCCCTGGTTTGCCGTTCTACCGTCATAGAAAAACTGAAGCATATTAGTGCCGTCTACTCGCTGAGTTATAAGATTAGTCCAACTAGAGGTGGAAGGCAGCGTATTAAAGTATATCCAAAAGTCAATAGTAAAATCATCAGTGCCAAAATACCAGTCTTCGCTATCCGGTATTTCTAATCTGCTACCAGTCCCATCAAAATAAACAGACTCAGTACCAAACTTACTCTGAGCATTGCTAAGTTGAGCCGCATCAAAAGGATTTACTATATGTTCTCTTTCTGATTCATCGTGTAAATCACCATCAAAAGTACAATATACCTTAGTATATTTATCATGTGTTGGTTTATGTACGATAGGAAGTGCTTGGTTACGATAGTTATTAGTATAATCATATAGTTGTTTGATTTCAGATGCACTTAATGCTTTCTCATTATAAATACGAACATCATCTATTTTTCCATTGAAATCATAGTAATCAGGAACACCTGAAAAAAGTCTACATATATTAAATCCTCGCCCAGCAGTGTCTCGAGGTCTTTTGCCTGGTACAGGCGTACTTATTCCAGAATCATCAAATTCACCATCTAAGTAATGGTGTATCAAATCCCCTGTAAATACTACACATATAAAATACCATCTTCCAATAACTAATGTTTGACCTGTGCTTAGGTAACTAACATTAGTTGCATCTTCCATTACAAAACCAGCATGAAGCTTTGGGCCAGCTGCCATCTGCCACCACCAATCATATGAAGTACCACCAGCACTCTCACTCTTTGATATAAACCTTGGTGCTCCAGCAACTGAGTTCATATAAATCCAGGCGGTAAAGGTAAAATGAAACCCAAGCTGAAATGTTCCGTTATTTACAACAGTTATATATTCACTGCTTGTACCGTCTAATTCATAACATTTGCCAACCTTGCCTATCCTATTAATATCAGTAGGACCATTATTTACTCCATCAGAAGCCGGTATCTTTCCTGAATCAGGAACAGCTATACCGCTCTCCTCGTTAAGCTTCCAGTGATGATCGGGTAAAAAATACTGTTCCCAGTTTATATCATAATTACTCATACTCTACTATCCTGTATAAAATCAATAATAAATAATACTACTGCTATTCCTATAAGTACACAGCCAATCATAATCTTATATACCTCTCTTCAGAATTTTGATCGGAATCTGTCGGACGATTAGATTCAGCTAATAACTTAATCTCTTCATCAGATAAAGCCAATCTGTCATAACGTATATCGCAAACTTCACCATCAGAAGTTCTTCCTAAAGTATACAACTGACGTATTTCATCTAATGTTAAATCAAAGTCATAAATTTTTATATTTGAAAATTTACCACTAAACTCATTTCCACCACCGTAGTTCCCTACAAGAAATCTAGCAAAACTAGCAGTTGGGGCTGCCATCGCTTTAGCATATAAGAGCTGCCCATTTCTATATAAATTCCCATTTGTTCCATCATACACAAAAACAATCTGCTGCCATTCATATGCATGTATCCACGGAGTTGGAAAATTCGTAGGGTTAATTCTATCAGATGTAGCTATACCTATATAACCTGTAGTAGGCGATGCTGCTACAGTTGTATAAAATAAAAACTTGGTCCAGTCATCTCCAGCTACAAGAGTATTACTAGCTATAGACGTGTCATCAGGACACATCCACCAAGATACAGTAAAGTTAGTATGGTCATAAACAAAAGTGCTTAAAAACTGATCTGTTCCACCGTCTAATCTTGAAACTCTAGATCCAAAATTTCCTGGATGGTTTACTGTTCCTCCTGTTATAGCTCCATCATTTTTACTTATGCCATAATCTTTAATAGTAAGACCGCTTCTCTCATTTAACTTCCACCAATGAAGTGACTTAGCAAGTCTTCCGCTAATGGTTTCACCTATACTTATTCTTGGTTGAGGAAAATAGTAATTGTTTGTATATTCATAAAGCTGACGAACTTCCTGAATAGATAACTTATTAATAAAAAGTCTTACATCGTCAATTAAACCATCAAGATATGTAGTATCTACTCTACCTATATCCATATTATCAGGATCAAATGCTGTCGCTGTAGTAACAGTTATCATATGCCAATTGGTATCAGCAAAAGTTGATATCTTCACGCCATCTATATATATATCTGGAGACGTTAACCCTGTAGCTGTAATAGTGCCACTTGTTATTTCTATACTTCGAACTGCACCTGATAAAGCTATTAGTTCTTCTGTAGTACTATCGAGCTTAGCCCAAAAACTAATGGACTTCATGTTTGTTGCTACATCGCCTATATCTACATATTGAGAACTAGCTGCCACAAAATCAAAACAGTTTCCTCTCTTGCCAATCTGACCAAGAGAAGGACTACCTGAAATGGTTCCATTTTTGCCACCCGATTTTCCAGAGTCATAGGCAACCGTACCAGAACCCTCATCAAACCTCCACCAATGCTCTGGCCAGAACTTCTCTTCAATATCTTCAAAACATTCACCTGGTATCTTCATAGTTGAGCTATGTACCTTCACACCATCAAGAAAAAGATCAAAGGTTTGGTCATCGTTAATTCTACAACCAATATGAAAATATTGATTATCAGACGGAATTGTTATACCATTGTCTCCCTCAGTAAAATTAGCTGCATCCTCTACTTCACGGTCAGAAAAATCAGTTTTTGCATAATTCCATACTTTTATGTTATCAAGAATTGCATGAGCATCGTCTGTATTTACATTACTATTTCCAAAACGAAAATCAGTATCGTTTGGAACTGTATAAGCAGTAGTTAAAGCGCTTCCTTGAACACTATTCCTAAAAACAATTGCTTTATTTGATTCAGAATAATTCCAAGAAGCTGCAATATGTATTAAAGTAGAATCCGGTACAGAACTATCTAAAAGTGATACTGACTGGCCTCCAATAGTAAATACCCAAGCATTAGCACTTGCGTCATAAAATAAATACGTATCCCCACCAACTGATGTCCAGATATATCTATCAGTGGAACCATCATCAAAAGAAGAAACTGGTTTTAACCATAACTCAACACAACCAACGTACCCATTAACAATCGAACTAAATGTAAAATACTCAGAATCAGCATCAACCTGAAAACCATTATTAAATTTACAAGCTACATAACTTCCTCCAGTAACAACACCATCTGGACCAATTTCACTTTCCGCAGCTTTCATCTTGTTCCATAGTATACACTGCCTCTCTGGGATGTTTTGAACTACAGCTATCTTGCTATCATTTCTAACTAACGCAAGTTTATCATTTCCGAATATGTGATAGTCATCACGTACTACATCTGGATTAGCCTTTATCCATGCAGATAAAGTACTGCTTGACATTAACTGCCAATTCGTAGGTAAACCATAATAAGATAAATCAAATACACCTTTATGGAACTTCCCATGTCTATAATCTGTTGGTGTAGTAGCGATCCCGTTATCGTATAAAAATTTAATCTGGCTTGGTGTTAGTATCATTTATTCCATACCCTCATATCTTTTAGTCTTCCATTCCAGTAAAAGTCAGCATTGTTATTTGAGCCTATAGACGCATCAGAAGCTGAGTCTACTATAGAACCGGCAAGATTATCTGCCTCAATAGTCTGTGATAGCCTAACGCCATCCAAATATAAAAGCAACCCGGAAGCTTTTCCTGAACCGTCATATTCTGCATAAAAACTATGCCAGGTATCATCAGCAACATCTACGGCAGGCTCTACTGCTATACTTGTACCTGTATCTCCAGTTATACTAAATCTTAAGTTACCGGATGTATGTTGCACAAATACTTCCCATCCTCTGGTAGGAGAACCTGTTTCTAATTTATTTGAAATTATTACATCCCTTGTAGTTACTGGTGGGGATGCCATCTTGAACCAACCAGATACAGCAAAACTCTCATTACTTTCAAAGTTCCAAGTATTACCACAACCTATACTGTTATTTGTACCATTAAAGCTCAAACACTCACCAATCTCACTATCATATACAAGAGTAGGAGGTGTGGCTGAAAGAGTACCATAAGCAAGACGGCGTGTATCTGTATTATTCATAGCAGCAATTAGTTCCTGCTGCGATAATACTTTATCATATAATCTATAATCATCTATAAGACCATCGTGGTATCTTGCGAATGTAGAATCTTTTCCTATTTCCGGACTAATTGTCCCTACTGTTCTTACAATAGCACCGCTGTATATATAAAGTAACTTACCATCCACATAGTGATATGTTTTATCATTATCATTATCATGAACTATAGCATAATGTCTCCATTGATTAACAAATCCAATATCCTGAGCTACCATCGTCTGAATAGGTCCCCCCGATGAATTATAAACATATGCGCCAAATGTAGTAACTCCGGTACCGCAGTTCATTACATAACCATTAGCTGCCCTTGCGCTGCCTATTACTGCATTATCATTCCAGGTAGTACCATCTGCCTTTACCCAAACACACACAGTAAAACTTTTACCTATGCTTATAGAAACAGCACTAACATACTGAGTAGTACCATTTAAATGCAATGCTTTTCCATACTTACCAACCTCACTAACAGGTGTATTATTCATTGCTGCAATAACTGGGTATATCCCGCCATCTAATGCTTTGACTGTTTGTTCTGTTTCATCCATTGCATAATAATGACCTGGCAGTATCAAACTACCTTTACCCTTATCTGCTATAGCAAGGGAATCAAGAAGATAGTGATGTTCTGGTATTGGTATATCTGATTCAATAAGCTCAGCTTTTTCCTGCTCATATATTGTTTTTATCTGACATAAACTTAAATTTTGGTTATATATACTAACATTCTTTATATTCCCATCAAACCACTCTTGAGACTTATCAATATATACACCTATGTGAAAATCGCTAGAACCGGTATTAATAGTACGAACCAATGTACCTATAAGAACACCGTCAAGATATAATCTGACTGTTGTACCGTCATAAGTTGCTGCTACATGATACCAAGTATCAATTGATATAACACTAGAAGCTGTTAAACTAGTACCAGACATAGATAATATCAAATCTCCTGCATTTGAATACATTGTCCATATTTGATCAGCAGAAGCAGTTCCCCAGGATAATATTGTATCATATCCAGAAATAGTTGAAGCTTGAATCCATGCAATAGTAGTTCTTGCCTCTGCTCCTATAGGTATATCAGAAACTGCTATATTTATATAACCAGAGGTACCATCAAATAAATAAGAACCATCTTGATTAACAGCTACTCTACTATTTATTCCATTAATTTGATTTTTTCCAGAATCAATTACTTTATCTCCACTAACCTCATCAAGTTTCCAATAATGATCTGGTTCCGGTACTTCGATCTCTTTACCGGATAGATAAGAAGTAGACTCCAACACTGCGGGTGCTTTATCTAACCGATCAAATTGTTGCTCTGTGACAGGAGAATAACCTTCCCAAAATCTATCTGAAAAATCAGTCTTAGCATAATCATACATTTTTAAATTATCTATTACACCGTTAGCATACAATGCATTTGCCTGATCAGTACCTACCCTTATATCTGTTTGAGCTAGTGAACTCAACACTGAAGTTGTGCTACCGAGCAATATACCATTATAATAAAATCGTAATGTATCTGCAGAACCTTCTATACCGTCAACATCCCAAACAACAGCTAAGTGTAATAAATCTCCAGCTAAAAAGGATACAGGGTTTGCAGAAACAGTTACACCACCGTGCTGCACTATAAACATAGAAGTAGAATCCCACCTAAATCCTACCCTAGTAGTTACATCGGATCTGTCCACAATATATCTGTTTGTAGTATCGGTACTTGAAAAAGATGGCATAAACCATAACTCTATAGCTCCGTAATCTTCATCAGGAACTATACTAAAATCTATATACTCACTAATAGCATCTATTTGAAATCCATTATTGTATTTAGCCGGAACAAACGTACCTCCTGTAACTGAGCCATCTACACCGACCTCACTTGTACCTGATTCTAATTTATTCCAAAGTTTTAGTTCTGCCACTATGCTATTTACTCCCTAGAAACAATTACATGTACAACTATATCTTCTACATAAGACGAACCTATCATAACCGTCACTGTTGTATTCGGGACAGAATAAGCTATTGATTTAACCTGAGGTGTACGCTGCGTAGCGTTTAACCCTACAGCAGATACTGCTGCCCTATTATACTCACCAACAATGACTACAGCCACTTCTGTATTTCCCGTACTTATTGTTCCATTACCAGCCTTTCCCGTAGCTAATTCCCAATAAGCAGTTTCAGAGGAAGGCGTTTTATTAGTATTCCCTGCCCCGCTGTGTATCGCTTTATAAATCTTATCGCTATATACAACATGGTCGTTTTCTGCATACTCATATGTAGAATCCCATACTGGGAGACGTGTAGCCTTAACCTCAAGTCCTTCATCACCGCCATCATTTATTTCAATCAACTTTATGTTAGCTGTCTCAGTCAATTTATTAATAAGGTAATCTTCTGTAGTATCGTTAGAAGAAATTTTCAACTTAGTATGTCTTTCATCAAAAATACCCGAAGACTCATAAGGACCACATACAAATACACCACCAGACTCCGGATTTCCTTTCCATATATTTCCAAGCATATCAATATAAGCATTAGCCTGATTACCAGAAAAATATTTAATTAATTTTGTCCTATCATAATACATCAAAATCTTTGTGCCATCTACAACATTGGCACCATCATAATATTTAAGCTGAATTTCTTTAAGCCCTGGAGAAACATCTGCGAAAGTATCCCAATTAGTTGCTGTAACAAGATAAAACCCTGGAACATTCGTATATACTCCAGCCCAACCAATACCGTTTATAGCGACAGCATCTCCTACAGATGCATAATACCACCCATATTCACCTGCACCTATTACCTCTATACTTGCATTTCCTGAGCCCTTCATAGGCGCAAAGCCTATCACATTTGCTCTAGGGTTAGTATCATCAGCATAAGAATTTAACATGTTCTTACCGTGCCCATCTACCACTGTAGGACCACATATAAACTCACCTCTGGCCCATGTTGCTCCTTCTTTCCACATACATCCGGCCTTATCTACATATACTTTAGTACTGGATCCGGTCAAGGCAGCTGTCACCTTAGTCTCATCGTACCACATTCTAGTAGGCCTACCGGTAGTTCCGGGTAAACAAATCGTATAATAGCCAGTAGGTACATTCGCAAAACTTGTCCAATTAGTACCAGATGTACCTAACCAAAAATCTCCTTCTCCTCCTCCGTCTGCAGAAAGTGCTGGAATAGTCGATTTTAAACCGGCCCCTCCTCCTGCAGTCCATCTCCATCTACCCTGAAAACCACTATTATAAATAATAAAGTAGCAATCCCCTACGGTATCTAAAAAAGGAACAAGGCCGTGAGCTATTGATAAAGTACCATCCCCTTTAGCAAGGGCTGAAGTTCCAAACCCTGCAAGCTTAGCGACGTTAAATATCTCCGCAGAAAATTCGCTTGTGTTAACACCATCTTCTGTATCGTTTATAACTAAAGGGCTTCCTTTTAAACCAGTATAACTCAAAAGAACATCAAAAAGCTCCCTAAAGTATACAGGTATCTCGAAAGACTGATTAAGCCAATTTTTTAATCTATTTCTACCAGGCATTTAAGGCCTCCCTTTATAAATCAGTGTAAGAAACAGTAGCTGTCATAGCATCCGCAGTATCTACTTTAGCTGATAGTTTATTTCTACTTGCTGCAGCCGTATGTCCTTTTAACATAATCTTTTCGGAAGCATTAAGCTCATATGTCTTACCAGCTGCAATAGGTTCATCCTTAAGTATTGCATTATCATCATCTGCTGTAGCATTCCCAACCTCTTTTAGGTATATAGTAAGATTCACTGAACTACCACTATAGTTAAGAAAATACACAGTCAGTATCATAGCTTCTGAATCATCAGTATCAATTCGTTCGTATAGAGTAATCTCGCTTGTACTTACAAAATCAATATTTTTAATCATTTATCTACTCCTTAGCCAAAAATTATAGCAGCCTTTACTGCTTCCTCTTTAGTAAAATTGTATATTGCTTCATGAGTTGCACCTTTTATTGTTTCTGTAGGATCAATAGCACCTAGTTTTATTATATCTTGTAAATACGGTATAGCCTTCCACCGATCCTGAGAAGTATCTCCTCCTGTCCAATAATAAAATATCCCTAACCCTGCATTTTCATCTTCAACTTCTACTATCAAGCCGGTATCTATATCAACAAAACGCCAACCTTCTGCAGGATATAACCCCTCATCCCAATAAGCTAAAGCATAAGGGTGTCCTGCCCATTCATCTACCGGAGACCCACCAATCATATAACCCTCATTATGTGTAAAAGGTCCACCTCCTGCTTCATAAGGGCTATTAAATCCTTTATGGAGAACACTCTCCTGTAAATCAAAACCTGACATGTATAGTTTAAGGAACTGCTTTACAGCAAATTCATCCGGTACTTTATCAGTACTCCCAGGTGTAGTATCGTCGCCTATATCTGATACGAGTAAGGGGCCCTTAATCATTTTCCCTGTAGCTAGATCACCCTGCCACTTTACAACCCTGTTATCCCCCAGTCCAGTAAAATCTGTATCATTAGCATCCACTACACTAAAGCCATCGATATCTCTTAGTGTACGTGGTACAAGATCAAACTTGTCTAATGCAGTACGTACTATAAAACCGCTTCTATACTCTTTACGTCTCATTGATTACCTCCTACCCGTATACTCTCCCTGTGTAATTAAAATAACCTCAGCAAGCTCAAAATCAAGATTCCACCTAAAATGTGGTTTTTCATACTTAAATAAATCATACTTCTTTTTCATCTCATACCAAACTTCGTCATACTGTTTCTTAACAGCAATAAGGTCTTTTTTAATACGCTGGTATACATTATCAGAAACATCATCCATCTGAAATAACATCTTAATTGTTTCCAACTCGTAGTTAAGTCCCTTTAATCTGTCAACAAATTTCTTGTCTACTTTAACTTTTACATTACTACTTACTGTATCCATAAAACTCTCCTTTTTAGTATCCGTATTCAGGATCTTCAACCCATTCACACGGATAAAGAATAAACTCAGTATCCATATTATATTTTTGATAAACTGAATTCCAATAATAATAGTTAGCCCTTACCCTAGCTCTGTGCATGTTACAAATATGAGTTGTCCGTTTATTAATTATACCATAATAATCATAATTATAAGCGGAGCACCAAGCACATCCCTGTACAACTAAACATTCCCAACATCTTTTTGATGACTGACTTTTACGAGTTATTTTATCAATACCTTTTGTTACCTTATTACATGCCCAATCAATTTTATTATCAAAAACATTTCCTATTACAGGTGGCTTATATTTACTTAGAGCTGTTGGAAAATATCTAGCACATGGGTAGATACTACCATCAAAACCTATGCCTAACATCGCACCTGTACCTCCGCACCAATTACTATTCTCACGTTCATCCATTGGTTTTCCGATATTTTGTGTAAATAAATTAACATCCACTTTATTTTCCAAATCATTATTTAGTATATAATTAGCTAATTTTATTAATTCATCATAATATATTTCTGCATGTTTTATTTTCCATCCTTTTTCAAAAACAGGATTAGCGTGTATTGTTTTAATGCCTATACTTATTAGATGTTTTATAGCATCGTATAGCATATGTATATTGTCCACCGAAAAAGTAACCTTACTGGATAAACCTTTATTATATTTTAATTGTTCATCTACAGCTTTTCTTACATCGGCATAAGAACCATCACCATTTGGATAAATTCTACATTTATTATGCATCTCGGGAGAACCATCAAGAGTAATGCCAAAACTAATTATATGTGCATACCTTTTTAATAAACTTCTAGTTTTATCTGAAAAATATAACACCCCATTAGAAGACATGGAGAATCGAGTACTATACAATTTTTGTATATTCTTAACGTTTCTCTTTAAGCCTTCTTTATAGTAATTTTCTATAAAGTACTGTAACTTATCGCTCACCAGTAAAGGCTCCCCTCCTATAAAATCAAATATAAAGGAAGGCGTGTCACTAAAAAAAGGGTTTGTATACACCATACTAATTATTTTGTCTAAAATAGCATATGTTATATCTTTACCGCGCCTCTTATAAAAATAGCAGTAGGTACATCTTAAATTACATCTTTCAGTAACTTGAATAGATATAGACTTAGGCATACTTATTCCACCAAACATAGATGCATAGTCGTTAGACCAGTTACCTTTAGAAATAACCATAAAATCTTTATGTGTTTCCGTCATACCGCCGATCCATAACAGTAATTTGAACATTCATCTCCGCAAGTTGTTGTACACCAATTTAAACACGATGTAAAACATAAACCTCCACAATTAGTTTGACATATTGTACCACAATAAGCTACACAGGCAGCATAACAATTACCTGCACATGAAGAAGAACAACCACCGTCACACCAAGCACCACACCCTGAAGCACAAGCAGTCCCACAACCATTTGCACAAGCAGCGTAGCACTGTGCCCCACACGAAAGTTCACAATAGTCCTTACATCCAGTATAGCAAGAATGGGCACAAGTACTACCACAACCACCATCACAAACAACCCCACAACCAGCATCACAAAAACTACGACATCCCTCCGAACAATTAGCCGTACAATGAACATCACAGACACCACACTGAGTATCACAATTACCAACACACCCCCATTCACAAGAACCACCACAACTACTCTGACAAGCAGCCCCACACCCTATCGCACAAGACACACCACAACCTGAACATGCTGTTGAACAATTTGTAGTACAGGGTGTACTGCAGGCAGCAGCACACCCATCACCACAACCAACTATACATAAATCCTTACATATACCAAAACAACTATTTGAACAATTATTTTTACATAAACTAGAACAGTCTGAACTACACTCTGTTAAACTAGAAATCCTATCCGTCTCAGAAAGCATACCTTGAATATCATCATATTCAAATTTATTAGGAGGATCTACATCCCACCCATATAAAGCATCCACTGCCTTTAATTTTGTATTTATAGTACCTAGTGTCGTTCCTTCCTTAATATCATTTCCTATATTATACTGAGCCCCTAAATCAGGTATACTACCAAACCGCTGAGACATAGACTGACGCAATGCTTTGATCGCATCTGTTACATCAGAAGATTCAGCATCTTTATGACTATGTACAGGAATTAAATCAAAATAAACAGATGGTATTCTAATTACTGTTCCACCACTATGCTCCTGGTAACTACCTGTTCCAGGTAATGCCATATCTATCCAGGTAGATCCGTTATCAGATACCTGTGTTCGTTTACTATTAAAATTTCGTTTATCCCCGTAATAATGCCATACCTTTATATAAGCTACAAGATACAATCCTCCTAAATCAATCTGTATCTCCCCGTTCCCGCCTGATCCACCACTAATAGAGCCATACTGCGCTGTATCTAAATTTCCATCTGTAAGTCTGGCTAGGTTAGTTCCACTCCCACCATAAGCAGGACTAACAGAAACAGATGTACCCAGAGCAATATTGTTTCCATCCTCGTCATATACTTCTATCTCCACCCAATAATTACCACCACTTGCATTACTACCGTTAACACGATCTCTAATATACCTTATTTTACCGGCCATTTTATAATACCTTTACCCAATGTCTTCCGTTAACTTTAATCTTCTTTTTACTAGTACCCCATTTTTTTGCATATTCCTTTTTCTGGTATATAGCCGCTAGTCTACTACTAAATAATATCTCTTCATACCAACGGGCTTTAGTTAAACCACCCTTGCTATTATTAACTAAAACTGTTCCTGCTTTATAGCATTTATCTACATACGCTAATACACGACCAGCAATTGATAATGGTAATTTTCGTTCCGGAGAACTACCTACACCAAAACCAAATGTATCTGACGCAAGACCTATTACGCCTGCCTGACACCGCTTAGTACATAGCTTTGCGCCCTTGTCCGTAATATAGTAACACATACCAGATACCAGTTTATCATCAAGCTCCATAAAATCAACTACATCATTCCACTGTGCATTCCATACTTTTTCAGCAATAAATTCTCTGTTAACTACTGTTCCAGACCCCTCAGTTACTGCCACATCATCTCCTGCCGTACCCACAGTAGAAGGACTACCGCTAACATCAATTGCACATCTCTTAATTCCAGATGCCCCACTGGGATGTAGATGTCCATCAGCCTCAATTACTACTGCATTTCCTTGATCACGAATCTCACCGAGTTTAGCATATAACCGTCCGGTTCCTGAAGGAGAGGAATAACCTTCTGTATCAAGATCATTTTTAACATTTAAATTTCCCTGAATATCTGCATCTCCTGTAATATTAAAGTCTCCCAATATGTCAAGATCATCAATAATTAATTTCTTATTAAAAGCAATAAGTGAATCAATACAAACATGAAACGCTTCCTTACCTACAACACCAGACGTACAATCGAATACATATAACTCACCATTCTTAACTGCAGCAAAACCACCGCCCTGATCTGCATGACATCTATGTACATGCCCTCTAATTAACTGACCTCCATAAACACCTCCGCCCATACCACCTACTCCAACAAATTTCTCTGCTTCACAAAACTGAATATTAGATATCTGTATATTATAACACCGGTCTAACCAAAACGCCCCACCGTTTTTCGCTTTACAATTAACAACCCTACAGGATATCTCGCTATTACCTACTGCCTGTAACTGAGCAAAACCACCCCCCTCATTACCACCATCATTATCACCGGTCTTTAAAGAACCATGTCCTGTAAGTACCCCTCCTCTACCATCAAAAGTGAAGCCTTCCATTTTAAGATTATTTATAAGTACTGTAATCGTACTTCCTGCTGTTGCCTCTATAATAGCTCTGTCCACCGTAATACTATTTCCTATCACATCAATGTCTACTACAGTATAGTACCCATCATTTAATGCGTAATGAATCAAATCACCTTTCTTGAAATCACCTTCATCAATAACTATGTAAATTATGTTCTTATCTCCTGTCTCTAGGTGGCCTGTACTTGCCTCCTCTAGTTGTATCAAAGATTTAAATACTGCATCATCACTTCCCTTAACAAGCGTAACCTTACCTTGACCTAATATCTGTATATTATCTCCATCAAAATAAATCGAATAAGGCATCTTATAAGCATAACCGCCATCAAATACATCACCGCCTGACGCACCTGCGTCCTGTATGTCTATTGTTCCAAGAATAACTTTCATTGTAGCTGGCCACACTATCTTAGTTCCGTCCCAGTACCCGACAGCTTTTTCAGGCTCCCCTGCTTTACCTGCAATTTTTTCCCACTCATCCTGAGTATTTACAACCACTGTTGCAAACCCTGTACTAGCCCCTACACTAGTACCCTCTGTAACTTGAGAAGCATGTGTAGCATAATCGAACCCAACCCTTATATACGTTAAATTACTTTTTGTTCCCATTAGTTTAACATATAACTCTGACTGCCCGTCCCATTCCAATTTAGATATATCTAATAGTAGCGCTCCGTCTATAGAACTAAAAAAAGCACCCGCTATAACACCGGCAGCATTACCTCCTGTATTATCAAACGCATCATATGTATACCTTAAAACAGCTGTAGGGGGATCCTCTAGCGGATAAGCACCTACGTCATCAGGATGTACTGCTATATTAGAAAAATTACTATCACGAGACACAAACAAATTAAAATCTGATTGAAAATTATCTTCTAACCCAAAAGTTACACCTACATATTTTGTAGCATCATCCCCTATAATGTCCGGCTCCCCTGTCTCCCATAACGAGTATACTCCCACTACCCCTGTCTCTTGTAACGTAGTAGCAAACATTAATAAATCTAGAGCAGGCCCGAAGTAAGCCTTAAACACATCACCCTCTAAAGATGCAAAAAAGTCCGGTGCATTATTCTGTAAGTAATCAACAAATGCAGATATAAATGTTGTCGAATCAGATAACTCATCGATAAGATTCCCTAAAAAAGTTAGGTTGTTTTCTAATCCATCAAATTCTCCACCTGTGCTGCTATCTTCCTCAACTATCCTAGATAGAAAATCATCCTGATTATATATGGAATCAGCTAAATTAGTAATAAAAGAGTCGAGATCCGCAGCCAGTATATCAGCTACAGCTTGTTGAAAATCAGTATCCAAAGATACGCCTGTTATTAATTCAGCATTAACAGCAATAGCTCTCAGATATTCCTCTAAATACTTAAAGTTATTCCATAGATTACCGTGTGTTATAGCGCTATCATCTAATATAGGAATTAATTTACCGCTCATTATACCGCCCCTTTAAATTTATTCTTTAATAATTTCCTTTTATATATATCTTCAATCAGTAATGAACCTAAAGGTTTATCTAGTACTTTAAAAGTAGTTATACTCATAGTATACGTTGCTCCTGATAAATTATCCTCTAAACTAAGAATTTCACATAAGTCATAAGCTAACCCGGAATTAATCTCACGAATACTAACTGTGTCTCCTAATTGTAAATTAGGTAAACCAATAATACTTAAATTAGGTTTAATTATAGGATGAGCTTTTCTTTTTAGCAAATAGTTACCAGCCTTTAAAGCAGTTTCTCCGTCTTGTATATATTCATTCTGGAAAGACAACTCTGACTTACCATACTCTTTTATAGACTTCTCATCTCTTACTGAAGCCATATCTATAGTCTGTGCTACTACGGGAAGCCCTCTTAATTCAATTTTATTTATCCATACTCCAAGTTGTGATGGATCTTCAGTTGAGCTATATAAAGAATCTACAGGGTCATTAGTAGGATTCTCGATTCTTAAAAAACTTACACCGTGTAGTACAGCATCGTTCGGCCATATCATATTTAAATGAAAACCGCTTATACCTACAGATGTTGTGTATAATACACCGGTAGGATCATACGATTCTAATGTTCTATCACTACCTTGTATTAAAAGATTTGTAATACTTCCATCAGAGTCTCTATACGTTTTATCAATATCCGACCTTACAACATTTATTCTATCCGGATATACTAGTTGTAAAAATTTATCAACATGATCACCTGGATTCGTTAACTCAAGCGCCCATACCTCATCTCCAGCAATAGGATAAAGAACTTCAACAATATCAAAATCACCAGCTTCATAAGTTAAAGGCTCACGAACTGTACCTGCGTATATAATAAGATTTCTCTTCTCTAATTCGCCTCTCGTATAACTTCTGCTAGTTCTCGTAAGGCTCGCTGTTCCAAATATAGCTACAGCAGCACTACCTCCACTTATTACTGTAGAATCACTACGTGTAGTACTTTTTAACTGAACTAAAACATGAGGCGTTGTAGTATGCCTGCTTATAAAAACACTAGCCGGAAACCCTAGAAATGCTTCATTGATAGCAACAACAATGTCTGTAGCAGTCACTTTCGTATTATCTTCAGCATGTGACGCACAACTAACCGTTACAGCACCGCTGCCTCCTATATTCAAAATAACTGTATCTCCTCCACTTAAGTCTATACCGTCTGTTAAATCCACATCTACAGCATCTCCGCTTATCTCAAAATCATCTTCATAACGTATTGGATAAACAGCAGGTAACGTAGTTGTACTTACATCCCACGGTGTAAAAATCCTATAATATTTTTCAGTAATGTCTATAGTGTGACTTGTGCCATATCCTGCATGCAGCCCAAATAAAGTGTCACTTAATTTATGATCAGGAAAATCACTATTCAACGCATCTCCTGAATCTTTAAAATAACCATTTTCATCTAAGTATCCTATATTCTCAACAAACTGAGCATTAAACTTAATGTTATTAATCTGACCCCCATTATCAACAGGGTCTTTAAATGTTACATCATACTCTAAGTAATGACCCTTATATAAGTAATTCGGAGCTGAAGATTTCCAAACTCTCTCAAGACGAGCCCATAACCATTCTTTTAGAGTACCAGACCATAAGCTCGGAGGAACATTACCGCTTACAGGATCACCAGTTTCTATATCAACATCTCTGTAAGGTACTGTCTCCATCTTATTACTTTTTACTATTATTTCATTTTTAATACTATTATCATCCCAGCCATAGGATAAATCAGTTATGTTCTTATCGTACTCTAATATATAGTCGGCTATTGGATCTAAACCAGTGATTGAATACCTACTGGTAAAACCAGCATTTTCTGTCCCTAGGTATAGTACACCATTTAGCTTATCAACTACAGAAACTTTAAATCTTTTTTCAGAACTTATCTTCTTCACCTCTACCAAGCCACCCTCTTTCTTAACATCAATAAGTACTTTGTCTATATAACCGGATAATGTTCCATCTCCTCCAAATTGATCATCCAGGTCACTAACCGAAGTAAAAATCTCAAGTATAACACCAGGTATCAAATCGGAATAAACACTCTCAACCCTAAACCGGCTCTCAGTAGTATTATAACAAGTATCTGCATCGCTTAAGGGTGCAGCATTATTAAACGTACCAAATAAATTAGTGGACTCTAAGTATCTATCTCCATTTTCATCTGTCTGTATACCTGCCCCTCCAAAATCAAATATCTCATCGATAGGAGATCCTAGTTCATTTGTCCCGTATATATGTACTGTACCGGCATTACAATCACTATTAATTGTAATACGTATTTTACATGGCTTATAAGGATCATGTGATACCGTAAAGTCTCTCCAGATAGGCGTACCTCCGATTTGAGAAGATAAATCATAACTTAAAAAAGTCCCATAATAACGATATACTCTCTTACCTGCGCCAGCTGTAACTACAGAACCTGAGGAAGGTGCTTCCAGTAGAAAAGCGTTCTCACCGTCAAAGTTAAAATTAGTCCCTATACTTTCTCCGTCAATATAAACATATTGTAAATCAAAAGGCCTATTAGCAAGAGGTACACTAAATTCTGTAATAACCCCGTCGCCTGTACCTAACGTAATTATTTCCTGTGTCACAGCACATCTCTCTTTATCCTCAGATGTACGCATAAAATCTGTCCATGCATATATCTCACTTGTAGTAGATTTATAACCACCATACTTTTGAAAATAGTAATAATACTCTTTTTCTATAACAGTATTAATATCCACAGCATTGTCGGGATAAATATTACTGAAAGGCTTACCCGCTAAATTATCAAACTCAACAACAATATTAGTTAAACTCCATCTATACAATTTAGCTATCTGATTAATATCATCAGTAAAACCACCAGCTATATCAAGATGTTTATATACAGGGTTATAGACAGCATCATACAATCTAACGCGAGGATCCCCTAAGTCTAATGTTTCAACACCGTAAATTATCTCGCTTCCTTCTGTTTCCTTACCTGTATACCCGTAAGGTTTATCTACTTTAAACCAATGCAACTTATAAGTATACTCTGTCTTACTATACGTAGTATATGGATATGCCTGTGCCTCTTTAAAACATTCACACAGTACAACAACTATGCTGTGGTTAGGCATTGCCTCAACCGCAATCACTTTATGTATCTCTCCAGTCTGTGATGTATCCAGCATACTACTGTTAGGTATGGTAAACATATTTACTTGTGCATACGGATAAGCACCAGGAATACTTGTAGCAAAATCAAAACTAGTTGATTTAACAACAAGAGAAGCAGGTCCCCAGTAACTATCTGCTGTATCTAAATAAAATAAATGTCCATGGTAATCACTTCCAGACTCTTCATATACTGTTATTATTCTATTAAAGAAAACCTCGTTTGTTTTATCTACCTTGTATACATGTTCTACTTCAGCAGTTTTTCCATTTACAGTTATAGTATCCTCTTCCTCAAATTCTCCTGTAATGTCATAAATATAAAGTCTATGTAAATCGTAAATGTCACCATCAGGTAATATATGTTTAAAAACAACTGCTTCTCCGTTATTACCTGTCACAACATCCCCGTCACTTGCACTAAAACCTGTCTGTGCGCTTACTAAAGATAGCATATACCCAGGGACACCGTTATAGGTTAAATTTTTATAAACTCTGTAATCCTCATATAGGTTTGTATCAAGTACCTTTCTAATAGGTATCTTAGCAGTGTATACTATTCGATAATAATCACCTAAAGCCTCAAATGACCCTCTATAATTTATTATTATTTCGTCATTAGTGTCGCCAAACCTCCAGCTTGAAGGACTTTGCGCGTAGCCAGACTTAAATCCGTTTCCACTCCAAGGTACTCTGTAACCTCCTTCCTCACCATTACCTTCTGTAACAGTCTCACCCTCTGGAACAAAGAAAAACTGATTACCGTTAAATGTATCATCGTACTGTAATTTAGTTAAAGAACCATCACTAACTGACACCTTAAAGACTTCTGTATCAAATTTACCAGAAGACTCTTTTTCTAAATTCAGTTTTGAATTTTTATATAGAATGCCTGTTGCAGTGTTATACTCATACGGATCTAATTGAGAATCCGTATGATCTTCAAAATCAACAGCTTGAAACTCTTCTGTTATATTCTCTGTATCTCTAACAGAATATTTATAGTAAGATAACCTATCAGAAAGAATAATACCAAATACACCTGCATAATAAATTAAATCTGCTATAGTACGTTTCGGAAGTTCTATGATATCTATGTCTACATCAGCAACTAAAACAGTATCAAAAGAAGTCTCAAGTGTAATTACAAGGCTAGTATGCGTCTTTATCTGACGCATATTACCAGACTCTACCCCACTTTTAATCAGCACGTAATCACCTTTATACGTGTCCACTACCCCTAAGTTGTCCTTAACTGTAATGAGATTCGCAGTAGCCGTATCGACTTCTGTATTTTTACTTACATACCCACCTATCAAATCCTTATAAATTTTATTATAAACACTTAGGTTAGTAAATTTAATGTTAATATCAATAGTTTGTATGTTAGCTATCTCTTCAAATCCTATCTCTGTTAAAGAGCCCAGTAATCTATACAAAGTATTTTCACTAGTAAACCATATATTATGCCTTTCCCTGCCTGATTGAAAATCATCATTGTATACATACGTCATACCAAAAACACCTTCGGTTATTAACTGGAGCTCACTGTTTAAGTAACTGTACAAAACATTTGCCTGTTTATACATAACACTAAAAACAACCTGTTTAAAATAATCATTATGTATAATATTTAAATAATCTGCACCGTCTGTGTATATACCAGGTGCCGGAATACTATACTTAGGGCTAAACTTATCAATAACTTTTAACTTACCATTCTCTGTTGCAAATACATCTGCTAAAGCACCTGTAGCCAAGGCCTGAATTGCCTCCCATGCATGTTTACCTTTAAAAGTAACATATGATATTTCAGGGTTAACAACTAAATCAAACAGGTCTAAATCCTCTAATGGAAAATCAGAATCTAAAGCAAGTATTTTAACTAAAAAAGCTAATGTCTGATTTGTCCAAGACCTAAAACCGGCATCACCTTTTTTGATTTTCTTTTTTATTAATAATTTAATTCTATCTTTACCTCGTGTAGTAAAACTTCTACCTCCGGCCTGTACGTTAAATCCGCCTATAAATCCATCAAGACGGGGGATAAGCTCTTCACTAAAACCGGTATATATTTTAACCCCTATATTCGGTCTTAAATAACCAAAGTAAGGACTGTCTACATTCTCTTTACTAAAACTACCATCACTGTTATCCCATGTTATATTCATATCAGCAGCAGAATAACCCTCCAACGCTTCTGACTTACTCCTACTAACCCTAATACTCTTTATTCTGTTAAAACCATAGACATGCTGGTAGTGACTAGTAAAATTAGTATGTGCCTTTACTTTATATTTAATCTTTAAACCGTATATTATAGGCTGCGTAGTCGGCGTAGGGGGTATAAGCTTTACTCTAATCTGTAAATACATCCCTAATTGTTCACCAGATATAATTTGATCCTTAATAGCTAAACTCCATCTTGACCAAGTTGGCTCAGTATCACTATTACTTGTTCTTACATAAACTTCAACATTTGAACCTTCCCATGTTATTTCATCCCATGCTAAAAAATCAGGCCCACCGTATAATAGCGGAGCAGAAGTATAATCTGTACCACTAAAAACAGTAGCTTCCTGAAAATCACCGGCATCATCTTTTTTTGTAGTTAAGGCTGGCCTTAAAATAAATGTATCACCCTCTTCAAAATCACGACTACCGCTTTCTACTGTAAAAGATATAAGTCCGTTATTATAACTTATATCAGAAAAAGCATCTTCCTGTAATCCATTAGTTTCACCTTTAACTAAAAACCTAGCTGTCTGTACCCCATCAATCTCCTCAGAAGTTATACATATTAATGTCCAGATATCAGATTGAGCAGATAGTGTATAAGCAACATTGGCAACTGTCCCACTACCAATATTGTCCTGAAGAGCAGTAACACCAAAAGAATTAAACGCACTAGCGCCTATTCTTGAATTACTATCTATGTCATTAACGCCAAGTATATTGATAACACTTGCAGATACACCCGCATAAGGAACAATATCAAATGAATTTTCTAAAGTTATAACCTCTGTTGTATGAGATTCAATTTTTCTTAGCTGCCCTTCTGCCCCTCCTTCTCTAATTAATAAATATTTTCCTATATACATATTACTACCACTCATACTATCATTTAGCGTTAGTGTGTCGGTAGTTGCACTCGAAACAGAACTATTAAATAAATAAATAACTTCCCTAAACTGAACCCAAGCGTCATAGGAATCTATATTATATTCCCATCTATTTCTCATCCAATCCAATTCAACAAAAAACTTAATATCTTGTGCTTTACTTTCTAGTTCACGTTTTGTAGCTAACTGTAGTGGGTACGCCAATTAAACCTCCTGAACGTCCATAGAGTATGACCAACTTGTAGTCATACCTTCCTGCTCGCCTAATGTAGTTCTTCTTCTCTGTGCTTTTAAACTACCTGGTACTATTACTATCCTTTTTAACTCAAGCATATCATCAACAATACCAAGCGGCTCTTTTGTAGCCTCAAATTCTTTAAGTTTGCTATACATAGTAGCACTTATTTTATTTCCGGATAAGTTCCATCTCGATTTACTGCTTCCGAAATACTGTTTAATATGAGATCCATCTAGCAATGCTACTAACCCAGCCTTTGACCCCGTAGTATCAGATAACTGTTCCGGATTAATCTCAAACTCATATACGTGTAACTCGTTATTAGGTACAAAATCAAGAAAATAATTACTTAAAAAAACCTTTACTTCAGAATAATTTATAGATTCTAAATGACTATGAGCCCTTATAAAGTTAAGATATTTTTCCGGTGTATCTACTTCATTAGACTTAACAACATCAAAGGTATACATAGCTTTTAAAGATTCTCCGCTATTTAAACCGGTCATGTAGTCTATGTTACCCGTAACAGTATCCACTAAATAATCATATGTTTCAGTTAGTTCAACCTCACTGCCTGTAACAGCTACTAAAAATAATTTAAAGGTATCTATATTGCCAAACATGGTTCTAAAATAACGATCAGAAGCACTATTTCGAGAAACTAAATCATATTTTATTGGTAAATACACATCTGCGCCCGCTATCTCAGATATATCAGCAATAGCAACCTTACCTATACCTCCTATAGTGTACGCATCTGATCTCAAAAAGCTACTCGGTAACCCACTGTATATAAATGAAGTGCCTATTCTTAAATCAAAATGAGATAAAACGTAATGCCTTCTCTCTGCAACATCATACACATTATACTGGGGAACATACATCTTACCTATATTATCATGCTTGATATCCTTAGCAGTTATAGGGGTGCCTCTTAAAAGTGTATTCTGAACATCTGTTACATCAGCATTAACATAGTAAGGTACAAGCGTTATATTGTATAAATCATCTGCTGTTAAACTAGCAGATAACGTAGGATCAGTACTGTGTATATCTACTGTCATATAATTACCAACTGAAGATCCCATTAAAATAACTCTCAGGTATCTTAAACTAATAGCATCAAATTTTATTACATAACTTTCACCGGATACTATCGCTGGCAAATTACCACTCGCTAATACTTTATATTGTATATTACCAAATGTATCGGGTATACCTGCTTGTACAATATACTCTGTGGCACCTATCGGTAAATTTATATCAGAAGCTACAAGCTCTACGTTATTAATCTCCTGTAACAATCCAACGTTACCTGCAGGACTAACATCGATAGATACATAAGAACTTATCCTGCCCTTTGCACTCGACCAAGCAGTATAATCTTTTTTATCCCGTAGCATGTCAGTATGATGAAAATAAACATAAGAAATTAATACTGTATCCCCGTCCTCCCACTCAAACGCAGGGTATGCAGGAAAAGAGTTTATAACAATTTCATTACTCATTAAAATATTAGCAGGATAAACTGCTAATCTATCTTTACTAGCAGAATCGTAATCCTCAAGTGTGTAATCATCTATATAAGTTTTAATAACTCCGGATTTACTGATAATAAAAATGACTGGGCAGTCAAGTGGATACATCGTAGCATCCCCAAGAATAATAGGGCCAAACTCAGTATGTACTGTTAAATTAGTCGGTTCTGAATTTAAAACATTGTACACATATAAAGGTTCCGAATTTATATAATTACGGAAGTCATCTATTAAATCTAAATTGTTAGGGTAATCCGGACTATTATTCTGATCTTTATATAAAAGTTCAAAGTTATTTTCTTCTTCACTTTTTACATCCACATCCCCATACACAGGAGAATGATCAACGCTGTCTACTTCTAACAAATGCTTATACTCAGTTCCGTCTATATCTTTTTCCAGACCTTTCCCAAAAGCCGCATACGGACCAATTCTCCATCTGTTGATTCCTGTCGTCTGCCATCCATAAGGTAATATTATATTAGCCATTTATAGTTCCTTAATCTGTTGAGTATCTAAAACCTTCTTCAATTAAAGCGTCTTTAACCATTAATGCAAGACTACGTTGTCTATCGGCATCTAACTGAGAAGGATCAATAAAGTCAGCATCAATACGAATATCTATATTATTAGTTATAGGTCTTACAGTAGCATAAGTAGCAACCTCTTTAGGTCCTCGATCAATCTTCTGACCATATAACTTCTCAAACTCTTCTAATGTCTGAGCTATTTGAAACTGACCTTCACCTACTCCCTGTAATGCCACCCATTCAGCTTCTGATATTCGTGAAATATCACCAGTCTCTGTAGTAAATACTCCTCCAGTTGCCCTGTTAATAGACTGCTGCATATTACGTAGAAACTCCATGTTACGTTGAATAAATTCCTTTTCTAACCCTGGTTTCCCAAACTCTTTTTGATAAGCATCTATCTGTCTATTCAATAAGTCATTTGACTCTTGACCTAAATTAATCAACTCCGATTCTTTTTGAGATATATCAAGGTTTGTTTTAGCTATATCTGAATTAAGGGAAAACAAACGTCCTTGTAAACGTAATTGCTCATCCTGAGATAAATTACCACTTTGAATTGCCTCCTCCAAAATAGCCAAATCCTCAGCAATCAATGCTTCTCCGTAAGTAGCACTACCAAAAGTAGTTGCAGATGTTAGTCTTCCCATTGCAGCAGCAACTGCAGGACCCTGCCCTACGACTGCAGTTCCTACCTCTGAAGCTAAAGAGTGCATACCTGCTACATTAGCTAACTGCATATCTTTTATTGCTTGAATCTGATCAGACATAAGTTTTAGCTGTTCTCCGTAAAACTCTTTTGCTGCACCTGAAACTTCTAACTGACCTCGGCCTGTTTCAGTAAATAACTGCAAACTTTCTTTTGGTGCGTTACCAAAAACATCAAAAATCCCAGCAAGATCACTTCCTAGTCCAGATATAGATGTAGCAAATACATCTTTAGCTATATACTCTGCTGTTGTACTAAACTTATCTATAGCTTCTCCTATTCCCTGTTTTATTAAATCATTATCTGCCGCCCACTGTGATAAAGTATCACTCATTGCCTGCAAATAATCCTGATGAGTAAACATGATAGAATCAAAGCCAGTAACAGTTACATTGGCAAGCATATCTAATTCTTTTCTTTGCAACTCTACACTCTTCTGAGCTTCACCTTGTAAGAAGTTTCTATATTCCTGATATATTTCTCGTAAACTCATACCGGCCAACTGCTGAGCAACTTCTTGAGATACACCTAACAACGTAGAAACCTGCTCAGCAGATAAAGCTAACATATCTCCGGTAGAAGAAACTAGCTTATCGCTTGATTTCGCAAAATTATCAGCCTGACCTTTTATTATTTTATTATACTGATTTAAACCTTCCTGTGTTGAACTTGTTAATATCTTAGATGCACGATTAACATCACCCTCAGGTAATAGAGATAAACCGCCTGCAACACCAACCCCGGAAAAAAGACCTCCAATATCTTGACCTGCCTGACCAAAAGCATCAGCCAACATATCAAACTCACTAGCAAGACCTCCCATACTCTGAAACATACTACCTACCATACCCCACGCCTCTCTAGAAGCAACACCAGTAGTCATTAAATCATTAATAGTCTTAGCGTATTCGTCCATCTTAGAAATTGCTTCTTGTGTCTTTTTTTCAACTTCCTTCTTAAGGTCTGCTATCTTTTTATCTAAAGCCGCTGCCTCTGATGCAGAAGCCGCAGCATTCTTTTGAGCGTCCAATATAGCCTTATTTCTTTCAGCAACCTTAATAGGATCATCTTCTTTACCCTTCCATTTCCAAAATAAAAAACTTTTATCCTCTTTAACATCCTGTTTAGCCTCAACACCAGCCTGTTCTGTATATAAATCTCGCATTGCATTAGAGGCATCTCTTTGAGCCCCTATAAGTTCGGAATCAGCCATCATAGCACCTATCTCAGCCATTGTAGGTCCTAACAGCGCATCAAAGTTTAACTTCTTACCACCACCTTCACCCATATCTTTAAAAACTTCTACTACCTTGTAGCCTTCAACAACCATACCCATCATCGCACGTCCGGCTTCTTTTACATTACCACCCGCTGCAGTCATAACACCGCCAAATAGGTTTAAAGTAGCTGATGTCTTTATTGCCTGTGAATCCAGTAAATCAAAAGACTCACTCATCTGATCTGTTATATCGATCAATAAATCGTAAAGTCCTGTCTCCTCTCCTTCCTCACTTACAAAAGAAGCTTCTCCTCCTGTAGCCGCTGCCTTCTTAAATCCCTCAGCACTAAACTGTGCCGCAGAAGATGCTTCATTTATCTGTACACTCAAATCCTCATAATCAGATTTTATTTTATCATAGTCTATATCGACAGTACCAAACTGAGTTATATTACCAGCCGCATCTTTAACATTATCTGTCGTTTTTATGTACTCCTTTCCAAAAGTACTAATAAGTAATTTTCCATCTTCAAGTCCTCTACCAAAGGAAGTTATAGCTTCCCCAATTTTACCTTTCATATCGTCAAAAACTACACTCATACTCTCCGTAGCTAAAGCTGTTACCGAGCTTAAACTATCTAAAGCAGAACCAAATAACTTAGCAGAGTTAATAGCTGACTCAATTTCCCTTTTCTGTTTTTCTTCTTCTGTTTCCTTTGGAGCAAATAATTCCCCTAACCAAGAACCTACTACAGATCCTAGTATATCACCAGCTACATCACCAATTGCAGCACCTATCTTAGCTCCTGCAGGACCACCTAATGCAGCCCCTAGAGCTGCACCCGCAGTAGTACCTAGCTGCTTACCTACAACCGCACCAACCGCACCTCCTCCAGAAACAGATTCTTGCACTTCTGGCCTATCTGCAGCAGTCTTCATCTGAAAGTCTTCTAATCCGGCTTCTTTCATTCGGGTACCTGTTGTCTTACCTGTCCCTTGAAGTGTTATTCCGCCGATTGTTAAACTTATATCTTCTGCTAATGTTTTAAAATCCTTCATCATTTGCTGACCTATACCAACCTCCAGCGTTGCAATAACCGTTCCCATAGCTTTTCCAAAAGCATCACTTTTTTTCGCAGCTTCTAACTGTTTTTCACTAGCTTTCTGAGTCGCTGTTTCAGCTTCTTTTTTAGCCTTAGCATTCACAAGTTCAGCCTCTGCTGTTTTGTAAGCTTTATCGCTAACCCCTATCATTTGAATTTGTAAAGCATTCAGGGCATCTACAGTGTCGGGGTCTCTTAAATTAGACAAGGCATTTGCATAGTCCTCTGTACTTAGCATTACTGTCTTTACCATGTCTTCTGCTGATAGGCTTATGTCTTTTCGCTCCCCTTCTGCCTTTCCTAAATGCATTTTTATTCCGGAGGCTTTTTGAATACCTATTGTTTCTGTTATTTCAGTAGCTCTTCTTGTTACTTGTTTCTTTTCCTCTTTCTTTACAGCTTTCCCTGCTAATTCTTCTCTAACTTGCTTTTCACGCTTACCCATTTCTACCCCTAACTTTTCTCTAGCCATAGCTAACACTTCAGCACTTCCGCTCATACCGGCTACTATTGCCTGAAAACCACCCACAAGCACAGGCTCAGCCTTCTTAGCAACAAATTCAGTCGCATGCAATAAACCTAATCCAACTTGATTAATAGCTTTCTCCCAATCAGCTTTTGCTAATGCCTCCTTCGCCTCTTTAGAAGCTGTTTTAAGATCGCCTGTTTCTTGTTTAAGTTTTGTATAAGCGTCTGTTAACTCCTTAACTTTGTCTTCCTGTTTACTTAGAATAGTATTAAATCCTTTTATAACATCTGTAGCTTTAACCATACCTATCTCTAGAGAAGCTCCTCCTCCACCTACACTGCCTTTAGAAACCATACTGTCTGTATCTATGCGTATAGCACTACTCCTACTATCCTCAGGAGAAGCAGAAACAGCAGCTCTTTTTTTATAACCCTTACTTACTACCTCCATGTTCCTGCCTACATCTTCCATGCTCCTGTTAGTACTCCGTTGAGCTTCCAAATTCTGTCTAAAAACCTTATCTGATACTTCCATGTTCAATGCAGCTGCTTTAAAACCTATCACTAACTTAGCAAAAGATTTATCTAATTCACTTTTAACTTCAGTAACCCCCCCTATACTACCTCCGCCCTGCATACGTACACCGGAAGAAAACCCGTCATAAACCGGTAACTTATTTACAATATTATACGGCACTCCCCCTGCAAGATGAGCCGGTACAACTATCTCACCTGGATGTAATGTTGCAGCTACTTCACCCGCAGCGGCAACAGCATGGCCTAACTGTCCACCTTCAGATAAACGTAAACCAGAAGCACGACCAGCAGCTATATCAAGTGCAGTTGGTTGCCCTTGCTGTGCCCTAGCACCTAAATATATTTCTTTTAAACTCATATGATCTTTTATAAATTTAATAAATCCCTTCCATCCCGTAGAAAGACCTTTACCCATAATCCCTAAACCCCTATATACATCTTTCCAAAAATTAAGGTCAGTTTTCGTATCTGCTGTTTTATACTTACCTCCGAAACCACGCATTATCGCGTCCCTCATCTCTAACTGATCTTTAGTTAACTGATTATTCATTTCAGGAAGAGTTATCTCTTTCTTAAGAGCAGAACTTATTAAACCCATAAACCCTGTAACACCTTTTCCGCCCAACTTCCAAGCTGCAGAAGCTATCTTTGCCATTACTTTCCAACGATTCTCAGCTTGTTTCTCTTTTTCCTCCTGTGTAAATCTTCCTCTTACTGCTGCTCTGGGTAAGGGTAACTGTCCACCTTCAACCATTCTAATACCTGAAGCAAATTGTTTACTAGTAATTGGTATCTTAGGAAAATATCTCTTAAATTTTTCTATCCCTAAGTAATCAACTACAGCTTCTTTATTAAGTGACTTCATCATTTCTTTTGCGAAACTTACTTCAGACCTAACTGCACCCCATTTTTTTAGCCTTTCAAATAATTTATAAAAATAAGATTTCTCCTTTATCAAAGATTCCATACCTAAACGAACATTATGGTTATCCAGGGGTATCTCACTCAGTATAGATTTCAATTCTTTTTTACTTGAAGAACTTCGTGCCAACAACTCTACATCCTCTAAATTCATATCCCGCGGATCAAGAGCCTTACCTAATTCCGGCTTTTCCTTAATCAGACCTGCTACATCCCCGGGTTTATTATATTCAATAAATGTCTTTATCCTCTCTATAAAACCATACGTAAGCCACTTACTATCTTGTTCAATATCTTTGTATTTAAACCTTATGCCTGTAAAAATATCAAGCGCCTTCTTATACTCCTGTGATCTGTAGAGAAGATTAGCCTCCTTTATTTTTTCTTCTATCTCGGGGTGTTTAGCTATATCTTTTTCTCTTTCTAATTTTATAGAAGGATCACTAAAGGCATTTTGACTTAGTAATCTATTAAGGTTTAAATTAACATCCCGATCATTAGGCCTTACCTTTAGTATACCTCTATACGCAGATACAGCTTCCAGAAAAAGACCTTTATTAAATAAACTATCAGCAACCTGTTTTGCTTTTTTAAGATTTTCTTCTTCGGTTAATACACCACCCTCAGCCATACGTATCCCTGAAGAAAATCCATCATAAACAGGTAATTGATTAGTTATGTAAGAGGGTACCCCTCCTGCTAACCGAGCTGGTACAACTATTTCTCCTGGATGAAGTTCAGCTAAAACACTACCTTCCTTAGCTACAGCGTGACCTAACTGACCTCCAGACCTTCCATCCACTACTCCCTGAGCAGCAGTTAGTACAACCCCACTTGCCTTTTTAAGGGGTACAGGTGCACTTACCACACCCCCCTTACCCAGTAATATATTGTTAATAACCTTACTCATGCTATTAAGTGCTTGTATAGTGTCGTTCTCATTTAAAATACCTAATGCCTTTTTTAGATCACCTAAAAAAACTTCCTCGAATACACCTTTCTCGCTTCTAATATTTTCTTCTAATCTTTTAATCTCTGCTACTATAAACTTTATTTCCGCACTTGCATCTACTTGTATATCTTTGATAGGTACAGTTCCAGCAAATAAGTTCTTCCAGTCATCAAGAACAGGCTGTATAAAATTTCTTGATGCATCTCTTCTTAATTGTTTAAAACTATCTGTTATAGACTTCAAAAGTGTTTGTTCTTCATCAGGGGCATGTAGCGCATCCACCCATGCATCGCCTAGTCTATCTACCTGGTTATAAATAACATCCTGCTGTCTCTGTAAAGCTAACAGTTCTGAGTAGTAAGACTCTAGCTGACTTATAGAGCTTTTTATAAGTGGCGGAACTTTATCCCAACCCCACTCTCCGGAACGTAATGAAGATTCAATCAGTTTATCAATTGTTGTTTTAAAATAATCAGCAGTTTTACTTACAGAATCTAAACTAGACTGATATACCTTTGTTTGAGCATCTAATAAATTTAAACTTTTATTTAAATCTGAATACGAAGATCTCATACTTTCAAACCCTACTAATCTTTCCCTCCAGTTCTCTACATCTTTTACCGTTTCCACTATTATTTTTTGTCTCTCTTGCACTTTAATAAAATCTTCTGTTTGTTCCGTGTATTCCCTTAACTTTTCAGTGTTACTTATATACTCCTTTTTTAATGCGGTAAGCACTTCTTCTGTAGCAGAAATAACAGGAGTCAATTCACCTATTCTATTTACCAAACCTATATCTGTGTACAGGTCAGCAACTGTTACAAAATCAGATAAAGACTTATTCATTTTAATCCAACTAATCTGCTGCTGAATAACAGCATAAGCTGCCCGTATACCTGTTAAGCCTAAAGCCTGTAAATTTTTATCAGATACTTTAATCTGTTTATCTGTATAACCAAGTACCCTAAATAACTCATTAAATTCTTTCGACGTATCCTCAAAATAACTTTTCATTGCTGTAGATCCTGCTACTAGTTGAGTTTTTAACCTAGTGTAGCGTATCTCATTCTGTTTTATTTGTTCATCTAATTCGTTAACACTAGCAGGATCAAAAAATATAACCTTTGCCCCTGCAGGTGGTCCTTTTTTTAAATAATCCCGCCTCTTACGTAACTCATCTGTTTCATTTCCTAACTTTATTAATGCTTTTCCCATTGCTTCCGCTTCAGCCACTGTCTTTTTATCAAAAGCCTCCTTAACCATTTTACCCCACGTTTTAACTTCTGGGAACTTTATTGCTGTTTTAGCTAAAGCTATACCTAATTTCTTTATTTGACTCGCCAATGCTGTCATGCCAGCGTAACCGGTTTCTTCAAATTCTTCAGTAGCTAAGGCATCCCTTATTGCATTAATAGACTGCTTTATCGCCTGGATATTAAAACCTGTAAAAGCCTCTACAAACTTTCTACCTAAAATCTCCTTTAAAGCTTTAGCCCACCCTCTTACTTCTGCTTCAGTAGATTTTGAAAATATATTTAACATCTTACGTATACCACCAAGATGCCCACCCATCTTTTCTGAAAATTCAGCAAAAGACACACCTACTCCAGAAGTCAATTCTTTACTATAGCTTACTAGAGTAGTTACATACTCCTTCATGTCCTTTATAGCCTCGTCTCTTCTTTTTTCATAATATTTAGCTATATTTAAAGACTCACTTAACAAACTAACTATTTCCAGTCTAGACTTTTTACCTGACTCTGTTAAAGACTTAGAGTAGTCACTCGCTGCATCTCCCATACCCTTCTGTATAGCTGTAATAGTCGAAAGCATTTTTGTTGATTGTTGTTGTATAAGTCTTAAATCCTCAGGGGCTAAACCAAGGCTTTTAACCATATCCATAAAAGCTACATCAGGCCTCATGCCCTCTTCCATTTGTTTTGTTATGTTGTCTAACATTTCTCCCGTTGTATTCCCTGCGGCCTTAGAAAAAGCTTTTATTGTTTCTGTAAAAACTGCAATACTCTCTGTACTTCCGTCCCTGGCCCTGCTTAAATATTCATCCCATATCTGACTAGCTGCGTTTATAGCTACTCCTCCTAAATTAGCTGTCCTTAATGCTTCGCCTATATTCTGTTGAGTTAAACCTAGTATAGCAGTCATCGTATCAGTACCACCTCGTCCTCTACTAGCTTTCTCAAATGCTTTTTGACCTGATCTTATTAACTGATTAGCTACTTTATCTATCTTCATTGTACCTGCTAATAGTCTATAAAAATTAGTACCTCCTAAAACCGTTAAACCACGCTGAAGCCCCTTTACTGTACCTAAAGCAAGTTTTCCTCCTGCTTCTTCTCCTACCCTCTCATGTAATTCTCTTGTAAAAGCGGATTTAAATAATTCAGCCGCACCTACTGCCTGCTTAGCGGCCTGTGCTTCATCTAATTTAAATTCCATTTTCATCAGTTGCACTGCTTCTAACTCTTTTTTCAAACGCGGTAAAACACTTTTACTAATATCTACTGAAACTCCTGATGCAAGTCTTGCTCCATGTTCTTTTATTAAACTATCTAGAGATTTACTAACTGCATCTAAATCAGTTTTTTTAGGAATAAATGGTAAAGCCTTACCTAAAACCTTAGCAGTTCTTCTTTTTTTCTCTAATTCTCCATATAGCGTATTTAGCTGTTTAAAATAATTTATGTCACTTTCTGAAATAGTACCGAATAGCCCGGGAAACTGCTCTTTCTTCATCGTATTTATTTTTTTTCTCATATTATCTATTTCAGCATTAATTACAGCCCCTGTATCTATAGGGATTTTATTTATTATACTTTCTACGTCTTTTGATGTAAGGGCTGAAGTGTCCCTAAACTTTTTATATATTTCATCTATGGCTTTATCAAAAACACGTGTATCAATTGTTTCAAAAGTTAATACACCTTTATATTTAGCCTTATCAGCTATATCCCTAATTGCACCTAAAATCTTTTCTTTATTCTTCTCTACCTGGTCTTCATCGATTAAAACTTTATCTATATCTTTAAAAACACCCCTGTACATTTCCTGCGCTTCTCTCGGTAATGTTTTATAACTAGCCTGGATATCTCCTATTAAATTCTTAAAGGTTCTTACTGCGTGTGTATCCTTTTGAAATGCTGCAGGATCTGCTAACATTCTATTCTTTAAGGAACGCCACTGATTATACTTATTAACAGTTAATTCTGCTTCTGCTCTTAATCTTGTAATATCAAGCATCTCCCTTTTAAATTCCGGACCAGCACCCATTAAACCACCAAACCTACTTAAGTTCTTTTTGATTTTAATTTCCAAAGCATCAAGTATATTAGCGTATTCTTTTGCTGACTTCGTACCTATAGAATAAGCATCCTTCATCATACTTACTCTGTTTTTTTCTGTTGCACTAATTCCAGTTAAATACTGATCCATCACTTTAAGGTATGCAGAATAACCCTTAACAGCGTCCATCGCCACTTTAAGTTTATTAAAGTATACTTCATCTGGTTTAATACCTACTTTAATAACGTATGTATCTCCTTCCCACTTACCTTTCTCTCGCTGCATTTCTTCAATCATATCAATCACATCGCCAGACTTTTTGTATTTCATTATAAATTCTTTTTTCTTTTTAATAAGCTCTAAATCTATATCTTTACCTCCAAATATGTTTGCTATAGCTTCTTCATCTATTATAGCATACCCCTCGGTAGTCTTAATAAACATTTTTCTATGTTCTTTCGCATCGCCTTCTATCTTTTTTGCGAAAACTATAGCAAACTCGCCCATCTTACTAGTTAATTTCTGTACCGCATTATCGCTTAGTTTTCCCCTGATTTCATATATACCTTCCATAGCCGATAACAAAGCTTCCTGATAATCTTCACCCCTAATCGCATCTTCTAAATCTTTAACTATTTTTCTAACTGCCTTTCGGGTAGACCCCTTAACGTCTATATTTGTTAATAAAGAATCGGAAATAGCTTTTGATATAGCCTCCGCCGACTCTTTTAAAGCTGGTAAAGGTATATTCCTAACAGAATCTTTTATAATCGTACCTAAGTCCGGGCCAAATGTTTTAACAAAAAATGCTCTGAATCCTTTTAAAACATCTTCCGTACCTAAACTTTGAACTATACTAGTTATATAAATTTCCAGATTTGATGAGTTTGTTTGTAATGCCCTCCCAATTGCCTCAACTGCAGCAGTTCCGCCCATCTTTGCTATACTTCTCATTCTATTTTCTGCCTGAATAAAAGAAGTATTTACTACCTTGGTTCCCTCTCTAATCTCCTCAGCAATCTCACCCATATTTTTTCTAATAGTAGTAACATCATAACCTCTTTTAAATGCCTCATTGTAAGCTTCTCGTAGATTATTATATTCTTTAATATTTTTTCTTAGTTTGTCTATAGTACTATCCAACAAACCCAGACTGGCCGGTAAATAAGTTAAAATATTTCTGCCTACTCTCGGGTCTGATAGATCTCTTAATATAACACTAACTTCCTCTAACTGTATACCTATTAGTTCTACAGCTTTTACTGTGGCTAACTCTTCCATTCTTTTTTTAAGTACACCAACCCTGTTTGAAGACTCAAGAATAGCATCCCCGTAATCTGTATAACCTTTCACTAACCCAGGAAACCGGGAAGCTATATCTGATCTTAATTTCTTCTCTCTTTCAATAGCACTTAAATCAACCCTAGCACCCGTAGCGATATTCTCTAAAGCCGTTGTATAAGAAACAATAGCTATTTTAGCCTCATTTAAAGACTGCTGAAGTTCGTTAATTAACTTTTTGTTTTTTTCAATTATAATTTTAGATGTGTTATCTGTTACTTTCCTAAATCCCCATAGGGCTGCTGTAGTACCTGCTATAGCTGCCGCTACAATCCCAAGAGGACTAGTTAAAAATCCTGCTAAAGTACCTCCTACCTTAGTTAAAGCTAAACCTAAACCCTTCCAAAAAGATCCCTTACCTAAACCCTTAACCCTTAACCAGGTTGCAGCCATAAAAGCATTACCCCATCTATTTCCTGTAGCTTTCCCGGATACCCTAGCTGCACGAAATGTTTCTCTAAAAGTACTCTTCTGAAATAATGATCTTTTGACTGCTGCACCCGTACCCGCTACTGCTACGCTCTCCTTTATCGTTCTTGCTGAAGTAGGTGCAAGTCTCCCTCTTTGCATCACAAGGGTAGAGGGTAACGTCTGCATAGCTACTTTTGTCGTGCCCCCAGTAACTAAACCCTGAGCAACCGCTAACTCCCTTGTAGCTAAAGTCATAGAGTTAAGGAGGCCAAGACTCGTAGTATATAAAACATTTGTTCCCTGCACAGATCCTGTTACTGTGTTTTGTGCCATTGCTAGTGTTTCTGTCTCAGATATATTTTTACCAATAGCTACTGAAGAAACATTCTTTAAAAAACCTATAGTTTTTGCCGCCTCTTTTCCTGCCGCTCTTAATCCCCACCTGCGAATAACATCTGATAAATCAATACTAAAATACCATCGTAAAAATCGACTAAGTCCCATAAATAAAACAGCAGATGTACCCAAGACAGAAATTGTAGTCTTTATAACCCCTGGCAGTTTATCAAATACACCTAAGATACCCTTACCTATTGAAAGAAATCCACGTAGTATACCTAAGATACCTGTTCTACCAAAAGAATAAATAAAAGCCTCCCATTCATTACGTAAACCTGTTACTTGTTTCTTAAACGCCTGCATAGCTATTTCATTTTCTGCCATTGCAGATCCATGAGCGTAAGTAGCTTCTGTTGTAGCTTTAGTAACCTTAGCCCAATTCTCAAACATTGCAGCTACAAATGCACCAAACCTTACGTGCCCTATAGCATAAGAAACTTGGTACTTTTGAGCACTTGTTAATTCTCTCCACCTCTCAGCTACTTCCTTAAATACAGATGAAGCTGTTCTATATTCTCCGGCTGTCTTTCTTATAGAAATACCTAAATCAGTTAAAGCTTTCTCTGTTTCATCTGTTCTTAAATGAACTAACATAAACCTAATTGCACGTCCGATTGTAGGTCCACCTCTTCTGGTAGTCTCCTGTAATGCAGCCATGATACCTGTGAGTTCCTCAAAACCAAGCCCCATTAATTTAGCTATACTACCTGCCTGTTTCATCGCCCCACCCAAATCCTTTGCAGTAACAGCATTCCTATTAGCTACTAAATTCCAGGCATCAAGAACTTTTATAGAATCCATTGCAGATATATTATACTGACGTGTAGCAGCTGTAAGTGTGTCCATAGCCAGCGTTGCATTTAAGACTGTTACATTAGCTGCTAGAGTAGCTACCCGTGAAGCCTCTATTACCTCTTCCTGGTTAAGGCCCTGCCGCGCAAACTCTAACATAGTTTTCATTAAATCTTTAATAGGTGTTGCGTAGGACACAGCTAGAGCGTAAGCTTGCTCTGACATAGCCATAAAATCAGTATTAGACTGATTCATAACTTGCCTTAACGAAGTAATAGCGCTTTCCATTTCTGTTATTGCACGAACAGCATCCCTAGCACCACGCATAACACCAAAATATAAAAAAGCACCACTCCCCCACTTCGCCAGTCTAGCCATAATATTTTTCATCTGATTAGCTACAGTTCCAGCATACACAGATGCTGTCTCTTTTACCTGTGTAGTTACTTTACCCTGAGCTGTTGCTATACCTTCAACCATAAGTAGCTGCTTACCTTGTTGATCAGTTACTTTACGAATCACATTTAAGTTTTCTCTTATAGCCCCTCCTGATTCTTTAGTTAATTGAGCATAAGCTCTTCCAGATAATAACATTTCTTCATTAAACTGCGATATCTGCTTCCCTATATGTCTCGTTAATTCCCCTGCAGGATCAGCCCCTCTCTTAAACTCTGCTTGTAATCCCCCTAAAGCTTCCCCTATCTGAGATCTACGCATTGCAAACTGTTGTCGTCTAGATGCTGTTGCTAAGCCCTCTCCCTCAACCTGAGAAAGCGATTTAACTACGTCTGCATACTGATTTAAGGCACGTATAGCCTCTCTAAGACTCTCAAGTCTTTCATGTAGGGGTATGTTAGCGTCTGCAGATGCAGTTCTGATCCTACCTAACTGTGTAAAGTACTCATTAGCTTGTCTTGATAAATCTCGTTGTTTTTTATTTCTAAGATCTATCTTCTCTGCTAGTTCAGATTCCGTCCTTAATCCAAACTCAGAAGCACGCTCGTATATCTGTGCAATTCTCTGACGTGCTGTAAATTCCGCTTTAGCTGCATCTACATTATTTTTAGAATGTTCTGAAAGCCTATTCGCTAACTGTTCGTATTTTTCAATATGTGATAAAGCATCACTAAGCTTAGCTTTAATCTGCTCTCTATTTGCAGATTCATTTTTAGAAAAAGTAACAGCACTGTTCATCATAGTAGCGTACCTGCCTGCTTCACTTGTCATTGACTTAATCTTTTCTTCAACACTCGCAGTCCCGCTACCTAAATTAAACATACCGCCCAGCATATCATCTATAGTTTTGGACGAATCAGTTGCACTTTTATTTACTCTATCAAATCCCTGAGCTGTACCTTCCACAGTATCTTTTACCTTAGATGTTGCTGATTTTAACTCTTCCATCTTTCCGACAGTTTTTCCTAAGTTTTTAACTACTTTTCCTACCTCTTTCTCACTCAGTCCAAACAAGCTAAGAACCTGTGAAGCTGATTTAATTACAGAAGATAATTTCTCTGTACCTCTCAGGTACTTAACCAAACTTTCCGCTGTCTGTGTAATTGAAACAAAAATAGTAGCTTCTTCCTTTAAAATAGCCATCTCTGCTTCAAGAGCGCCGGTCTTTTCTTTTAACTTACCGGTTAAAGTTTCAACACTTCCTATAATGTTTCCGTAAGCCTTTGCTTCTTCACCCGTCATTTTTGCTGTTTCAGCTGATACTTGCACTCTCTCTTTTTCTACCCCTACCCTTCCTGGTGCTGGCAATGCAGCAACACCTGCCCTACCACCTATCTGCTGCCTACCGATATATTCACCTAAATACTGTTTTATATTAGAAAAACCAGTTAAAGTTTTTAATTGTGTCAGTAACCTCTCTTTTAACTGTGCATAAAAATCCTTAAATTCACGTTCCGGAACTTGGCTAGTTACCGTTACAGTTGCTCTTTTTATAGCATCCTTTACTTCTCCCATAGATACCTTTTGTTCTTTTGCGACCCTTTTTAGCTTTTCCGCATCTTTAATAAACGGCAACCCTAGCTCCCTTAAATTTTTAGCAAGAAGAGCCTCGTCTATATGCTCTACACGTCTACCCTTATACTCTACAAACCTCTTTGTTATTTCTCCGGAAATATTACCTAACACTTTATTAACTTGTTCAAAAGCCACTATTGCTCTATAAGCAGGAATCATCAATCTCTCAATATCAGGCAAATCTTTTAAACCAAAAACCTCAACCTTACCTACCTGATTAACAATCGTTATAAGTCGTTTCACCTGCTCGTTAGTTATTTTACCGGCTAATACCAAAAACCTTAGTTGATCAATACTCTTAAAACCGGCTTTTTTAATAGCTGCCTCAAATGCCTCCCTATCTATAACAAGAGCCGCAGCTTGTAACTGCGTAATATCCTTAACAATACTTTGAATATTTACAATGGAGTTTCGTACAGCAGTAACTTCCCTACCGCCCATTAGTTTTAAAGCATCTTGTAGTTCAGGATATTTATCAGGATTCATCTTTACCAAAACTTTAAACATTTCTACATACGCACTAATCTGAGTCTTAAATCCCTCTGCATCAAAAGCCTCAAGACGAGTTACTGTCTTAATATCTACTAAAGCAGGCATAGCCCCTAATGCCTTAAATATCTCACCGTAACCTTTAAATATACCAAGTATATCAATTCTACCAAAACCCAATAATGATGTTTTAGCAGCAGCGCCTTCTCTAGTACCTACAGTTGTTACTGGTTGTTCAGTTACCATCTGAGTTCCGATACGCTTTGAGTACTCTAAAAAAACACCTTCTAAGATATCATGTATTTTAGTTCCAGTTGTTGCTGCTTTACCCTCAACAGTATAGCCTAGCCGTTTCATGTAATCTTTTAACTATATTTTAAAACCATATTCAATATCTTTACCTGCAAAAGCACCAAAAGCTGAAGGCCCGCCTCTTCCTGGAGTAGTTACTCCTGCTCTACCACGTATAGCCACAACCTCTCTTCCTGAAAATTTAGTTTCCATAAAGGCACGAAGTACTGACACAGCCTCTTTAGTTAGTTTAAATTCTTCAGTTAACTCCCTAAGAATATCATCTAGCCCTTTAACCGCCGGTGCATAAGAAACAGGTACCTCCCCTGTCGGTTTTCTTCCTCTTGCTCCTAATAATCTTTGTTCTTGTCTTATAGTTTCAATAGGTATTTCTCCGGTAGTTCCTGGTAAGAATCCTGACGGCTCTATCATACCTATAGTTTCACCTTTAACACGCATCCTGCCTAGCTGTCTTACACGCATCGCTATTGCACCGAATGTTTTACCCAACCCTTCTTTCTGAGCAGTAAACCAACTAACTAAGTTTGTAGTAACAAGATTAGCTAAGTCTGCACTCATCTGTATATAAAAATCCTCCAAACTTTTTCCAAGATCCATTATCTTCGGAGTAAATAAAGTCACTAATCTATCCCGAACTGCCTTTACTGCCTGCTTATTCCCTGATTTTAAAGATTTATCTAAACGCCCGTACTCTTTTCGTGAAATTCCTAAAAATTCACCAACTAAAGACCTTATATTCCCGTACCTTTCTGCGGTAGCAGCTCCTCCCGATATTAAAGCTAATGTTCTTAATACTTGCTCCAAGTTCTCCATATCGCCTACAAAAAACTGCACTATTGCAGGAATAAGTATTTTACCAACATTCTGTATGTTTTCTTTATGTATAGAGGATAGTGCGGTTATAGCCTTATCGTAGCGAGATACAGTTTCTCTATCTCCTCTTTTATAAACATCTGATATCATTTGTCTTATCTCTTTAAAACCTGCACCTTCCTGAAATACTTTACTGATTTTCTGAAAAGCTCTCTGTAGTCTTTTATTACTTACATTCTCAGCCTCTTCAAGCCCCCTGATAGCTAATGCTTCCTGCCTATGTTTTTCTACAATCTGCTGCGTAGGAAAATACTCATACGCTACAGCACCGCCTCTTTTAATTACATTCTCTAACGCCACAACTTCTCTATCAAAAACTTCCTGTTCTTTTTCAGTCGTAGCAATTAGTCTCCTAATGAGAGTTGGTGAAAATCCAATAGCCGTATATTTCTTTATAATATCACCTACCCGCTTTAACTTTTCTTCCGCAATTTTTCTCTGTCTCTCTTTCATATCAGCATAAGTCAAAAGGCCTGTTTTCATTTTACCCTTCGGAAACCTTTCTATCCTACTAACTATATTAGCTACTAATTTTTGAGACGCTACCTTTTCATGAGATAAAAATGCCTCCATCTGTGCAGGATCTATCATCTGAGCAAAAACACTTTCTCGCTCTATATTTAAAACCTCCTCAAACATCACTTTCAAGAAAGATTGATATTGTGTAGAAATACCGCCACCTCTGGTTAGTCTTCTAGCATTTCCCATAACACGCTTCATCATCTCCTGCCCTCTTTTAGTAAACTCACCTTTTTTTGTAATGTATAACTTAAGGGTCTCTGCTATAAATTTAAATCTTTTAAACTCCTCTTCCGGTAACACCGTAACCTGTTCAATAAGTCTTTTTGCTTGTTCTGCATCCTCCCCTTTTGATGTCTTTATTCTCTCTATTAGGGCCTGTGTTGTTATTAATTGCTTACCAGGCATACCTACTTCTGCAGCTTCCGTTTCTTTTAAAATCTTTGGAACAAAATCAGAGATAAACCTAGTGCCCTTTAGCGACTTACCCCTAAGGGAATAAGACATCAGGTTGAATATCATACTCCTAAGCTCTCTTTCTATCTTTGGTGTCTGTCCTGGAGTTGTAATCGAAAATGCAGAAGGTGCTGTCCACTGTTCTTCAGTAGCCGATGCGCCGCTTATTAGTCCAGACTGCATCGCCCTACCGGATGCTAACTTTTGTACTTTTCCCTGTTCTTTCCTAAATCCCGCTACCAGCATCTCAACAAATCTCTGCTGTACTTCTTTTCTATACTTAGCCATAGCTTCAGCAATAGGTAACTGAACCCTATTCTGAATAAGCTTTATTATTTCAACTAAAAACTTCTGTGTTCGTATCTTTAATAAATTTACAACTCTTTCAAATACCTGACTTCCTCCGGATATATAAGCATCTATAGCTGCTTGTATAGTCGGCGCAAACTCTCGTGTATACTCTTGTTGATCGATAAATAGTTTAGCCTGTGCTTCCATCTCCCGTATATAACCTTCATAACTTGCACCTGCTGTTTCAGCAGGTCCTACCATACCCATAACCCTCATAAATTCAGTTTTTATTCTACCTATATCACCTGCTTGCTCAAAAAATTTACTTATGGTAACCTGAAACTTCTTTCTCATAGCCGTAGGCATTGCTTCTCTAACCATATACCTGGCAAGATCATCTAGCTTCATTAAATCTGGTCTTCCTGAGGGTATAACCGCTTTTCCTATCTCCGGCCTTTTAGCTAACAAATAACCTGAAAAAGGAGTAATAATAGCTGTAGCTATTTCATCAGCCGCTTTCTCTACATCTAAACCGCTCACTGCCATTCCGCTTACACTAACCTCAGACTTTGCTCGTTGAGCTACCTGCATAGCTATACTGTTTAATAATTTTCCAACAACATCCTCTTTTGCCCCTGCCGATACCTTACCAAACTTAGCACCAGGTAATCCGCCTAAACCTCGTGTAATACCAGAAATAGCTTCTGTAACTTTAAACATTTCTCTAGGGGCTCTTCCTCTCGTAAAGCCCAAACGTAATTTTGTTACAGTTTTTCCATACTGGCCTATCTGCTCACTGATAGCAAAACCTACTTCTTCTACACTGGTCTTAGCAGTAGCAATAAGACCCTTTGTTATTAAATTAATATTCTCATAAAATTTCCCCTCAAACTCAAATGCCCCGAATGTTGTTCTAACACGATTTAAAGATTCTGGAGAAATCCCCCTTCTTTCTAATCTACGTGTAAGTCTACTGTAGAAACGTATATCATTTATTGTCTCTAACAGTTTTGCAAATTCTTTGACATCGCCTATAGCAGCACTTGACAACTTCTTACTTATTTCATTCCAGACTGTAGTGCGTGCTTCCGTAAACTTTTTAATCTGGTTATTTAATGCTGTTATCCATCGTTCCCGTCTTGCTATAATACCCTCAGCTTCCTCAGGTTGTATAGTTCTCTCTATATTTTTAATCTCGTTTTCAAGTCTTTGAACTTGTTTTGTACTCCTACCTATCACTTCATTTAATTTCTGTAAATTTAGAGCCTTATCTACTAACTTAGTTAACCCTTTCTGAGATATCTGAATACCTTTCTTAATAGCGCTGATTGTTTTTAAAACACCCGTTCTCCCTGCCTCAGCAAATCTCGCAGTAGCCCCCGCAGGAGTAGTGCCTCTTACTTCTTTAATCAAAGCATCTATTTGATCTATAGATCTCTTATGTAAAACATCTAGGGTACCTGTTACTCTTTCGTCCAGCTCTGAAATATAAGTCTGTTCTTTTTCTTCTATTTTCTTAATACCTTCTTTAGCCTTTCCTACAACTCCCTGACTACCTTTAGTAACCTTAGCTTTAGGTTTTGGTAAATCTTGAATCTGTTTTTCTATCCCCTTACCAGTTTCAGCCAATCTATCATTTATAGTTTTAAAATAATCATTTAATTTTTTCCCTGTTTTTTCAGCTGTTCTAATAACATCATCAACATTTAAAGACATATACTTTGTAAAAATATTATTTAATTCTTTTTCGAGGGTATCTCTAGCTTTTTTAAGTTCCGGTGATTTTTTAAGTTTAAGACTTGCTGCTGTTATAGATTTTATAGATTTATCTATTTCTCCTACGGCCTGGACCATTTTACCGATAGATCCGGAAAAACCTTGAATTTTACGGCGAGCCTCATCAATACCTTTAACCTTAAACTCCTTAGCACCTTCTCCAAACTTTTTAGTGAAAGCACTAAACTCTTGGTCAAACTTTTTAATGAGGTTTTTAATTGATATTTCCCCTACTGTAGCTTTACCTCCGGACGGAGTACTCACGGCTTTTGAGAAAGTTAAAAAGACATCTTTTATACCACGTAAAGATTGAACTAGGTCCCTAAGCTCAGACATCTCGGTTAAATCAATACGTATTAATTCTTCAGGCATTTAGTTGTTCCCTAAAATAGATTTCTGGTCTGAAATATTATCTCCAGATTTTCCTTTATCCCATTTAGGCGTATAAGGAGAACCCTCGCCAAATAGTAAATCCTTATCATCACCAAAAACAATAACCTCTTCGTGATCATAAGCATCTCTGTCAGACCCTACACCCAGTTTTTTAATCCTTTCTCGCTCCTTGGCCTCCATTTTCTTCTCAACCCAGCGGTCAAGCTTTTCATCGTCTTTTAATAACCATTCCGGAGCCTCAAAAGCTTCAGTAACATCATCATAGTACATAAGCCAGGAACTCATACCAATCTGATCTGGTGTCCAATATGCAGAAGGACTACCTAAAAACTGATTTCCTCCTTGCATAGGTATCCCAAAAAATGGATTACCGGTCTTTTTCGATGCTCTCCACCGAGTTCTAATAATAGGATTTCGTGCTAAAGCCCTGAGGGTTCCTTGATCAAAACCGCGAACAAAAGAAGTAAGTTGTTGGATAGCTTGTCTTCGTAATACATCATCTCTTTCGACCAGAAAACTTTCTGTAGTCTTCCACAAAGATATACAAAATTTAGCATAGTGAAACATCTCTGTAGACTCAGCCTGATACTCTGCTGTTTCTGTGTAGTACTTAGCTCTTTTTGAAAATAAAGTGTAGTACTCTATTTCTTTCTTATCTAGGTCTTCTCTTCTCTGCCTGACTAAAATCGGCTCACCAGAAAGTCTTATTAATTGCTTTCTTAGTACCTTTAATTCTGATTCTAACCTAGAGAGCTTAGACAGTTCTGCTTCAGTTAAAAAGTTATACTGTTTAATAAAATCAGTCTCTAATTGTTTTCTGGTTCTTATATTGTTAACGATACTATCTTCAAAAGTATCTTTATATATTTCCGCCCCTACTCTATACTCTAGAGCGGTAGGTTGTCTTAATATTCCTAGTAGTTCCTTGCCTTTACTGTTCTTAACAGTAATAGTCCTTGTCCCAGTAGCTATCTCTGAAAAATATAGTCTTACCTCTTCGTCGTTAAGGACTACACTCATTTACTAGCAGCTTTCTGTTTACCTTTAGTAGTAGTTTCCCATTTCTCTGATTGTCTCTCTGGAAACTGCTCCATAAAGTTAGAAGGCAACCCGTTAGCAAATGTCATAAACTCATAAGAGCCCTGCAGCCGTAGTGTAGTGTATTCGTCTTTCTGGAACTTTTTCAATCTCTCCCGCATAGCCTGTCTAGTACCTATCTGTTTTGAATTAAAAAAAGACTCTCCATCTTTTTCCAAAATAGTAGCTAATACGAATACATCTCTTGCATCATTTGCCATACTCTCAGCACAATTTCTCGTATAATCAGAAATTGCAGTCCTTTTAACTATTAGCTTATCACGTAAATCCTTTATGTCGTCTTTTACTTCAGTAACCTTACCCTTATCCTCTTTCTTACGAACTTCCTCTAATTCAGTTATTAAAGCATTCAACTCATCCTGCATTACAGTTACTTCTTCCTGCTGTTTATCAAAGTTGATACCTCTTTCCTGTAATATGGAAATAAGAGCAGCTCGCGGGATAATCCCTTCCTGGATAGCCTCGTTAAATATCCTTGCATATTCCCAATCACTAGCCTGTACTTCTTCACCTGTAGGCCTACGAATATTTAGGTTAAGTTTAGCGCCCTGATTATCTACCCAAGTAAATTTACGTGCCTTTTCGTCTTCAATAACTTCACCTGTAGTTGCAGCCTCTGGACTTGGTGATCCCGGAGGTGCGGTCGGTGTTTCTTTAGTTTCCTCAGCCAATTTTTTCTCATTGTCTGCCATAGCCTTCTCCTTTTTAATTAATTCCGATTCTGTGGTGGTACAACAATATCATGTACCACATCCTTCGGTCTAATATCATATTTCCTTAATTCATCTTGTACTTGACGCAATGAATTATTCCCTAGCCTTAATATTTTAGATTTAAGTTTAACAAACATTTCATCTTTATCTTTTGGTGCTGTCAAGATGAGTATATACTCTAAAATATCTAATTGTTTTTCAAACATACCTTTATACATTTGTTCAAAATAACCATATAAAAGCCCTGTTCCGTCTGGAACCATGTCCTTACCCTTACCTTCATTCATGGATTTCTCCTTTAAAATAAAACTCAAGGCAAGAAGTATCTTGCCTTGAGTATACAATTAATTAAATATCAGCATCAGTTCCGCTGTACTTAAAAGCCTGCCAGCCATGAGCGCCTGCTACAATCTCTGAAGTATCAACGCCAGCCCCCTGGTTTGTACCGTAAGATCCGATACAAAGCTCATTGGCTCCGCCAATACCAACAGTAGCATTATCAGCTCTAAAATCAAACGTCTGCGTAGCATTTCCACCAATAGCAAGATTTTGATTTTCACCGGTAGGTATTAATCTTTTAACAACTATTGTCAGCAAAGGAGCAAGATCATGTGTATAGTATGTCTCACTACCTACAGTGACACTATCATCAATACCTGCGCCACCATATGCTGGAAGATCACAAGTATCTTCATCAAACGAGGTATCACTTACATTAAATCCTGTAATATTTTTACCTCCATCATTTACTAAAGCCGCTGCAATCTTTCTCCTTTGAACATCAGTATACCTGTACAATTTAACTATAAGGTTCTGATCCTTTAAAAGATCATCAATAGATATTTCTGTATCTGTATCAAAATCTTTACCACAAAGTTTTGCAAACATTTCTGTGTCTGCATCTGTAGCTTCAGATGCAACTGTAACAGGTATAGGGAATGTTAAAGGCCTTGAGTAAGGTCTAAAATGACCAAGCTCTAATAGTGGTTCTCTAGTAAGTGTTACTGTAATTGTAGAACTTATCATCCTCCAAAATATCTCATCAGCAGGATCAATTTTAGTTGTTCCAGATAAAAAAGGCGCTAGATAAATCTGAGTCTGACCAAGTCTTAAACCAGAAATAAAACTAGCATCAGGACTAAAATAAGCCCCACCTTTCTTAGCAATATACCTTACATCAAGTATTTCAGTATCATAAGTTACTGCATCATCCGTATGAATATGGATAGTTTCACCAACTGGGTTACCTGTAGGTCTCTCAATAGAAAGATGCTGTTCAATATAAAATTGTCCAGCTACAAAACCTGCAGGATCACCAGCTCCATTAGCAACACTACCGGCAGATGTAAGTTCTTTCAGCACAGTAAATCCATCTGTAGCATCAATAACTTTTATAATCTTTTGCTGGTCTAAATCTGTAGCTAGTGTGTAACTACCATCATTGAGCTGTGTCATTAGTGTATCATCATCAGCTGTTTTACCTGAATCAAGTGTAAGCTCAGATGTATCATAATCAGTATCTCCTGTTGAGATGTTAACCTGACCACGAACAACACTTGCACCATCATTAAAATACCATGCTTTATTATCCGATTCCATTGCATAATTCTCAGTAGCTATTGCTGTCGTATTAAAAGTCATTGTTTGAGAATTTACAAAAGCGTTATCAATATACATGGTACGGTAGATATCTAATGTGCCCGCTGCAGCCTCGGTATTAGTTTTACCGTAATCTGCACCTTGAATAATTGGCGCGTAAATATCAACTGACGCTGATTCAAAATCTGCAGCTCTTACATATCTTGTATTAAGTGGGTCTTTTCCTGCAAGAAGAGCTACTGTCGCAATACTTCCATGACAGAAAGTATCTAAGGTAATTGCAACTGCCGGAACATTATCCACAATTTCGACAATTTCCAAATTACCAAGTTCATTCACGTCTTCAGAATTTAGAGTTGTTGAAGCTCCAAATGTCTGAACTCTCAATACCTGGGTGTCATTAAGAAACAGACACTCACCAGGATAAATATTTCTTACTTCACGACTCATAATGTTTACCTCCTAAAGTATTTTTTCGTTCACTTTAATATTAGCATTTTCAGCTTTTCTCTCAAAAATTGTCTCTATCGAAATGGGTTCTTTTTTTTCCTCATGGAAATTCATCTCTTCTAAAACACCCTTACTACACTTAGGACATACTTTTGATGTATTCCTAGGCCTTACTATAGCCTCACAGGCATTACACTTTAAAACCATTAAATAAAGCTCCTTGTACTAAGGGTTATAACATTCCAAAACCTTTGTATAGGTAATGGATCCTCAAGACGAATAGTCCTGTTACGAATATTCTCAAATAAGATTCTTCCTTTATCAAGTATACCGTACCCGAACTCTGAATTTTTACTACCGTCAAAGTTCAGAGGCATACCCTGCCTATAATCTATTATAGGTATCGAAGCTTTTAAACTTTTAGCTATTATACCTGCTAGATCATCTCTTTCCGAATCTGAGGATGCTAACACATGTAGTGTAAAAGACCTCAGTTCTTCTTCCGTTCCCCCAAGTTCATACGGTACTGGTACACCGTCCATATATTCAACAGCAACAACCGGAAGGTTGTTCTGAAACTCAGGCTTCTTTAATTTATCGTATGGATAGCCATCCATAACATTTACAGTCATACAGTAATAGTCTGCTGTTATATCATCAACATCATCAAGAGTTCCTGCAAATTGATCAGTAAATACTATAATACCTTCGTTATAATTAACTATATAATCTGAAGAACCAATAACATATCCGTTTTTTTTAATTACAATCTCAATATCTTTGGTGTCATAATAAATCCAATTTCTATTAGACGAACGATACGCTTTATGGCTTTTTACAGTAATACCTAATTCAAGTATTTCAGTCGCGTCTAAAATATCATCCTCTATGTATTCATCAAAAGATACATCCTCTTCTCCTAGAGGCGGAGAAGAATATAATACTTGTTCGCGAATATGGTGAAAAATATTAAGATCAACTAACTTAATTTCACTAAAAGCCATGTTATGTTACCAACCTCTCAATTTCTGGTATTGTATACTTTGGTACATTATCTCCTTTAATTACAGCTCTAACACTTTCAATTAGAATCACCTCAAAAACATTTAATACCTTTACCGGTACTAAAGCCGGTACATCACTCTTATTAACTACTACTGAATCTCTTTCAACAAATACCTGCATACTATTAAAAAGCTCTGTAACGGTATCAACAGAAACCCAGTAACCTGAAAAATGTAACGTAGCCCCCTTCTCTAACTGTTCTAGAATATTATTTCTAACCTCTGTCTTAATTTCCAGTAAAGCCTGCGCTATATTCTTTTCTAGTATCAAGGTTTACCTCTTAAGTACTAAGTTTACTATGAGTAAAATACGCTGTAAACTTAATTAAATCTCGTAAACCCTCTTTTAAAGGCTTAAAGGCTAAGTCTACTTCTTGACCGTCAACTATAAATGAGTCAGCTTTTTCAACTATATCATAAAATCGAATATCTATATTGGAGGCTTTTATATCAGTATCATATGTCTTACCGCCAACCGTTACTGTTCGTGCCTTACCTTCTAGCCATGTACACTGACCTTTTATTCTCTTACTTTGTTCAGAATAAGCAACTTTACCTTTACCTTTACAAACGGGGCATCTTCCTTTAAATGATTTTGGTCCGGGAATACTAGCCGGGTAAGGATATATTGGGTCATACATACCAGAACTTCTCTGGTTAACATCATCCCATGAACAATTAGGACAATCCTGAACAATAGAAGGAAGTTTAACAATAATCCTTCTTCCAAGAGTCTCCCTCATACTGGCCATGCCTTCCTTATATAAAAAGAAAGTATTCTCATCTACTAATTGTTCTGCCATATATTATCCTATACTAATATAGCATTACCTGCATAGTCTATAATAGTTCTAGCTTTAATAGAGCCCTTTATCGCTAGTAATAGACTACCATCCAACATCCCTGATGTTATTAAATATTGATCTAAAGTATATGCTAAAGTTTCTTCGTCTTTAATAACCTGATCCTGCATTATCTTCAAATGCTTTGTAGTATCAAGTCTAGATGTAGCATCGCTAATTACTATCGCTCTTCGCAGCGCTGTTTTTAACTCAGCCCTCTGAAGCATTAAAGCAGCAAAATCAACGATAAAATCCAATTTTATATTATCTATACTTTCTTCAACCCTACTAACATCCTCATCCAAAGTAAATACCCAATCAGAAACAGGAACTATTTTTTCAAAGATCGCTTTATGAAAGTAACGAATTAGGGTGTCTGCTCCGTAGCGCAAATTAATAAAGTTATTATCTCCTACCGTATCTCTTAAAGAGGATATATACTTATGATAGATAGTTTCATACTCATAGTCTTGTATATAAACATAATCATCTTCACTAAAATCTGTCAGATACTGGACTGTAGCATTCTCGTCATCCATTACAAAATCAGTATTTACTATTAATCTTGTTGGATCTGTTACACCTAAAGGCCTTTTATATATTTTTAATGCAAAAGAGTCCTCATAGGGCACAGTCGGATATTTCTGCAAATAACTTATCCTTTCATCTCCGGTAGCCCGAAGAATAAGAACTTCTGTCTCAACTGATTCAGTATCTACAGTAGCTGCCATTAGACTTTTCTTCTCCTTACATTTATCTTTTGCATGGTCATGATCGCCTCTATCATCGCTTCTTTTGTTTTTCCATTTTGAAAAAACAATCCTAACTTATTTCCCAAAGTCATCAACTCAATAAGCTTTTTTTCTTTCAGTTCTTCTATAGTGAAAGCACCTCCCGTTGAAGAGTCTTGCCTCCTAGCTAGTTCATCGTAATACTTTTCAGCCATTTTTACCAAGTCACGAGGAAAATACATAAAGTTTTGTAAAAATACCTGTAAAGCATTAATGTTTTTCTCTTGATAATATCTATTTACAGCTTTCTCAATCTCACTATACCCCTTAGACACTAATTTTTTTGGATCATCCGCGTCTTTGAGTAAATGCTTATATTTGGGTAATTGATTCAAGTCTCTATGTCTAGGTACTTGCCTTATGGCTTCTTCTACCTTAGCAAACTTACCTGTATTTTCAACCCTGTCCTTAAAACCCAAAGGCTTAGGTTCTTCAGGTTTTTCAACTGTTACATCTTTTACTACTGCCATACCTGCTCCTTTAATAAGTAAAGAGGGCCCCTACTAAAGAACCCTCTTCCCTACTATTTAAATTTATGCAAATTTATAAACGCAACCAGATGGTAAATCGGTAATACCGAAACCAACCTGTTCACGCCCAATCCATCCATCTTCCCAGGTCATCTTAGCTTGATCGTCATGCACTGTTTCCCATCGCTTGTCAACAGGCATAACACCAAATCTACTGCCTTGAAAACAATAGCATTTAGTATCATCTACAAATTCAGGATCAAAAACTTTATGAAAAGCTACACCCCAGCTTCTGAGAATATTGGCTACAGCTTCAGGACCTCTACTAAATATCTCTCGTCTTGTGCCATCGTCTAACTGTTCAACGTCTAACTTAGCCCAATTGAGAATATCGTTATAGCGTCTCGGAGAAAGATATATATCTGATATCTGTCTCTTATCGTCCTGCTCTTCCAAGTTAGTAATGATTTCTACCATTACTTTAACTGTGAAACCTGTCTCAGCAGAAATCTTATCAATGACAAGCATGTCACCAGAAGCTTCAGCAGCTTTTATAAGTGTCCATCCGGCTAGATTTTCTTTGTATGCTACTTCGTCCATTTGGTCATTTTCGAGTTCTTCAATTAACTCGTAATTTCCTGCTCTAGCATAATCAAGATACCAACGAGCTCCACCTTTTATATAAAAAGTTGGAAACACCATCTCATCTTGTTCAGCTGTTCTTTGTGGAACACCTGATATACTAGCCATAAACCAAGCAGCTCTAATCCTCTTAGATCTGATAGGATAAGGTATTTGTTGTCCGTTAGTAAAAGATTCTCTAAATATTTGCCTAATTAGTGATTGTTGCCTTAATACCGGTAATAGTAACTCACCCCTGGACGCTGCGAAATCTTTTCTGAGCTCTTCAGCCTCACGACTGTTTTTGCCCATCTCCATGAAAAGTTCACGTTTCTCAGAATCAGATAACGCGTCACCAGATTCAATTTTCAACAATAAATCGTTTCTCATGTTATTCCTCCTGTATTATCCGCGTCTTACGACGGATTCTCCGTTAAGAAACATTTAACCATCACTTCTTTATGAGTTGAACCAGCTTTTACTGCACCATCACTAAACTGTCTAGGCAACCTATCTCTAGATAAAATTCGGGCAACTTTCTTACCGGTAGAGCCGGCTCCATTTTCTCCGTCTAAGGAGAGCATACCTTTATCTCCTACATACAAATAATCTTTAACTGCGGGAACTGTTGTTCCTACTCCTGTCTCAAGGTGAATTCCCATTAACATTGCGATGAAATGACCTGTTACTACACCAACATACTCACCACGAAAAACTGCAGATGAATATTCTTTCCTTTTATAAGGAAAGTTTGTTCCTACTGGAATAATTCTCTGGACTGTTACACCGTAAACCTCTGCATCATCTGTATCACAGATTTCCAGATCGCCTTCCTCATATTGTACATACACAGAATTTTTCGTCTGTGAAGAACCGGGAACAGCTAGTTTTACGGCAATACCTTCCGGAACATCTTCAGCATCACCATAACCGAGAGCTTCGATCTCTGCCGCAGGGATCTTAAAATATCCCTCTTTAACAAAATCTCCGTCTATCGGCTCGAACTGCTTAGAATACCGGTTAATTTGTCTATAATTAACAACTGGATTCACTGGCATGATTATTTCCTCCTATATTAGTATTTAAATTAAAATCGTTAAATAAATTAACGACCCCCACGAGGGTTTTCTTTAGTTCGAGTCGTTACACTTCTAAGCGCACTTTTGAAGTTAACACTTTTTGCATCTGCTGATGCTGTATCCTGCTGCAAATCAGCATCAGGAGTAACACTTGCGTTAGAAAGAATTTTATCAGCTGCCTTACCTTCCGCACCAGTTTTCCCGGTATCTTTAGATCCTGCTGTATCTTTACCTGCCGCACCTTTATTAGCGGCTTCATCTTTAACCCCGGCCATCTCTAACGCAGAAACATAAGCACTATACTCTTCATTAGAAAATTTACCAAGTTTTTCCATAACTTCACCTTTCTTATCTTCAGGAATAATGATCTTTTTACTAGAAAGATCCTCTAACCGCTCTGTAGAAAGTTTATGGATACGATAATCAGCAAGTTCTTTTTTATCTTCTTCAGTCATCTGATTATTCTCAAGCTCTTTATTTTTATTCTCAAGTTCAGTAATTTTAGTATTAGATTCGTCGAGCTTAGAATTAGATTCTTCTAATGATCCTTCAGCTTCATGTATAGCATCGTCACTTGCAGCAGATACATCCTGTAAGTTCTTAGTTAAAGAAGTAATTTCTTCTTTTTGAGCTGCAATTGTCGCAGAAGCTTTATCAAGTTTTTCAACAGCTTGCAACGATTTAACTCTCTCAAGAACATTATTCTCAACGTCTTGAACCATCTTTGCAACATCGATTTTGTCGTCTGCCATAATTAATTCCTCCTTATTAGAATTTTTCTTATTATTGTCCGCCCTGTCCTTATCCTCTTTTCTACCCATTTCACTACCATTGAGACTGTAAACTTTATACAAATCTCCATCTTTTTTAATGGAGAGATTTGTAGCTGCAACATCTTTATTAGCAACATCTGCCAATACTGCTCTAGATTCAGCAGGATCACTTACTATCCCGCCTCCGCCAAACGCCACCGGGCCTGTATACATCTTAAATAATTTTCTTCCTTCGAAAGTTTTACCTATATACTCATCAAGGTATTGATTTTTATAAGTACGATCAAAAGCTGTAGCTTCATCCTCATCCCATAAATATTTATAATCGTCAAAAAGAATTTCCATAGACATAAAGTATTTATCATACTCCATATTACCTGAAACATTTTCTTTTAAAACCTCTACAACACCTGGGTAAATTATTTTAAATAATACGAAGTGGGTCCAAACATCAACCTCACCTCTATATCCCTCAGTATAGATTCCTTTGTCGGATGTTACCTTAACTCTTGAATCTTCAATTAAACTAAATTTAGGTTCGGGATTATCTGTATCTCCTTTTTTAGACAAAGCCACATCATAAACAACACCTACTATAAACTCGGCACTATGTCCTACGTTAATAGGCTTTAATAAACCTGTTTTATAATTAGCTAACAATAAATGGTTAGAGAAATAATAACCGTTTTTATTCCCGCCTTGAGATACATATAAAGCCGTACCATAAGCAAGGTCTACTTGCTTCTCAGGCATTATCTGCTGTAAAACACTCGATCTTTTTTCAAAAAACGGTACCTCATCTAAGTCCTTAGCATAATCAACAGACTGTATAGGGATATTAAAGTAATCCGGAGTTTTAATAATGTCTGACATTACTTATCCTTATTTTTTAATTTTTGTACTTTCTTGTCGTCACCTTCACCTATTTTCAAAGCATTAGCATGTCTTCTTAAATGACGTTCAGCACTAACTTTAGCCGTTGGTGATATGCCTATGCCTGTCTGAGAAACACGAGCTAACGCATTTCTAAGATGAGGTTTATCTATTGTATCACTTTCACTTCCTGTTTTTACTGCAAAAGTGTGATGCGGTAAATGTCTTTTACTCCTTGGCTTAGTAAGTGTCTTACCATTTATCTTTTCCTTTTTTCCTGATTCAACATATGCAAATGCTGCATCTGGAAGATCATTCTTCCGTGCAGGCTTCCATACTGCAGAACTATCTATACCTACTTCAGCCTTCACCAAATCATAAACTATTTTAGCTTCAGTAAAAGAACCGGTTTCCTTTCCTTTCTTAGTCCTTTGCTCTATTGCTCCGCAAATAGCTTGCGCAGACTTTTTAGACTTACCTTTTTTTTGTTGAGCTGCTACACAAACATCAAATGTAGGATAAGGTCCCACTGGCATAGATGCCTCCCTATTGAATTATTTTACCATTAGCTATAAATACCCAGCCTTCATTTCCATCACATAATTTAACTTTAACTTTTAATACTTTCTTCTTTATAATCTTGATTTCCGAACCGTTGAGTATATGTTTACCTAATTCAGTACTTTTTACTGTTACAGGCCTACTACGTGCAGTAACACCTTTTTGCCCAATATAAAATTTACCGTCCTTTTTAACTACTATAGGTTTATCTTTTTTACCCGCCCATACCCAACACTTAATACCTACATGTTTAGACAGTGTAAGAATCTCCACAAAATACCAAGACACCTTTTCTTCAACAATAGAGTATTTCTCACCGGGAAGAGCAATATCGATTAAACGATTAAAGCCTTTACTATCATTAACAGTTTTCCATACAGGTGTATGTAACCTTTCAATTAGTAAATCCTCAGCAAACATAAAAAACACACTTAATACAATCAAAATAAAAATTAACTTTTTCATCAGCCTTCTCCTTTTTTTTAATTATTTACTTTTTATGCTGGTAACTGAATACTAAGTTCAGTCGCTAGTTGAGAGGCTTGGTCTTTTGACATAATTTTACACATCCCACACTCACACTGAATGCATTTTCCTTTAGCCATAAAACCGCCTCTTTTTGTTTTAACAATTTGAACATCTTTCATATCCCTATTATCTTTACATCTCATACATCGTGCTTGCATATATCCTCTCCTTTTTATTTATTTCCGCCGTACTGTCTCTCTCTATAAACAATTATACACTATAAAACAGAATTTGTCTATAGTTTATCAACAGTTTATCAACAATTTTTAAACAGGTACACATGCAGCCCAAGAATCAGCTAATATACTTAGAGAAACATCTGGCGACATATTTTTACCTACGTTATTTCTTTTCCACTTAGAGATATAAGTACTGGCCATACCCCTAATATCCGACACTACATTTTTATACAAATCAGAATTTAAATCAATTTCTCCATTAATTTTATATCCGCCATTGCTAATAAAAAAAGCTATATCCTTTGAAGGTATTTTATATAAATCAAGCGCTACATCGTTGTATATAGCTTTAAAATCTTTTCCGCCTGTATTATAGCTGTCGTACAATTTCTTAACTGCCTGATTAGCATACCCTATCAATTCATCAGCAGTTAAAACATCACTCCCGTCTAATACTGCTGCTTCCGCTGCTGCTTTCATACGAGGACTTTTTCGCGGAGTCTGTAAAGGACCTTGTTTACCTACCGGTTTTCCTTGAGACCCTCTTCTCTCTTGTGGTGTGATTTCTGACTTAGGCTTTACTCCTGTAGGTACATTAGGATCTCCTGGAACTTTATCACCAGGCGCTACTGTTGAAGGAGACTCAGTTCCTTTCTGATAAGGTGACCCCATCAAAGGCAATATGCCTTCTTCTCTCTGTTTAGACTCTTTTTTAATTTGTGCAAGATTTCTTCTCCAGTCCTCTCCCATAAGCTCACAAACTGTTTCATTAGATAAAATACCTCTATCTACCATACCTTGGTATATCTTAAAAAGATTAACCTTATCCTCAAGATTAATAGTCGTTAAATGCGGCTCTGGAACAGTGTCCAGCTGTAAAGTATCGCCTATATCTTCAAACTCCTCTTGTAACCATTCAGAAACAGATTCCTGACCGTCAGCCATATTTTCAACTAACCCTCTTAACGATACAAAAGGATTTCCTTTATTATCTTTTGCTGTGCCTAATAAAACTTCTGTTACCCCGAATCCCTCTTTGATGTCTTTATCTACAGAATTATATTTATCGTCATTTAAGAACTCTGTCTGAACATCAACCCACTTAACATCAATACAATGATTCCATATTAATTCAAGAACATGTGAAGGCTCTTGAAATATAGCAGAGATAGCCTCCAACTGTTTTTTCTTAGCTGGAAATTTGTCACTACCTACCCTTATTAATAATATTTTATTAATCACAGAATTAATAACTCGAATATCAGCTTCTCTCATTTGGTTCTTTCTAAAGAGATGATCAAAGATAGGAGTCATCAAAGGCTCACCATCGCTCTCATAATCATCTTTTAGTCTATATATTGGAGAATAAAAATGAGGGAATAATTCTATTTTTGATTTACCATCTTTTAACTGTTGGTATAACATAGCAGGAATAGATTTAATAATAGGCTCTAATTTTTTTCTTCTGGCTTTTCCTTTATCAGCCTCAATCTCTAATATTAAATGCCTTAGTGAGCTACTCGGGGTCCAGTATGTTTCTTCTAACCTAAAAGTAGAATCTCCATATTTTTCAATTTGCAAAGGGTTTAAAACTGTATACCGCCAGGGGATCATCTTATTAGACCAATTTAATTTTCTAGCCGCTATATCTGTTGATTCACCACCTCTTATATATCTAGCTAAATCGATCTTATACTTAGCATTATCAAAATTACCTAACCGTCCGTCAGTCTTAAAACCCTTCAGGATATCTATATCTAATTTCTCTCCTTTTTTAAATTTGCCTTTAAAAGGAAGGGTACATTTAATTGTATGCACATTTGAACTTCTATAAAATTCTTTAAATATCTTTTTTAAAATAGTAGGCATGCCTACAACCTTCATCCATTGATTAAAAAAAACTTTGTACTTTTGTGCGCCTTTTAACTGTACTGAAGTAGCTGAAAATTGAGCCATCAACTCAATAAACCTTCTTGCTAAAGAATCTTTTATATAATAATCCTGAGCCTGACTTATTTTAGACTTGATATTCGAATACGCCCTTTTACGAAAAGTTGAAGAACCTCCACCTATCTCTGTCTCGTAGTCATCAGCTCTATGGTACGAAGCTTGATCATGTCTTTCTAAATAAGGAAGTTCTACAGACACTTCCCCCTTATCATAATCAATTTTAGTCCCCGTTTTATGTTTTTGGGCAACTCCAGTATCCTTACCGTTTTTTACCATACCCGCTCCTTTAATTTAACTCAGCTATCTCTGATAATTTTTTAGCATAAACTAATCTTTTTCTTCTCTCTGCTGCTTCTGAAAACTTAATTCCTCCTTGGGTAAGATCAGCAGCTCCGACACCTAACTCCTTCTTTGTACTCAAACTTGCTTTACCTGCCCAACCTCCCGTTGGTAAATCTATAGTTACTTCTTCACTATTTTCAGGCTTAATAAAATCTTTACATTCTTTACAGCCTCCCATAATAGCAGTATATCTATCTTTTCTTTGTCCTTTCGCTGGTGTATCCCAGTGAGGAGATCCCTTTGGTGTTCTAGTTAATACAATGTTTATCATCTCATTTTTAGCGACAAGCATCTCTGTCTCTACATTTTCTAATTGCTCTGCTTCCTTCTCACCTTTATTCATCAAATCCTCTGTACCTAACGGTGTAGGAAATACATATTCTTTTCTTTCTAAAGAGGATAATAAGCCATGATTAGCTTCCGTCAAATAAGCAGGGTTAAAATTAACTAAATGCAAGATATGTAATCCAGGTTTTTTAAACTGCATCTCCTCATCTAAGTAAGAGGCCGGATCTTCAAAATCCCAAATTAATTCTTCACCTTCCGGACATTTATCAAGATCATTTAATAGATCTTTTATAGCTAATCCACCACCGCCCTGATCCATAGCGATTCTAACAATATTAAACCTACGGCATATATCCCTAATCCTTTCCATAGCCTCTTGGAACTTTCTACCCTGAAGTACCTCTACACAAACACACGCATACCGGGTAGCTTCTGTAGTAGATAATATTTTATTAATAGAAAAAGTACAGTTGTCACTAGTTCTTGCCGGGTCACAAAAAAGTATATATGCAGCGTTACCATCCCCTGCAAGCTCAAAATGTATCTGTCCATTATGTGTATAAGCATTCATTACAATCTGAGCCGGAAAAAAACCCCCACTCTCCGCAGGAAATAAACAATTATATTCCATGTTAAACTGCATGCTCGACATTTTTTCCTTAGCCATCATTATCGATTCTATAGACATGAATCCCTCAGGTATCATCTTATACGATAACTTGTATACTGCATACAGCTTCCATAAATCCATACCATTTTCAGCTATGACTTTATCCTTTATAACCCTTATATAATTTTTTAGCATTTTAAAAAGATGATTAAATTGGTAATAAGCTGTAGAAGCACCTATTAGATAATTCTTAGTTAATTCTGAAACCAGCTGTATACTCCTAGAAGGTACTTTCCCCTCCTTTTTTAATCTCTTTTTCAAAGCCTCCATTCTTGCGCTTTTAATAGGGTCCTGCTTTGTTGCTGTCATACCTATTATAACAATATTAAGGATAATTTCCGGAATTTGAGCTAACTCATCCAGTACTATATAGTAAAAACGCGCTCCTCTAATTTTCTCACCATCACCCAAAGGTAATGCCTGAATTTCAGATCCATTTTTAAGATTAAAATAGCATAGATCCGTACCACGTACAGGAGGCTTCTCCGCCATACCTTGTAAAAGCGCAGACTTCATATATATCCTATAAATTTCAGCGAAAAGTAGCTTTGATTGTCTAAAGGAAGCCGCCAGTAACCCAACCTTCTGATTAGAATACAGCATAGCCCTGAGTAATGCTAAAGTAGCTAACATAAAAGTCTTACCAGCACCTCTAGTCAGTATATTTAAAACAAAAGGAAAGTACCAACCTATAAAAATAAGTAATCTTTGAAAAGGTAAAAAATCAATACCTAATAACATTTCCGCAGCCCTGTCAGGACGTATACGAAAATATTTAATCATCCTTATTTCAGACTCAGATAAACCCTTCCTCTCACCCATCATTTTTCAATCTTCTCCTTCTCTAAGACATCAATACCTTTATCTACTATATCTTGAACTTTTTCTTCGCTTATACCCATTAGCAAAGAAGATTCCTGTCCGTCAATTTCAGTACCTTCCGGAACCTCCTCTCTCATTTTTTTTCTTATTTTGTCCATATAATTAAGTAACTCAACATTATCCTCTTTATCTGCCTGAGCCATCACTTTACGTGTCTCCTCATTATCAAACATAGCTACTATTTCAACAAAAGATTCTTTATCATAATCCTTTTCACTTTTTCTAGATTTCCTGGAAAGTTTTAAATTATCCTGGTATCGTTTCTGTCTACTTACAGACTCATTAAACTGCTTCATATATATTGAAAAAAACGCATCACTAGTACGCGCATTTTTATTTCTATCAAATATATTTGATTGAATAATTAATTCCCTTATCAATCCTGATAAATCATCAAAGTCTTCAGCTACATTAAAATCATATTGATGCTCCTTCATATATCTCATCCAATGAGCAATAAAATCCCTCCACTCACCATCGTTAAAACTCTTTCTAAGAATTATAAACTTATCTACAAATTCATCTTGTGTGCCTATATCTTTTAAATACTGAGACGGAATTAACTTTTTGATATCTAAAGATAAGTACTTTCTTAATGCTTTTTTTTCATCTTCGTAAGAAAACTCAGAGACATTTTTCTTTTTTTGTTTTTCCTTACCTTTACCCTGCTTAATACCCCCGCCTTCACTTTTTTCTATTTTCTCTTTCATTTTATCCTGTGGGTTATTCTCGACATCTTTCATTACCCCACCAAAAGCGCTCTCATAAGAATAAGACATTTTCATTAAACCCTTTTTACTTCTAAAATTCTGGATTACTTGCATGTTTACTTTTAACTGAGTAGCCATCTCTGCGTCCGTCATGTTTAAATAATTATTAATAATGTAAGCCTCGTCCTCCGGCTTTAATACACTATCAAACTGCCCCGTCTCCATATCTCTATACTTATTCCTTAACTCACCCATAAGCTATACCTTCTTATAAATAAATATACTATTATAGTACTTGTCTATAGGAACCCGCATTAAAGCAAGGTTACCATTCTTCTCTTTCTCTGCGTTCTTAAGATAAACGCTGTGTCGCGTAAATCCTACTATTTTCCATTTTGTACCGTTCTCCTGAAATTGAATCACATTACCTATACTCGCATAAGGAGCCTCGCTTAATTTCATTACGATACGATACCATAAATTAGATATGTATCTCCTTAATATAAACATTATTACAACAGGTACTAGCCATGCCCACCAATGATCAATAAAAGTAGCTACCGTAGAAGTGATACTTTCTAAGTTTTGATCGATCATAACCTTTTCGACAAGGAAACTGTCGCCTTTAAGCAACAGAGAAACTGTCACTCTCCTTTTTAATTATATGTAAAACTTCCAAAATGAAAACTCCATTCTATATTTTTAATTGACTCACTAACTTTTCTATCCAATTTATTAATCATAACTCTAGTACCTTTGCAATGAGTTCCAATAACAGTGCAAATAAGGTTATTAACTTTAACTAAGTCATGCGGCTGTAAGTTATATCTCTGTTTACGAATAGAAAGTTTAAATCCTTTTCTATTTAACTGCAACGCTCGATTCGCTCTACGCTTTTGAAGTATACTAAACGCTTTACACCTTCTCTGACTAGAACCGTTAGCAATAACAAAAGCGTCGTTAACATGAGATTTTTCTAACTCTAAATTATTTCTATCAACAAATGTTGTATTACCGTAAGTAACTTTTAAATTAGAAACATCTTTCCAGAACCTTTTGTTTATAATAGACATAAATATATTGGCCTTATATTCTTTTGGTTTAAATAGTTTTAATCCTTTTCTGTGTAGCTTCGTGTGACATACTTTATGAAGTAAGGCTAAGTTTTCAGGTCTATTACTACCCGCTTCATTTCGTTGTTTACAGTGGTGTAGGTGACTTGGTTGACCTTTAAAATCTTTACTACATAACTGGCACTTACCCTTTTCTCTAGCCATTAAGTAACTTCTTGTATTTTGATATTCGTACAAATTACCTTGCTGGTATTCTTTTCCTTGGATATCTGGATTCTCTATCTTCTGGATATCAAACTTTGCTACTTCAACAGTAATTAAAGTGATGGGCAGTATCTTTTTCAACCCGTTAATTAAATTCAAATGTGTATCATACCGTCTTTGGGTTGAAGGAGGTAACCATCCTTCTTTTTTCTTTCGATTACTAAATCTTGCTTTCCTGTACCACAATTTGTTTCTTCTACATCTTCGATACATTCTTCTTTCATCTAATCTTTCTTTAGTTCTTCCATCGAGTTTTAAAGTTCCTGAAATTAATTCTTCCTTTTCTGAAACAGCACTAAACCCAATGTTACCAAAACCCGTATCAATACCTAAAGTAATATCTTGGGTTTTGTTTTCACAATCAAATGTTAATTGGATTGTAAAGGGATATCTTTTAACTACTTTCGCTCCTCCCTTTTTAACCATTCTTTTAGACTTAGCATAACTACAGGGCATTAATGGTAAACCTTGTTTGTTAAGCACAAACACTTTACTTTTAACGAGCGTCTTGTTTGTAGAGACTCGATTCACTTCGGGATTGTTATTAGCCAGTACTTTATTCTGCACACTAAGAGTGCCCTCTTTGTTTAATACAGAATTTACAGAGCTACAGACTTGTGAAGCATCCGTAGGTGTGTTCTTTAACTTTACTAATAACTTCTGCATAAAATTTCCTTTTAGCTCCCTAATCAACCCTTGCGTTGAGCATCACTACTCAAGCCCCTACCCTTTAGGTAAAGGTAGTTGACTTTTCTTTTCCGTAAACATTAATAACTTTTATAAATCTAGGGTATTTACACTCAACCCTATTACCATATTTCTCATCTTCAATAAATTTAACAAAATGAGAACATATATTTTTACAAAAATCTACAAGTACAACTGACTCTGCAGCAGCTGCTATAGGGCAGTTAACAACATCCTTACCTACTAACCTTTGTGGTATAATAACTTTTTCTTCCTGCTTAGTTATCTGAGATTCACCTAAACTACCAATTTCGTTTTCGTTATTACCCATCTATCACACCCTTAATCATACAACCTTGAGCTACAGAGTACAATGGATTACCGGCCTGGATTATATCCCCTATCTCTATCCTATCTCCTTTAAAATTAGAAAAGATACATTTTCTTGTCATCTCGGTAAATAGGTTCAAAAATCCAGGAGGAGATGTAGTTCCTCCACTTATAACAATAGGTATCGGTTTAGGAAACCGCCTTTTTATTTTATAAAATGCACGTTCTAAGGTCATTAGTGTATACCTGATAAGTTCTTTATAATAAATACTTAATGCCTGAGGAATACCAGATTCATAATTATCATTAAGATTAAATTCATTTGGAGATTCTTTCATCCCGCAAACTACTGCAATACTCTCATCTAAAGCTCGGGCAGCACTTTCATCTACCCAGTCACCGCCCCTACCTATTGCAAAAGTAAGCTCAGGAATAGGCACTGATAGCCAAGACGCACAAAAATTTACCATTCCGGCTCCATAGCTTAAACTTAGGCCGCTAAATTGATAATCTTTTAGTTCAGAATAAATAACCGCTAAACCTTCATTAAGTGCAATAGGCTCAAACCCGATATGTCTTATAAGTGTAGCTATACTCTCTCTGTGGTATACCAAGGCATTCTGTCTCTGAAAATCATCAATAGTATCCGCAGGTACCGAAAATATCAATTTCTCATTTTTTTCATTTATTTTACCGGCTACAGCCTTAATAATCTGATTTAAAATAGGAAGCGCTTCTTTTTCTCGTGGGCTGATATAGCCACGAGCAAGTGGCCTACGCGCTTCACTACCAAACACCTCTGCAAATTCCATAGCTTTATCACCAATAACATATAGTTTGTCGTCCATCTTAACATAATTAACCCCAGACTGGTTAAGCATATTTTTTGTAAACTCACCTGGAGGTACTTCAAAAAAAGCATCTCTCTCACTACGAACTACCTGGTTCCCCTCAGTACCTTGCTCCATACAAACAATAAATGCTGTCCCAATATCTAAACCCTTCATTTTAACCCCTTGCTACTTTTAGTTTTTTTAAGTTCTGCTGCAGCACTTTTAATATCGCTACCCTTGGTATTACCTTTAATAATTAATGTTTCCGAATCCATATTAGTTTCAACTTTAGCACTATCAAGTATACTCATATCCGGAACAGCTGTAGGATAACTAATCGTACTACCATCTGGTCCGGGATGTTCGACCATTGTCATTTCAGACCTATCTTTACCTTGAGCAGGATCAACACCTGCAAATTTATGATATCCGTTCTGAGGTATGTTTACATTTATAGTACCTCCAATCTTTATCTTAGACAAGGACATACAAAAAAGTACTATCGAAAAAACCAGGGATACCGCTAATAAAAAAAGACCTACACTAACTAATACCATAAATCAATATCCTACAATATTATTTGGTAAATCAGGTTTAACTTTCAGCTTAAAATGACCCATTGTCTGAACCTCATAATCATTATAAACTAACGATATTTCTCCTACCCAGCCGCCCCTCTCCAGCTCACCTGATAAAAATTTATACCGAATACTACCATCCGCAGGATCCCCGACAATCTCACACTCACCAACAAAATGATTTGTTTCTGCATCAAAACTATCAGCCACCTTAATAAGAATATACATTACATCAGTTAAATCAATTGGCTGAGGATTAGTCGTATCTCCGTCATCTAATGTAATTTCTAAATAAAGTTTTGTATCATTAGCGTATACCTCAACCTCTGCTAGTTTAGCCATAATTAACCACCTTAATTCTTACTCAGACTTAAATTTAATCGCTTTGAAGGAGCACTTATACGAAGTGTGACAATCTTTACATCTTTAACAGCTATATTAGCTTGCGCTACAATACCATCCGATAGTTTAGTATTCTGAATAAATCTTTCTCTTACACCTAGCACATACCCTTCTGTAGCTAAAGGTAAACTTTGCTCCCTGGAACTATAACTCACAATACCTCCTCTTTCATAACACTAATTGTCTTATCGGTATTATATTCAAATGTCAATTCTTTTATAATATCAGGATTATTAAAATCACCGTCCCTCGCTTTCAGTATCCTTACTTTCTTAACAGACTTATCAGCATTATATTGCTGAAATTCACGTTTTACATTATCCCTACTTTCATCCGGATTTAATGTAACGTTAATACTCTCAGAAGCTACATAATCGGTACCATCAATATCAAAAATAATAACAAAATTCCCTACCGTATCAAAAGAAAGTAAAATACCATAAGCCCCATACCCTACCTCAACAACACCCGTAGCTGTCCTTGCAACAACAACAGTATTCGCATGATTAACTATTTTATAATATACATCCTCACCAATAAGATCGGTAGGAAATCTACCTAAAGGATATACAGGATTATCTATAGTAGTATAAACCATCAAAATACCTCACAATGACCAGACATAGCAAAATCTACACCGTTCTTTTTAAACCTTACTACCAGTGTGCTATCATCGATCGGCTCCCAGGAAGCAAACACGGGTTTACCAGAATCATCAAATATAGATAAAGTTACTGATCTTTTTTTACGATGAATAACCGTCCACTCCGCTGAAGCTGTAGACTGCACATGTTTATATGGGGTATAAATATAATCCGCCACTACTCCCCCTTTTCTTTTATTGCCTTATAAGCTTTAATACCTATAACAGCTGCAGTAAACACTAAAAAGTCAATACCCTGAAAATCTATTTTTCCTTTTGTCCACAGGAATAACAATAAAGCCCAAGTTAAAAAAGACATACTGCAAAGTTTTAAAGGTATTTCTTTAACTCTATTAACTATTTGTTTACCATAAGAAATATTATCTTGTAATTTCATAATTATTTTCCTCCTCTAAGTTATTCAAATTCTTTATAATCAATACCATTTATCATCTTTAAAGTGTCTTTATCTAGGACACCGTTCTTTTCCAAATACTTAATAAGTCGCAAACAGGTTGCAGCCTGTTTTATAGAAATATATTTCGATTTAAGTTTATTGTTAACAAGAGCTTTTAGTATAATCTTTATAGTATCCTCATCATCATTATCTTTAAATAGTTTAAAGGCTTCATGCCCAAACTCTTTTTTTATAAGGTTAAGAATATATGTTTTTAACATATAGACCTTTATTTATGTTTATTATTTCTATGTTTATTAATTTTAAACTCATATTGTTGAGCTTTTTCAATTAACCCGGCAATCTCCTCTAACGCTTTAACTCTTCTTTCTAAAATTATAAATCGTTCTTCATATCGTTTATCCATTACACTCAGCTCTTGCTGAATGTATAATTTTAATCGTTTAATGCCACTACCTTCTTCTCCTTCTTTTCCAGACCCAAACCAATAACTTAAAACTATTTTAATGAAAATTACATCTTTCTTTAAAAGAGCGTAACTGCCTCCGGCAGCAAAGACAATCACACAGATGGTAACAGTATCCCCCAAAGTAAACACCGTATACCTCACTTTAAAGTAAATAATTTTCTATAAGGAACTAACACAGAGTACTTTGCATCTTCGCCATATAAAGCAAACCGCAAAAAATCATCCAACCAAAATACAAAAGGGCATAAGAAAAACCATATGATCGCAAAAGGTAAACATATCTGACCTAATATATTATATGACCAACCAGCATATGTCCATAACGACAAACCAAAACCTAAATTAAAAATAATACCTAGTAGTAACTCCACAAACAAAACTATAAACGTACCAATTAAACACTGGGTTAATACGATACACTTTTTTAATATTTTAATCTCATTCAGCAGTCCAAGTAGTACACCACATATCCCGCCTACGGGAAGCATCCACAATGTAGTCCAACCACCAAGACTCCAGAAGATTAACTTATGTACTCCTACCATATCCCCAATAATAGCCCGAAACACTACCTCTATACTGAGATATACAAAACCCATCATAAAACATAAAGTTAACCATTTTAATCTATAACTACTATTCATAACCAAACCTCCCTTAAAATTACCTATAACATCTTTACGCTAAACTTTTTCACCATCCTTCCTACTTTATTTACTACTATTATGTTACATAAGCTCTACTATAAAATTGATAAAATCCTATACCCCATAACCCCACTCTATTTTTACCAGGCTTAGAACCTCCCATAGTTCTATCATGTATATCGTCATTAAATGGAAATACTGCCTCACTTTCAGGAGCAACACCACTTAAATCCGTACCGTTATTTCTTCCAATTGTATCTACCCCGGATAATCTAAAATCATTATTTGCAGCATCTCTATATACAGGGTTTGATCCCTCCGCATTACATGTTGTTTTCGTAATTGTACCTGCAAAATCTATAGCATTCTCACTGGCTAAAATATTTTTTCCTATTGCTGTACCTGTCCATTGAAATACTCCTGTTGTACCATTATTCGTAAAAGTGCAACTATATATATATCCTGTATTACCACCACCCATAGTGTACATAGCCCCTCTTGATTTCACGTTATGAGCTAAACAATTAACTATTATGGTATTATGGTCATACAGCTGAAATCCATCTAAATTACCAGCACCAGCATTTGTGGAATCATATGCAATACACCCAACCGATTTTGCACTTGGACCAGCTATTCTAAAACATGCATTTTGACCACCTGTATTTTGTGTTAACTTTCCAACTAAATCTTGTGCTATAGCATATTCTTCATTGAGATAAATCAATTCTACATTACCAGTATTGTGAAATTCAACACATGATCCATCACTTAATGGAACACCTGAATGTCCTTCGCTACTTGCTGCTCTTATTATACGAAAATAAGATATATTAGTTGTGGCTCCACTAAAAGTAATATTATCATCATGTGCACCTTTATAGCATTCAAGCACTTCAGACTGTGCAGCAGATACGAGGTCAATATCAGTAAATGCTTCCCAAACAGAAAGATCACTATAATCTTTTCCACCTGCTGAATCATAAGTACTTACATTTTCATTTGTTGCTTTTATTCGAGATGATAAATCAAAATTTGCATGAAATCCAATATCCCAAAAAGTTCTAGTATTAAACATTATATCATCATCGAAAGCAAATACTCCATCGGAACTTAAATCAGTACCCTTCTTTCTACATATATAATCAGTTTCATCAAGTCTAAGATCATCATTTGCAGCATCATTAAATACCGGTGTATCATTTTCTGCAGTACACGTCGTTGTTGTAAAAGAACCACCAGCGGCGGTATCCCAATCTAATGTCGTATTATTTGAAGACACACAATTTGTTACAATTGTGACTTGAACATTTGATTGGAATCCAACATCATTGCTATCAGAACCACAATTATAACAAAGGCCTGTTCCTCCAGCGTTAAGACCTCCAAACCCTACTCGCTCACAATTATGAATTAAGCAATTTATTATGAAATGATTATTATAAAATAAAATTCCAACAAGTAGTGATCCTGAACCAGTATTTGTGCTGTCTACAACCAAACATCCTATTGCCTTTTGATAATCATAGATGTCATCCATAACAATGACAAAACGATCGGCTGCTTCGTTGACGGTTGACTTTAAAACTAAATCTTGTATTTGTGCATAATTTTCAGCCAACCAAAACGGACTAAGATTCGATGTATTAGAAAACGCTACTACAGTTCCATCAAGTTTTGGAATCCCGTTATGTCCTTCTCCTGGAGCCGGTCGGATAATTCTATGATATGAAGAATTATTTATTGATCCTACCATATTCACATCATCATCATGTACACCTTTGTAACACTCAAGCACTTCAGACTGTGCAGCAGATACGAGGTCAATATCAGTAAAACTTTCCCATACACCCAAGTCCGAATAATCTTTTCCTCCAGCACTATCATAGGTTGAAATATTTTCATTTACTGCATTACGTCTACTACTTGACATTTATTATTCCATATTTGATTTAATTAGATTAATACTATTTATATTAATATTTATTTCAGCTTCTTTAGCTGCTACAACACTAACTGTGTTAACATCTTTCGCTTCAAGTAAGCGATTGTTATTATTTCCATAAAACTTTGCTATTAATTGGCTAGATTTTTTACATGGTTGATATATAACTGTTTCATTTTCCATTTGTGCATCATTTAAATCTGTAATTGTTTTTCTTAATTCAACTAAATCAACCCTACTATGACAGTCTTTATATAATTGATAATTTTTTTGATCTTCATCACTTAGTATACTTAATTGCTGTGTTGTTATTTTTTCAAATGATATTTTATGCTCATGTATAGAACCTGTATATTGTCTCATTTCTTCTATCGTTTTATTTGATTCAACTATTACAACCAACCCTTTTTTAATTTCTTTCAAACCCCAATCAACTCCTTCATCCAAATCTTTCATTATTGGAACTCTTTTAGTAAGTCCATTAATAACTTGATTTTCATAATGATCTACTTCTGTTGTGCTTTTACGTATCCAAGGATGTATAGACAATATATCACCTTTATTATACCGATGTGCTTTCTGTTGATCTTTTCCGCCAATTAATATTTCATATTTAGCCATATTATATCTCCTCAATCATAATCCCATACTGGGTAATAGCTAATTCGTTAACAATCCACTTTGTGCTTTACCTTACGTATAATTAAAAACTGGTGTAACAGCTAATTCATTTACTATACCACTTACTACGGTAAGTACTAACCAATAGTGATTATCTGCTGGTATAGTATCATTAGTAAAACTTGTTACATCACTTCCTGTTGTCGTACTCGTTGTAGTTGTTCCATCAACTACTATTTCAGTACCACCAGAACTTCGGTCAGATCCATATCTTATTGTCCATGTTACAGAAGGATTAGAACTACCGACTAGTACTGCTCTGATTTCCGAGACGGTTATAGGTTTATGAGTAAACCCTATATATTTATTATCATTTACTCCAGGTGCTTCAACTACTATAGTTTTTGTTACTTTTTTATCAACATAAATAGGAACGGTATACCATCCAGCTTGTGAGTCATAAATTAATGTACTTTCTGGCTCTAGTATTTGCTTAATCAATATTCTTTCATTAACGCCATCATCTATTTTGATTGTAATTGTTTGTGGAGAGGAATCCTTATTATATATATTTAAATAACGAACAAGACGTTTATCGGCACTAGGTGCAGCTACCATAATAACATCAGTAGTCCCGTTTGATACTCCATCATTATGTTTTGCAACATCATTAGTTGTATCAATATAAACAGACAACCAATCTAATTCAGTCGAAGGAGTTGCATTTAGTTTGAGTTCTAATTTTGTACTTGTATCCAATAATATCATATTATGCTCCTAACCATAAACGCCATCTTTTCATTTCAGCACCAACACCACCAAGCTTTTTGTTAGTGCTTCCAGTCCCAATATACAATTCTTTGTCTGTTGTATCAAGTGCTAGTTCTCCCTCTGCAAGAGGATAACTTCCATAATTTTCTAATTGAGTCTTTGTAGCACGTAGGATTTTTACATATAAATTTCTAGCCATAATTTATTTTTAATTAAAGAGTTCCAGCATCAACGTCAATTAATCTATGTTGATGATCCCGTCTTGCTGCTTGATCAGAAGTTCCAGCGACTCCGTTTCCAGCTCCTTTTAACACAGCTAATATATTTGTTCCCGTATCTTCAAAATCAACTTCAATAATTGCATCACCATTAGCAGGATTTGCATCTGTTCTTTTTGTTCCCTTTTGTGCAGTAATATCTTGATTATCATCAGCTCCTGCTTCAATCCCGTCTAATTTATCTTTATCAGTATCCGTCATAAGTCCCGATTCATTATCAGTTCCGGCAGCCTGAGTTGCTTCTTTTTTTTCTTGAGCAGTTAAGTGACGATAACTTCCTGTATCTAGTCCACCTAAATCATTATGAGCTGTGATAGCAGTAGGTCTTGATTCCCAATCAGGTGTGCCATCGTTAACAAGAATCCTATCTTCATTTTCGTCATCTACGTAAGTGATAGTCCCTTCCTTAGTAGCATCCGAAGCATCAATTTTTATCACCCAGGCAGAACTTTCAAACTGAACTAAATCTCCTTTATCAGCTCCATCCCAATTTGCATGCACTGTACCAACAGCAAAATCAAGTAAATATCTATCTCCTTCAACTTCTGTTGGTGGTATTCCAGTACAATCAACAAAATCAATTACTTTTGGCTGTCTACTTTGTCCAGAAGAAGCAGCATTAAGCTCAGAATCAATCTTATTAGCACTCCAGAGTTCCGTCGTTCCATTTCCACCATCATTAATTAATCTATGTTTTGTGAGATTATCCAAATGGGCTTTTAAAGTATCACCCGTAATATCTTGTGTACCAGTAACCGCTCTTATCTGTGCTACTTGACCACTTGACAATTCAGTATTCTTAACTTTTCCATAGGTAGAACCATCTGAAATATCATCAAGGTCTCCTGTCATATCTGACAATTCTGTAACACTTGCTACAACCCAAGCTGTCCCATTACAATAATAGGTTTTAGTTGTATCAGTTGCTACATATACCATACCAGTTAACAATGCGGCTGCAGTTGGCTTATTTGCATCAAGACCAAAAAAAACTTTACCTACTAAATGCTTTGTAGTTCCATCTGATATATAAACTCTCTTTGTATCTGTAGCAAGATAAGGTTTACCAACATCATTACTTGCACTTGTTATCTGTGCCTCTGTTCCTCTTAAAATTAATAATTTAATTAGTTCTGCCATATTTCACACTCCTTTTTTATATTGTACCGCCGTCACAATCACCAAAAAGATACCCATCTGCACCATCTGTAATTAAGATTTTTCCTCTATTCTCTCCTTCACTACTCATTCCGTCTATCATTACTTTTCCACCAACCCAATTTGCTATTAAAGTTGTATCATTTGCATCTTCCACCCCGTTCTTACATACAAACAAATACTTTAATCCTATATGGAAAATTACTCTTCCTCTTCTTGCATCAGCTGGAAACGTACTTACCCTCTCTGATACAAAATTTATTAATACATTTTGTAGTATATTTAAGTCATCATAAAGATTCACTCAATAAACCTCTTTACTACTATTTCAGGTATAAGACAAATTATAAAACACTGAACCGCCTCACTACTCAAAGGCAACTCATCTAAAGCATAAGTTAGCACCCCGTTCAACATTATAATATTTTTAACTTTCTTTTATTTTTCTAAATGCTCAATTTCAGCATTAAGTATTTTATTACCTTGTAAGTCTATATCACTTAAAATTACTCGCGGATCCGGCATTTTTAATCCTATAATTAATTATATACTACATATGTTAAATTGTCAACGAAAAACACGGCAGCAGTAATAATGTATACACACTGTATCTCCCCTACATATCTACCAATTATCGACAGACATGTTATATGACAAAACACTTAAAAAGATTAATATTCAAGTTCAAAGTTCAGACGAGTTCAAACAGAGATAGTATTCATCCTATAAAGTGGTTTCCTCAAAAGATTTGAAACGCGAAGCGTTTCCCTACACGGTAAAATCGCTTCGATTTTTACCGTGTACTACTTCGTATCATCTAGGTACGTATTTAGTTCATCTTAGTTCAATATCTGCTGAACATAGTTGAACTAAGATGAAACGTAGTTGAACCATAGTTCAGCTGAACCACCCGTAGTCTAGCCTATACCGTGACGGAGTTCTGCAAAATTCCGAAAACACCCGAATTCCTTAAATTTACATAGACATTAAAAGAGAAACAATGGCGTACCAAAAATCTTCCCTAGAAAATTCACTAAAATAGTTATTTATTACTAAAAATAGCTGAATACTTAAGAAATAGCATACAAATCTACTGGACAATTTTGTCCAGTAGATTTTACTTAAATTAGATTCATGTGTAAAGTACTGGACAAAATTGTCCAGTACTTTTTAGTATATTTCTCTAAAATTTGCTTAAAAATCTATCTAAGATCGATATTATTTTTGTTCTGTACTCATGTGTGGCCTGCTCTATGTTTAATACTCCGTTATCTAATAGCTTCAATTCTAACCTAACTATATTTATTAGACTTAAAAGATGGGCGAAATTTCGCCCATCTTTTATTGCTTTATCTATTTGTTTTACAATTAACATTACTTGTTGAAATTTTATATCTGGGTTTATCTCTTGGTATTTATGGTAATTTATGATACAATAAAATTGTGCTAAGGGGTCAATTTTACCATATTCGTTACGGCATTTTTTATACTTTTCATGGTCAGGGTTACTAATGCATTTTGCGCAAATAAAATTATATTCATTATCTAATGTTATTCCACATAAGAATAATATGTTTCTAAAAAAATCTTTATGTTTTGTGGTCATATCTATATTATACTTAAATTTATATTTATTTTCAACCAAAAAAAAGTACTTAACTTTTTTTACAAAATGAGGATATATAGTAATAGAGAGATGAAATATCAAAAAGTCTATTTACCTTTTATCATCATACCTATACTTGTGTGTATCTTACTCCAACCATTTGTCGGGTTCATAGGGAAGCTATACACTAAAGACAGTAAAGAAAAACTGAGTAAAAAAGGAGTATAACACTATGAAACATGACATTGATGATAAAGAGCTAATTAAAAGAGAAAAAGCGAACTTAAAATTTAAAGCATTATCCGTAGATAAAATATTTACAGATATAGTTACAAACTTGAGAGAGTTTCTTGAAATAGCAGATGCCCTAAATACATTTCAACGAAAAGAAATAAAGCAGATTAGGAGTGTAATAAAATTAATTAAAAGGTATCATATAGCTCAGTTATCTGAAATTAATCATACCTCAATTCAGTTAGAGGAGTATTTTGAAATAAAGAAAAAACTTAAGGCTTGATTTTTATCTAATATTTGTTATACTACTGTTAAGGATAAAATATGAACGAAGAAAAACCTTTTGACGGTTTTGAAGATATACTGGAGGATACAGAGCTTTCTCTGGAAGATATAAATAACATAGAAGAAGAGGATTATTTATATGATGAAAACGAAGAGGATGAGTTAGAGAATTTTTACGATGAGGATGAATTTGAAGATTTCTACAACGAAGATGAGGAAGATGATGATGATGATGATGAAGGAGATTTTTATAGAGAAGATGATGATGATGATAACAGAAAGTAGTTTTCACTTATGTATAGAGTGCATGCTAAACCTATACATATTCGCATACTAGTTACATAAATAAAGGAGGTATCTATGCGGGAATTAGGACTAGGTTCGGAAATGAAGTTTGTTAAGATAAGCTTAGACCAGATAGTAATACATCCAAAAAATGAAGAGTTTTTTCCAACTAAGCCGCGTACAGCTCACGAAGAAAGTGAATTAGATGAACTTAAGGAAGACATTCGTGTACGTGGGGTTCAAAATCCAGTTGTTATTAACTGGAAAACAAAACATATTATATCAGGGCATCGTAGGTATAAGGTGTTAAAAGAATTAGGATTTGAAGAAACTCTGTGTAGTGTGATTGATATTCCTGAAGATGATGAACTTGAGTGGATGTTAGCTGATAATACTGAAAGACGAGAAGTAGACTCCTTCTTAAAAATGAAAATTATACCTTATCTTCAAGAAAGGCGTGCCTGGAAAACAGGAAAAGGTAAAAAGGACGATAATAAGGCAGAAGCAGAATTATCTCCCCGGGATTACATAGCGCGAGCAATAAATAAAAATAAAGACTTTGTTACAATGGCTAATATATTTGAAACATTATCTGTAGAAAGACAAAAAGAGATTCAAGATTGGTTCTATAAAGAGCAGAATGGAAATGTAGCTGATAAATCTTTACGTGATAAAGTTAGAGAAGCTGCTGGTAAAAACTCTGTAGTAGTACTCAGTCAGAAAGAAGTGGATCAGGTAAATAAATGGGGTGAGTCAGATCAGGTTATAAAAAAGTCAAATGATATTGAGAAAAAAGTAAAAGAGCTTGATGGGCGTTTAGCTGCTAGGGAAGCTAATAGAGAAGCGAGAAAACTGTATACATCGTATCTTGAGCCTCTTTTAGATATCAATCCAAACGAAGAGTCTCTTAAAGATATGAAAAAAGATATACATGAGATATATGGTATGTTTTCTCCTTTCTTAGTAAAGTATAAAGGGAAGTATAATATTCTTAAACAATAGGAAAAACAAGGTATAAATGACTGAATTAAAAACGTATCTTAAATTTCTTTTAAAGAAGTTTATAAGAAAAACATACCACTCTCCGTGGTTCTTTATTGCTGTTTCAATATTAATCTGGTCTATAATTATCTGGCAGGACGGACGTAAACAGCAAAGCGTCCTAATAGATACATTTACCAGGATAAAAGACCGCCAACGTGATGAAAAAATCCTTACTGAAAATGACCGGTATATAAAAGTCACTACTTTTTATTCAGAGATAATTGCCCGTTACGGTTTAAAATATCATAGGAAAAATGAACCGAACGATCAAGGATTAACTAAATACCAAAAACCTGATTTCATACAAGAAGTATATGAAGTTACACGTTTACTAGATTTACCTACCTTTAGCTTAATGGCAAAGGCGCGTATAGAAACATCCTTTGGTCCGGAATGTGTAGGGGATAATGGATCTGCTTTTGGTATGTACCAACATCACCAGGATGCTGTGGGTCAAGCAAAAATATACTTTGACTGGCTTCCACGCTCTTATCAAAAACGGCTAGGTATCGTATACCGAGGTCCGAAAGATTTAGAAGACCCTATAAACGCTACCCGTGTTGAAGGTGTGCTGCAGTGGGGCCTTAAACGTCAGTACAGAAATGATATACCTATATACATTACTGCTAGTCACTGGGGTATAAGACGTATAGATCCATATTATAAAAAGGGGGTTAAACTTCCAAGGTATTTTAAATTTAATGTAGGTACTATTAAAGAAGATATAAGAAATCCATTTATGTATTACTATATCTGGAATGCTCATATATCACAATGGAATACGTTTAGTGTTAAAGTTAATATTGATAAAACATATCTGGAAAAATACCGAAGGGCATGTAGTAAGCAGGAATGGAATTTCATTCAATCCTGGAAATATGTAAAACAACTAAGGGATGATGTTGATAAGATTGAAAAAATGAAATTAGAGTTTGAAACTAAGTTTGATAAACAGTTAAAACATATAGCCAAGAAAGCTATAGATACCGATGAAAAATATCGTCGAATTTATGGTTTAGCTACAAAAGGTAAATTCAGGGATTATAATGATTTATGGCCAATGACTAAAGCGCTTTTTAAAGGACTTGCACAGGATTTACGAAAAGAGAAAGAAGAAAAAAAACGTAAAATAGCTATCACCATATATTTAATAATGGTAGTAACTATCCTTTTACTTGCATCATTCGCACCCACCTTTGCTATTATAAAGGTTATAGTATATATCCGTAATAAAAGTAAACATATACCTAAAAAACCTATTAACAATAAACCTAAACTTCAAACATTTAACGATAAACCTAAATCCCCTATAATAAATATAAAATGAGGTAAACATGTTTTTTAAGAAAAAAGAAGACAAACAAAAGTCTACAGTAGAAAAGTTAGTTGAGAAAAAAGAAGATCAGCAAAAGTCCGCTACAGAAAAGCTAGTTGAGAAAAAGGGCACAATTTCTAAAAATGAAACACTAAGTATAGCAGAACAACTAGTAAAACGGAAAGGTAACATTAGAAGAAAAAAAAGAAAGGTAGCTAAGTTTACTAAAAAAGGGAGGAGTATAAGTGTTCAAAAACTGGCACATAGTGTAGCAAACAAAAAAAGACGTAAGAAGTTAAAATTAAATCTTAATAGAAAATCTCCTGAGAGAAAAAAAAAGGGACACAGTTCGTGATATCAGACGAAAAGAAAAAGGAAGAAAACCGTTAAAATGAAAACATGGGCTGCTTTTTTAGAGTATCTTTACTCCCAACATAATAAAGTTAAAAAAGACATTGATAAGTATGCTTTAGTAGATAATACAAAATATGCTGAAGCAGAAGGAAGGGGAGGAGTTCTAAGGGGTATACTAGATACTTTTAAAGGGCATATAATAGTAAAGGAAAGCATAAAGTACAAAGTGTCAAAAGTTAACGAGATTTTGGAATTTTGGAAAAATCATTATAGTAAAGAACATAGTCAGTTACTTAAAAACCCATTAATGTTTTCAGTTGAAGATAAGTTATATATAGTACATGCTAAAGCAATGATGGAAAATATTTGGGGAAAATTCAAAGGCATTCCGCATGCTTAATGGAATATATAACCCTAAAGCTATACACCTAGCTCAGGCTCAGTTAGAGATTATGGTTAATTCTGGCATAGCTAGGTACCATAAAGAAGAACTTGAAACATTATTTAAAGCTATGTATGCCTGTATGGGACATGTGATTAAGTTAGGAGATAAAGTCGCATGGGATAGTGAAAAAATGCATGGTGCAGTATACAAAAGTATTAAAAAAGTTAAACAACAAAACAAAAGGAAGTTGTTAAAATAAAAAGGCCGATACGGGCCTCCCTGTGCTTCAAAAGGTCAAACGGCATTTGCATACGGACATTATCGGCAGTCGGAGACATGTATGGTGCAAGGGCTAGACTCTAGGAGCTGTGTGGTGGTAGGCTAGTATGGAAGTGCCTGTATTATACAATGATACTAAGGAAAAGGAAACATTGAATTTTAAAAACCCACATATTAATTTTCTTCCAGATACGCATACTTACTATGTACGAGAAAACCAATACGAGGCTGTTAGTGATATACTAAATAAATATACCCCTGAATTTAAAACTGATTACTGGGCTAAGATAAAAGCTGATGAAGAAGGAATAAGCACAGACGAAATAAAAGAAAACTGGCTTATAAAAAAAGATTATTCAATTGTAATAGGTAAAGAGTTACACTACTATATTAATCTATTTTTGAAATATAGTAAGATTACACTACCTGTAACAGATATTAGGTATAGAATAAGTCAATTTCATAAATTCCTGGATCCATTTAAAAATAAGGTTGATATCCTAGAGACTGAACTTATGGTAGCTCATAAAGAGTATAACGTTGCTGGAACAATAGATTGTTTATGTAGAAATAAAGAAACAGGCATTTATTTTATTGTCGATTGGAAAACAAATAAAAATATCAAACGAGATAACCGTTTTGATAGTATGTTAGGGGTACTGTCTGGTTTTGATAACTGTGAGTTTAATAAATATTCTCTTCAGTTAGGGTTTTATAAAAACATACTGAAATCTAACTTCAATATACAATTACATGATGGGTGCTTAATTCATTTTCCAAAAAATTCACCTTATATAATTATGCCAGTTAAAAATATGGATAAAGAGGTTGAATTACTATTAAAAGAAGATATTAAAAAAAGAGAGGTACGCTAATGATGTTGAAAGAATTAAAGTTACCACCAGAAGGCTTGAAAACTGATTATGAAATTATCAGGTTTGTGCAGCATTCAAGTCCTGCAGATAGAGAAACACCTATATGGGGTTGCTACTTGACAGCCCTTAAAAGGAATTTAATTGGTGTAGTGAGATGGTGTGGACACCCTGATTCTAGACAGTTTTGTTTTCATCCAGAGCCAGATGCTTACTACGATGCTAACCTTTTAAAAAACATTTATAGTTTTGTTACTCAGGCTACAGACTTACATTACAGAAACAATATTTATTAAAAAAGGAAAGGCCGATGGGGACAATCGGCCTTATGTGGGATACTTGAGTTTACCATTGTCAGGGAGGAAAGATTCTCTGACTGGAAACAAGCGAAGAAACCTACGACTGTAGGTTCCTATACTATATATTATACCCTATAAAGCACTATAACGCAACACTATGCAATTTATTTATATGTAGTGCCGTACCATTTAAAACTATCAATAATATCAGAGTAGTCGGTATACCAACTAGCATGTCTTTCACTATGTGCGCCTTCTGTACGTGTAAAACTATTATTAAAAATATTACTGACAGTTATTGTTGGTTCATTTACTCTTTCTGTAATATGTAATTCTAGTAACACTTTTTTTGCTTCTGTTAATTTTCTGAATCTTTCAGACCCTAGTTGTGGATGTATATCCGGATGCACAGCAAGAGCCAGATGTTTATAAGTTTGTTTAACGTCTTCTTTAAACTTTTTTAATTTTAGATTTACTTCGCTCGGAGACTTTGTACCTTTAAAGTATAGCTCTAGATTTAATTTAAATATAATTAAAGCTTGTTGTAAGTTCATTTTTTCCTTTTAAATTTAACAGTAGTCTTAGGGTTACTTCTCCTATAGTCTTTATAAATAGATACACAAAGAAAAACAGCTAATATAGTAATAATTAACAAAAGATACATTTTTAAAATCGCCTTTCTTTTTTATTATTACTTAGCTTTAGAGCTAATTTAATTAATGTGCCTATTATTAGTAAATTTAATACAAGTCCAACTATAAGAATTAAACCCATTTGTCCAAATCTCTCTTATAATATGAAAGGTTTAGTTTAATCAAACTACTTACGCATTAATCCTGTCTTTCTTCCTTTCATCCTAACTGCGGCTTTTTTTATATCTTCTGTATTAAGGGGATTATTACCACTATACTTCCACGCTATGAGTATAGCTTCCGCAGTCCTAAAGGCATTACGAAAATTTTCATTATCCGGTAAAAATACATTATCTTCTTCTTCATATCCGCCATTATTGTGTGTGGCCTTTAAACTGTAATGTATTTCTTCTACATAGTTTTGAATACCATAGTCTATAGTCCATGTTTCTATTTCATCCTTAGAAATGTTTTCTTTTTTGATTTTAGTGATAATTACATAACCTAAGGGATGATGTACATTGATATGTTCTTTGTATTCAACTTCCCACCAATTTTCACCGTCATAATGTTTAGGCCATTTTAGTTTTTCTTTTGTTGCCTTTTTAGTTGTTTTTGTCTCAGTATCTGTTAAAAGTAGTTCTATTTCAGACTTATCTTTTTTACAGTTTAAGATTAAAAAACAAATACCGGCAATAACAACCACTAAGATTAAAAAACAGTATAGATTAACTATACTTACTGTTTTACTTTTCATTCTGTACCTCCTTTATTATTATTGTATTTGCTAATGGTCTTCTGACAGATAAAGGATCAATTCCAGCTTCATGAGCCATAATTAGACCGGCTGCCTCTATATAATTTTCAACTTGAAATATTCTAGGATATTTGCCTTCCGGGATCTCTTTTGCGAGTCCTTTAGCCGGTTTATTTTCATTGACAAATATAATAGGTATATCTAATGCTGCACAAGCTTCGTGAGGAGGACCCCACAGACCAAAAGGTGATACCATAAAATCGACTTCTTGAGCAGCTATACGTCTACCATATCCCGGACAATGATCACTGATACGTGGTGCCTTATGCAGCCCTTTAAGTACACAATGTAAATAACAACTGGATAGTGACTCTGAAGCTATTCTAGGATCCACTACTAGATCATATACTTCTTGTTGGTCATCTATATTAAAACTTTCTACAGGAGCATGAGCAACCGGTTTGTTTAGTTCATTAGCTATAAGTTTGCTTGCTATTGCCTCAACTCCGCCCCACGGGTTTACGCCTCCTTTTTTATAATAATTTAATCCAGTCTCTCTTGGTACAGTTATCGGAGTGTGTACCGCCAAGGCATCAAAATCAAACGGTGCAACTTGTTCAATTAATTCTTTCCAGCCTCTTACTATGCCGCCAGCATGTCCGTCTTCATGCATCTCGGCAATCATTTCTAATGGTGTATTTAACTCCAAGACACTAGCTTCCAGACCTATAGTAGCTCTGGCTGCACTTACAGCATTTATAGTATCGCTCCTGAGAGGCAGGTTAGCAACGACTAATACCTTATTCCGTAGGACTTCTTTCAATTCAATTTCTTGCCTAAGAAACCGATCAAGCATGGATCCCTCTACATACACTGCATTTTCTGGCATTTCGTTTATATCGCTGGCATTTACTACATTAGGGTGAAGAATCAACTTATCACAACAAGCCCCAATTAGTTTAGCAACTGGATTAGCGTCACCGGCATTTCCACCTATTGCAAGACCTACCCCTGTCGGTATGATTAGTACACATATCATTTAGTTTTCCTCCTTTCTTCCATTTTTTTATTAAACACATCTGAAGATATACGTATTGCTTCATTTACTATATTCTCAAATTCTTTTGTTTTATCTTTTGGTCTTATGTGCTGAACGTAAAATTTGATAACTCCATCTCCTGCATTAGAAACACCCGGTTGGCGGACATAAATTTTATATTTCTTATCAGACATTGAAACTTCATACCCATTAAGCCCTTTATTTTCAATTACTTTTTTACATAAGTCAAAAAACTCATCTGGGTGCATGGAGCCACAAAAACTACAAGTTTTATTTATACCTCGTGTATACCAATAATCTAATTCTTTTTTATGCTCCCGATGATCGGGATCATGCATTCTTCGTAAGCATGTTATTTTTTCTTTAAATAAACTATTCTTCCAATTAATGAATCTATAATATATATTAGTCATTTTATTTTCCTCCTATCAAATATACTTTATTAGTACTGCATTTCTACTTTTCTCTTATTTCCATATCCATCCAGCCCATACACACTTTGGGTTATGACATATGTATATGGCATCACTTTGTCTCTTTACTGTTATTTCACCACAGCGAGGACACTTCTTTGTAAACTCTTGCATAATGTAACCTCCTTAGGTTTTATTATTGTTATTTCTTTCATAATAGATGTCCTTATTTCTGACTACCGGCTAACTCTTTAGCTGTCCATCCATAAATTAACATCTCATAAATATCTTCAGTAATTTATTTAAATGTCTCGAGATTAATTTTACTATCGTTATTATCCCCCATTGCATGCATTACGCTTCGTAGCACAATAATTATGTGCTAGATATCTAACAGCCTTTTCAGTACATTTACATCTATCCGAATATGTCACTATCTTTCCTCCTTCAACTTTAGTACAAGCCATGGGTTTATCATTAAGACACTACCTAATCCTATGGATTTACAGTTATATGGGGGTTTGCTTAGTGTTTCAATATCCTCCATCTTGGTAATTGAACATCCGGCTATCTCCGGAGCAATCTGTATCTGATACTTTCGTATGAAGTCCCAGTTTCTACTCTGTGCCAGTTTACCCGAGATCCCGCCAGGCATACCTTTAATGTAGCGACTAGCAGGTATAGAGTTCAAAGTTATTCTTTTAACATTAGAAAGATCATACCTACGTGGATCATCATCATATCGTAGCTTTAATGATAATGGATATGGCGACTCCGGAAGTTTGATTTCAGCTATTTCTTTTACGTTGGGACAAGATACATTTATTTCTACCATTTTAATCATATAATCAAGATACTCTTCCAAGCCATCTATCATTCTTTGAAGTTCATCTGTTGTTCCATACAATGAAGGAATAAGTTTATACAGATCTCCACATTTCTCTCCAGAAGCAAATCTCCACGTATACTCCTTAATAAACCAATCAAACCCTTTGTTATGCAATCTGATCTTGTTCCAACAACTACGAGTTATCATAGTAATAGGTGGAGGAGTAAATCTCCAGGGTGTTCCTTTTTTGGGATTCAGTGTGATTGTTTTACATACGAATGGAAAGTCTGGGAACTTGGGTATTGTACAGAATGAGAATCCGTCCTGTGTCAGAGTCCGTTCTCTCTTGATAAACCTTCGTATTGACTCTGTCAGTAGGATTGGCTTGTGCCAAGCGTATCCTTCACCAAAGAATCCTTGGGAGGCAGAACTATAGAAATATTTCATTTCTTTCTCTCCTCATGCAGCTGCTGTTTGAGGATTTCTACATTCATAATGCTCCCCTACTTGCAGTGTTGTATATGCATTTCTTGCCTTTGAACCATTCACTTGAAAAACCTACAGCTTCCTCTATATCAAAATCCTTACATGAGAATATGTTCAACAATACCATCTTTTTGACATCCAGGGTATGCACGGTGATGTTAGATGTTTTAATGAATTGTACAGCTGAAGTGCCTTTAAGATGGTCAGGTGCTTTTTCGTATAATTCCGGATGTCCCTTGTAGTCCCACCAGCAAAGCTTTTCCCTTTTCATATCTATTTTGATACACAGCTCCTGGAAATATGCTTTAATAGATTTCCGGGTAAACGTCGCAGCATTACAACCATGAATATCCAGTATCAGTTCTTTTCCATAACTTTTCACTTACTTACCTCTCTTTTAATGTTTTATTTTATAACCACCTTTACATCTATTTGGTGCAGGGCAGCATTCATTGGTGGCATATATACCCACTATCTTTTTTAATTCTTTAACTCTGAAGGCTAAAGTAGCTTCTTCGGATAATCTTACTCTAACCTTATTTCCGCATTTCTGACATATCCCTAAAAACCGATTATTAATAATCTCTCTTTTCATAGTGTTTTGCCATATCTTGCCATGTTATATCCGGCACAGGTTTATTATTAGCGCTAGAGCATTGAGCGCCCACCCATATAACAACAAAATAAATTAATCTATCAGGTAAATGTCTGGCTACAAACCGGCATATCTTGTTACGAAATGGTTCTCTGTGCCGCATTTTAAATATAAGCTTATGTGCCGGTATGCGTATTGCACTTACAATTCTTTTACTCATAAGTTTCTCCTTTTATTTTAATTATATTCAGCATTTGATAAATACTTAAAAACTACAGACGGTATTATAAATGTACTTTTTTTTGTCATATCTGATCCGGATATAGGCACATTTTCAATTTCATCTATTTTTACACCATTTATATAGACCAACAAATTTCCTTTTTTAAAATTGTATAGTAAGTATACCTCATTCATATTTCTGGTTAAATGTTTCTTATAATCATCAATATTAAACCATTCAGAAAATTCATGCTGCACTTATATACTCACCTATACTTATAGTGGGTGAAACTTCAATTTTACTTCCGCATGTCATACAGTATACCCGTGTTTTATATGCGATAAATAAGCCCCGGAATACTATATTACATTTAGTGCATCGCTTTTTGTTTTTGCTGTATTTTCTTTCAGTTTGTCCCATATATCCTCCGTAAACTATCTACTTTACAATATAAACCAGGTACATCTTTGCAGCATACATAATATTCACCATCCTCATAATATAACCTTTTCCCTTTAAATTCATTATCCATCCTAGATAATGCCCTTTTCATTTTTCCAGGTAAAGAGCGTGGTTTATTTTTCCCTATTTTTTTAAACTCTTCTGCAGAGCCTAATAAATCTTCAATTTCTTTTTTTGATAATGTACTATCACCCACATACACCTTCTTTTTCTAGTACTATTATATATCTAGTCTTTAAAATGATTAATGTTTGGGTGTTCATTTATCTGCTTACCTTTTTCTCTATTTTAATTATGCTGCATTTGGGTATAAGTAAATATCCACACCAGCTGTTGGTTTCTTTGTCATAGGAATGACTAACAACAATATACTTGTCTGTCTCTTTTACTCTATATCCTTTTGTTACTGCCGGTATATGTTTATAGTGAATGTCCTTTTTTTCAGTCCATACATTAGAAGACTGACTGTCATACCATTCTACATAAACTTCAATCATACTATCCCTGCATCTTTATGTCAAAATGAAACCGTGTTATAATAAAAGGAAAATATTTAGTTATTAAATTTATCATTTTATTGAAATTATGCTCTCCTTCTATTACAAAGTTACTATTACTTCCGGGCCTACTGTCAACACTGTGATCCCAAAAAGATAATATTGTCCATCTTTTTTTACCTGAGATCAAAAGCCAAAGGTTAGAGATTCCTTCTACCTCGGTGTCTGCAGGGCAAAATGAGCTGTCAATAGATGTTCTAATACTACCTAGTTCTTTTGGTATACTAAAGCTACAGTGTGGGATTAAATATTCTCCTTTATTAACAGAAGTAAACCAAAAATGTCCGGCCTGTTTATTACAGCCAAAGTAGTAATGCTTCATTGTTGTTTTTCTAATTTTTGTTTTAGTCTTTTTTCATATTGTTCTACTAACTTTAACATACCAGGAGCGACCTGACCTACTAAGTCTTTATAAATATTTATATCGTGGTTGGCCGTTGCAAGATTATCTGTTATTCTTTTTAACTCTGATCCTACTTCAGGGATAAAAGATAATAGCTCTTCTTTAACATTTAAACTTCTAAGGGAGCCCCGTAGAGCATTAATTTCAGTATCAGAGCAATAATTTAAATTACCAAAGTTACTTATAAATAAAGTCTCCCACTCTTGAGTATCTTTCTTAGCTACAATTTTTACAGACTTAAAGTTATTTAAATCATCAGACTTAAATTTTCTATTAGTACACCAAACTACAATCTTCCCTTTAATAGATGCAACTACACCTGTCGCGGTATACTCCTCCATATCTGTAGTTTGGATAAAATCACCAGCTTCAATCCCTTTTTCAATGTCAGGTTTTAATTTGTGTTTAATTAAATATTCGCTGAAAGTATCCTTAGCATTATCATCTAAGATGCCCTCTAAGTCCCTTACTCCTTGAAAATCTATTTTGTACTTAGCAACAAATTCAGTTTTAGTCATCCTTTTCCTCCTTCTTAATTACTGTAAGCATATACCCTTTCTTTACACCTGAATCCTGTAGAAAATCAGATACAACATTATAATAATTATTTTCATCATCCCAGTATTTATTAGTATCAAAATCCAGGATACCTTTACGAAAATCTTCATGCTTGAATTTTGTTCTGCCATTTATTATTGCTTTCTTCGTATAGTAGCTATATTCTAATTTATGTATCATTATTTATACTATTCTCGTTAACACAATTGTCGCACTCGTGTTTACCTTTCTTATTTAATTTAATTACTTCCGTATTACAACCTAACACCCTATATATAGCTCTTATCGCCGATAGATGTTTTTCGCAAGCATATGTTTTTCCAGACGGAGTACTTACAAAATGAGATGCCGGATATTTTAGTTTCATGCTTTCCTCTTTTTTGTAGGCTTAGGCAAGAGCGTCCATTGTACAACATTTTTACATTCAAGATCACCAACAAAAAACTTCTGACAGTACTTATAGTAAAAAGCTACACCGACATTTTTTTTGCCGTCTGTTATTATCAGTAGCTTTCTTTCAGGAGGTTCTTCTTTTATATCAGTCCATGCACTAATAGTAGTACCGCATTTTTTACATTTCATTATACTCTCCTCAATGTAAATCTACTAAGTCATTTACGTAACAGTCACTACATAGGTGAGTATTGGCTTTCTTTCCACACCCACACCTTACCTTTTTTAATAATCGTTTATGTTCAGCTTCTAATTGTCCAATCCTTTCCTTTAGCATAAAGATTGTGGATCTGTCAACTATCTCAGCTGCATCCTTCCCTGTTAATTCTTTCTTCATTTCCCCTTCCCTCTTACACGTTCAGCATTTTTAATATAACGTAAAGCAGTCTCATGCCTGGTCTCACCTTTATATTTGTTCCCAACTGCCATTATTAATTCACTGTACTTTAATTGAAGTTGTTTATTCACGTCTTCAAGTTTACGAACATTAATATTCAAATCAAAAGATAATTTTTCAAATAGTTTAGCTTTCCTGTAATACTCTTTTGCTTTCTCGCCCTTATAAAATGCGTCAAATGCTCCCATCCGTTCCCCCCCTATTAAATCTATAAAGCGCTGCGCTATTGTAAAAGCAAGTATGGAATCAGAATGATCAGCTGCAATATATAGGTTAGTCATTTCTCTTAATAACTCTACACACGCTGATCCTGCTTCTTTAAGCTTTTCGTTTTCATCTATAACAGCATTTAAGTATTTTCTAACATTACTACTATTAACCTTAAAACTGTGCCACTCTAGTGCCGGTATGTCTTTCAATTTCATTATTTCCCTCTAAATATGCTGGAGGCAGGATTCGAACCTGCCTAACAATGGCGATTAACCCATTAGCAAAGGATAAGCTGTGAACCCATCAGGTACCATCGCTATTCCTCTCCCTGTCGTCGGACATGCCTACTCCAGCTAATATATGTTTAACAAATGACCTATATGAGTAAGTGAACCGGTTTACTGTTGATGTTTTACCTTTATCGTAACGTACACCTTTAAATCTTTTTGTACCATCACTCCAGTAACCATCAATAAAACGTTCAGGATCACGCAGTATATATCTTCGTATAGTATGCAGCTTACCCATCATTTTTATCTTTTATAAAAGGATATTTAACACTTGGTAAAATAGGAGATAGCGGTTTATTAAACGAAAGTATATTCATCCATAGTTTACCTGTAAATAGTAATTTCATTCTTTCTACTAGCGATAACTTCCAGCATGAAATTACATGACCATTTTCATTCTTAAAAGCAGGTAAAGGTAAATACTGCTTTTGATCTTTAGCAAATGTAACATTGCTTTCTTTAAACACTATTGGTTTCATCTTTCCTCTCTTTATATACTTCGTAACTTGCATCCTGACCGAAAGTCACTATAAATGTTAGTCCATAAACAATAACGCTCTCAGAAGGAGACACACCTACCACCGTCCTTTTTTTATCAAACACAGTACATTCAAAGAAGTATACGAACTCATCATTAGTAACATTATCAAAAAGAGTATCTACATACTCATTGTCTACAATATGGTTATCAGCATAACAGTGTTCAATTATCTTTCTTTTCAATATCCTATATTCAGTTGAACTCCTATACTCTAATCTTTTCTCACTGTCCTCTTCTAAACTGAGTATAGCTTCTCTATTTATCTTTTCAAAATCTACGTTTTTTACGTCCATACCTATTCTCCCCTATTTCTATATTTTCACGCAGCTTACCGCTAATACGCAGCTTACCGCTAACAGGATATTCCTTAAACTCTTCTCTATCACTATCTCCAAAAAACTTACATAAGAGATAGTCTACTATAACTATACGTATACTACGTATATCAGTACCGGCTTTAATACCACTATCAATAAGGAGGTCAATATTCTCATCCCCAAATAATTTTTGTATATCGCTTCTGGATATCTTTTTCAAGGGAGGTCTCTATCTTTTATATACATACATTAAAGTTATCATATTATCTTCCTCCCTTAGCGTCCCTCTACTTACTTAAATTATATAACATAATTACAGTATTGTCAATAATAGCACAAAAGATACGTAGAGAAATAAACAGATGTGTAAAGAAATGCAGTAAAAGCGTAGAGAAATAAGATAAAAGGGTATATTTATGCATAAAAAGTGTAGGAGGGATAAGGTAAGTGTGTGCAGTATACAAAGAGGTCTAACATAATAGTTATCATTTTAAATTCGGTTTGAATTTGACCGGTAGGTACATAGTCAAAAGAAAAAATGCAGGATCATTCATTATACTATCAGAGAGAATAACAATAAGACCAGAGTAAGAGTAACAGTAGTGCCCGCCATATTTTCAGATACGCTTTTTTCGACCACCCTCTATAAAAAGAGTAAAAGAAGACCGGACATACATTATAGAGTAAAAAGAGACCGGATATATTTTCAGATACGTTTTTCCCGACCTTCCTATAAATCACCATGACCCCCTATAGTACGAACCTTCGTATTTTTAGATACGTTTCACCATGACCCCCTATAAAAACGAACCTCACCCAAGTGCGCTGGGGAGGGTAGTTAAATAGTAAATAAATATGATTTAACAGCTTGGGAATAAGGGGCACCCATCCGTAGTTGGTTGATCCGAGTTTAACCCTAAGCGAAGGAGAAACAAATGGAATATGCGAATCACATTAATCTTGGGTATTGCACAAGAATCACAAAAGTTACAGAGAACGGAAACAAGATGAGATTTTATTTGAAGGATGACAAACTGGTTACTTATGTAAACATCCAGAGAGCATTAAACAAATTAAAGAAAAGTAAGTAGAATGTTCATTAATCGCCAGTGTCAGGTTGAAGCTGAAATAATAAGGCTATTGGGTTCGATTCCCATCACTGGCAGTTTACCTATAAGTCCTAACCGAAAGGTAGGCAGGTACGGAGGCTGTTGTTATGAATAAAGATTTAATAAAGAAAGTAGGCTTTAGGGATGCAGTAAACAATGTTGAGCAAAGCAAATGCCCTTTATGTAAAAAAGACATTAATCCTGTTACTGAGTTTAAAGATGTTCTTAGCGTTAAAGAGTTTCGTATAAATGGTTTATGTCAAAAATGTCAAGATGGCATATTTGGTGTTGAAGCTATGTATTGTATTCATAGAGGTATTGGTTGTAAGGCTTGCTCAGTTAAAGACTGCGAGCTTAGAGTAGTTGAATCAAATTAAAAGGAGGAGAGTATGGCTATTAACAAAAAGAGTTATCAGTGGAATCGTAAGGTTAGAGCGCAGCTTGATATGGAAAGGGCTCTACAGAGGCTTATGCCTAGGCCAAAGTATCTTACACTAGCTGAGGTTGTTCCGGACATGCCTGGGTTATTGTATTCAGTTGGTGATGACAATCTTGCTGTACGGTTATCCGGAAGAAGAAGTATTACAGAACTAACTCAAGGAGGTGAGTAGAATGCATGAATTAAACATAAAAGCTAAGTGTTTTAAGTGTACAGAGGGTGTGTGTATTCGTTGCTATGACAGGCCTGCTATTGATTATAAGAGGATGAGACTAGAGCAGCTAGAGCAGGCAAGAAGGTTGATTATAGCTAGTGTTAATCTGAAGAAGATCGATGCTGAGCCGGGTTTAATCAAGTTAATGCAAATAGAAAGAAAAATAAAGGGGGTGATGGCTTATGTTTAGTATTTACACTAAAAAACATGAGGGCTGGCACAGGAGGGCAGTGTCAAGGATAAAGACACTGCAGGAGGCAGCAACGAAGCTGTATGCAGGAGATTTTCACTTCATAGGCACAGAGTTTATGGCTAAAGCTGTCTATGCTAAAAAGACTACTACTAACTTTAGCTTTATTTCACCTGTGTATGTTTCTGCTAAGAAGAAGACTTTCTACCTTTTCAGTCATAATCCTATTTACAAGGAGGTAACAAATGTCTCATAACGATTGTTTAAACTACCATGAGGACGGGAGTGGTCATTACTGCAAGGCTGTAGACATGAGACAACTAAAAGAAGCGGGAAGGGTACCTGACGACTATCCTCATAAGTATTGGAGAGTGCTGTGTTTTAACGATTTATCTACATGTATGTTTCGTCCACTATATACTAAAAAGGAGGCATAGTGAATAGATACATTGCTTATATTAAAAAGAATGAGTGCTGGAAAGAGAGTAAGCTGCAGGAGTTAATGTCTAGAGAAGAAGCTATTGCTGCTATACAAGGTAAGTATTGGTTAACCGGTATCAGTGCAGCAAGAGCAGTACTACAGGGTAGTTCAACAAAGTTTACCCACATTTCCCCTATTAGAGAGAACAGGGAAATTAAATATATGTTCTCTAATAAACCAATCTATATGGAGGTGTAGTATGCAAGAATTATTAAATGATGTCACATTTAGAGATTTTGATGAGTTTGAAAAGCCATGTATTCAGAGGACTTACAGTATCCTGGGAAGGATGTTTTATGGTGTTAGTCCTGATGTATTAGACAGTAAGATTGCCAGGTTAGCAGGTACAGTGGAACTATTAGATAAAGAGATTACTGTGGACTTTAATGATCTTAGTCAAGTTCCGGAGATGACAGTAGCAACAAAGAAACAGGCTATGAGGAATCTGAAGTACGCACTAGCTGAGCTGTATGTAAGAAGTAAAGGCTATTTGTATAAACTCAGGGAGTTTAAAGCTCAGAATCAAACTATTAGAGAGTTAATCCGTAGTTAAAAGGAGGTGATACCTAATGGATGACATACTCGTAAGAGACTTGATTATAGCTGAAATAGGGTTAAATGATTTCAACATACATGTATTAGAGATAGCAGAAGTTATGGATACAGTTAGCTTCAAGGAGGATGCTAAGGGCGCAGAACAGGCCTTAGCTAAGATTGTAATAGAAACAATCAGAGGAGACAGACGCTATCTCGAAAATAAGGATATGCTCGATTCCTACCAGATAGAAAGCTTAGATAAGTTGGTGGATGAAAGTATGAAAAAGGAGAGTAATAGCCATGCGGATGTAGTTGTAGAGCATGAGAGCATAGCTGATTTCGTTAGTATAGGTGACGGACATAAAGGCAACATGAAAGAAACACAGCAAGAGAACCTTAGAAGTGTTAAAGATAAAGAGGCTAAACTAGACTGGATAGAGAGCCGTATAAAAGAGAATCCTAAGCTAACACTAATCAACATATCATGTGGTAAGCAGACAGCTAATGATTGGTTATCAGATTTCATAGGTAAGGAGAAGGACGGTAAGTTTGAGTATTTCCGAAATAAGGTAAACGCTATTAGAGAGATAAGTCGAGGTAACTTTAAGAGACAGACAACAACGGATAAGCTTAAAGTGATGCTAACGGATATCCAGCTAAGGAAGATGAATACGGAGCTAGTGTATAACATGCTTATCACTAAGTATGGCAGAATAGCATCCTATGGCTCTGTAAGGAAACTTATCAGTAGAATAAGGCTAAAGATATGATATGTCCACCAAAACCAATTACAAGGGAGGATTTAATGGAAACTTCTAAGTACAAACTTAATGCAGATCAGGAGATTATTCAGGCTATTGAGGTATCATCAGTCTCACACATACTCGTAGTAAAAGGCTCTTATAAAGGCAGGAAGCAGGTTAGTGTGATGAAGTACGTATTCTATAGTAACTATGAAGGCCCTAAGAGCGTAGTTGCTATACCGGGAGATGATGACAAGATGGTACAGGCTGTTATTGACGGGCTACAGAAGGCTATAGCGTGAGGCTTATTGTTCATAGCTTAATATCCTTTTGCGTAAAGAAGGCATATAGGTATGATAAGTGTAAAGCCATGTTAGTTGCACAGAATGCAAGCCTTACATACGTATACGCAACAGGATTAATGGTACATAAAAGAGATAAATGGCTAAAGCGTGTTAGTTGGCTTTTAAAACGAATAGACAGGTAAAGGAGGAAAGTATGAAAGATTATTTTGTTGTTACATATCCGAAGAAAAGGTTATTACCCAGTGAGGTATCTACAGAGAAAGAGATCAAAAGATTCTGTAACGTAGCAGAGCTACTTCAGTATTTAGACGATAACAAAAATGAAAAGATATGTGTGTATGAGGCTGAGTGTTTATTGGATTGGAGTTAAAAAGGAGGAAGGTATGGTATTTACAAGCATAGTAAAACTTAGGTGTAGGTTATTCGGGCATAAGTGGGTATATAGTCAAACACCATTTACAGGACACATGAAATACTTTAGGTGCTGTAACCGGTGCGGATTAATTGCTGAGTATAGAGAACATTACCCTACATATGGCCACTTTGGCTGGTTTCAGTTAGTACAATTTACAAAGCAAGGAGGAAAGGAGTTATTTAATAAATTAAAAAAGGAGATTATGCATGAATAGTATAAACTACAATATGGAGATTTTAAACATAGGGACTTCTCCTTATGGTGAAGATTGTGTAAATGTTGGATCTAATCAGTATGCAGCTCGTGCGAGAAAGGAGTGCTGGGTATTTAAGAATCAGTTAGTTCGTGTACACGGAGAACCGCCTACAGGATGTACGCTTGTAGTCAAAAGCTTTCCGCATGATTTTGGAACTTACTATGAGTTATGTGCCAGGTATGATTCTGAGGATGAGATAGCTACAGACTATGCGTATAAACTGGAAGGTGAGGTTCCTGAGTATTGGGATGAAAAGGCTAAGAAAGAACTTACTGCAGGAAGTGAAGTTATTAAAATAAAAGATAAGGTTCCTGTAGTTGGTGTACCCATGACGTTAGATAGTATAGTAGATGTAGAATGCCCCTACTGTGGAGGGAGTAGGGCTGTAGAACCGGACGCTAATTATTTAGTTAATTGTGATTGTGGTAAGAAATATCAATTAAGGAGCGAAATATGAAATTACTAACTAAAGAAGTATTAGAAGGTTTTAAGAAGCAAGGTGACACTTCGCAGAAACAAGCTAAAGACATCAAGATTATAGTCAAGTTCTTTGGCGGTGGTGCATGCAGCTGGTACTGCTATGAGTATGATCCTAAAGATAGAATCTACCAGGCATTTGTAAATCTTGGAGATCCACAGATGGCTGAATGTGGATCAGTAAGTCAAGATGAGCTTGAGGCTTTAAAGTTTCCACAATTCGGGTTATCAGTAGAAAGAGATATGTACTTCGATGATTACACATTACAGGAAGTAATAGATAAGGTAAAATCAGGAGGGCATGCATGAGAGTAGAAGAATGTAAGGGTTGTAATTGTTTAGAACTAGAGTTAGTAAATGTCATTAAGCTGTGGTACTGCTCAGAATATAATAAACAAATATGCAAAATTAAGTGTTGTCCCGGCGCAGAAGAAGTAGAAGAATGTATAATGGATCAGTTTCTTGAAGACATAGGCGTAGCATAAAAGGAGGTAATTATGCTTAATAAAGAGAAAGATCAGTATAATACTTTAATTAGTGAAGGCATTAAGGAAATGTATTTAAATTTTATCGAAGGTAAACTTTCTAAGAAAAAAGCAGAATACTTTGAAAAGGAGTATATAGACACAGGGATAATTAATGATTTTATTGAAAATGCCCCTGAACCGGCATTAGGTAAGTTATGCTATTAAAATCTAATTATCATTGGAGAGAAGTGCAATACGATGCTGCAGGTAATCCTTTCTTCCTTTACTACAGAAAGGTATATCCTCTAGGTGAGTTTATGAAACCTAAAACACCTTGGCAAGATACAACATTGATATTCGGTCCAGACCTATGCCTCCACATTAACGGGGGCATACTCATTAAGCTTAGTAAGTCATGTGAAGCAGTTCAAGTCTATTACACAAAGGAGGAGGTGATACACGGGTAAAAAGCAGCAAGCATCTAAATTAGCTCGTAAACATAGAAAACAGACATTACACGCAGGTTTACCAAGGTATTTTGGGCATCCATCCCATTTAACTAAGTATCATATTAAAAAGAAATATAAAAGGAGGAAATATGAGTCTAACTGAGTTTATTAAACAGAATAAAGAGGAAATAAAAGCTCATATCCGTGAGAAATGCCCTAATGCTACTAGATTTGATAAAGAAGAACTTAGGCAGTGGGTTTATAATGCTGAGAGCTTATATCTTTGGGCACGATCAGTAGGTGTAAATATTTAAAAAGGAGGAAGCATGGAATTTAAAGTTAAATACTTTTATTTGCAGTGCAGCGACAACTTTGACACATTTATCAAGACACCGGAGTCAGTCAGGGAGTTTGTAAAGGGTGAGTTTGAGTATAATGAGAAGATGGTAGTTATAGGTATGAATATCAAGAATAAAGTGATTATAAAGAAGGATATCGCTATTGGAGGCTATAACACAATAGCGTGTACTCCTGCAGATATATTTATACCTCTACTAAAAGTTAATGCTCGTAACTTCGTGATAATCCACAATCATCCGTCTGACGATGCTTCACCATCACAGGAGGATATAACTTTTACCAGGAACGTTAATAAGGCTGCAAAGTACATAGGGCTTAACTTCTTAGACCATTTAATTGTAACTGTAAATGAGGAAAACTATTATTCATTTAAAAAGGGTGGTATTTTATAATTTAATAACAGGAGGGAAGTATGAGTTTTAGAGAAACATTAGTAAGGTTACTTGCAACAGCAGGTACAAGAGAAAAAGCAATTGAGACTATTAATGTACTGAATGCACAAAGGTTAATTGAATCAGACAGACTAGCACGAGTTGAGGAAAAGAAGGAACAGGAAAAGATACGGATAAAAAGGGTGTATATTAAACCTGTGGGTTATGTAACACACAGGGGGACTAAACTAAAAACACTTTTATCTACAGTGTATAGAGAAATAATATGGGCAAAAACAGAAAGAGATAAAGAGAGATATCTACTCAGACAAGAGGAAAAGGGTGTTAGTCCGAGAAAACTAGAAAAGCTTAGAAGGGATATTGTATTCGGATATGGTAAGATTGGTAAGCAGGTAGCAGAACTTAGAGAAAAGCATGTACATCCCGGGTCTACTATATTAAACTTTAAAGCAAAATATAAGTTATTGGCTCATCTATCATAGTATAAAGTAGTTATCGGTTATCCGCATAGGTCTTAAATAGAATCTGACATCTTATAGTTGCCGTACTATTGACATATATCAAAGCCTTCTCAACCTGGGAGAGGTCTGGACGTAGGACGCAAGAAGACGGGGCGTTTTCGTATAATAGCACTATAAGGCTATAAGGTTATTACCGAACTATTATTACCGATACAAAATGAAGATATGACTATATATACTTATCGGCAGAACTACAGTTTGAGACAAATTGGCGGAGGTCAGCTATAGTACATAAAGTGCGGCTAAATGACGTGTCATATCATTCTGCCGATAGTCGGCAGAATGACGTACCATAGCATTATTACGTTATTAACGTAAAGATGAGACAAATTGGCGGAGGTCAGCTATAGTACATAAAGTGCGGTTATTTATCATAACTGCTGATAATACAACAGGAGGTATAATGGTTTTAACCAAAATAATAGAGGTTAAGAATAAGGGTAAAGAGACTATTGGTATAATCCAGGCCGATAGGTTAATGATACTTAAGAGGTATTACAAGAAAAAAGGCTATATACATCCACGGTACAAACATACTATTATACTGGACGATATTAGAGAGATAGATATCTTTCTATAACGTAGTATAGACTTAAAGCTGTTATTATTAGAGTATAGTAGCTAAGTGTATGCTAAATAGCATCTTATAAGCATAAATAGAGCAAAATACAGGATAAATAGGTGTGTTTTACTCTATTTACGCTTATGTTAGAAGTGACCATAATGACGTGTCATATCATTCTGCCGATAGTCGGCAGAATGACGTGTTGAATCATCCTTACGTTATTGACGTAAGGATGAGACAAACCGGCGGAAGTCAGCTATAGTACATAAAGTGCGGCTAAATGACGTGTCACAGCAAACTGCCGATAGTCGGCAGAATGACGTGTTGAATCATTTTCTGCTGATAGCCGGTAGAGCTACAGTTTGAGACAAACCGGCGGAAGTCAGCTATAGTACATAAAGCGCAGGTAAAATACATATACTATATAACAGATGACCTTACTGTTAGTATAACAGTAACGGTTAATATACTTCCCTCCTCTAAGCTTATCTCCCTCTCTACCTTTTATGCTAAGGTAGGGAGGGTGTAGGCTGAACTATGGTTGAGCTATTGGTTAATCTACAGCTGAACACTAAAAAAAGTGTAAGGGTATAGCGGGATCAGAAGGACAGGGGTGTGGGGGCGGCTGACCGGCTTTTCCCTTAGCGTTGACAGTCGTATGTTGTCTATAAGCTGTCTATAAGCTATCTATGGTTATTTATAAGCTGTCTATAGGCTGATCTATGGTTATTTATAAGCTGCCTATAAGCTGTCTATAGGCTGATCTATAGACAGTCACATGTTGTCTATAAGCTGTCTATGGATGTTTTTATAAGATGTTAATAAGAATATAGATGGTTATGGGTATACCGGAGATATTAATAAACTGTATGGATGGATATAGGTTATACTAAGGTATAGTATACTAAATCAGTGTAGGCTTTATGTGTACCCCTCCCTCCTCTCTCTGTGTATATTACTGTTATTATGTTATAATTATTCTTTATATGTATATACTTACTGTACTTTACTCTCTTTTTCTATGGGGGTAGTGTACCAGTAGTGTTCATAAGTTGTTGATAACAATGGTCAACTTTGGTTTGAGACTTGCTGGCGGAAGTCAGCTTTAGTACATAAAGTGCAGCAATTATTACAACAATACTTCAGTTGTTTGTAAGCAATTACGACTTTGGTTATTATTATGGTGACGCTATGTTTTCATCATAATTAACATATACATTTTTAAAAGGAGCATAACATGAAACTTGTTAAAACAACCACGTCAAGTAAGCCTGCTATAATAGAGCCTAAATTAGAGAAGTTCTATTCTATGAACGGTACACCTGTAGTACGTATCTCTGGTAATTTTACTAAAGGTGGGTTCAGTTTAGGTAAAGCTAAAATTGCAGCTATACTTAGGTATGCTGATGTACTAAAAGAGTTCTCTGATGGTAACTATGATACACAAATAGATAAACTTGGAGAGAACGAAGTCCTGACTGTATCTGCATAGTACTAGATACTAAGTCTTAAGTGATAAAAGGGAGGGGGAGAGTTTATCCTTTCTCTCCCTTTCTATTTATGTAATAGTGGTCTAATGGACTTCTATTAGATAAATAGATATAAACTATAAGATGCTAATCTGGAGAGTGTATGAAAAATAAAATGGATGAGAGAATTAAAAGACAGCTAACATTATTACAACCAACACACCTATACTGTAAACATAAAGACTTGCCATGCTCAGATTGCTTGAATGAGGTTCATAACGTGACCCATATTAATGGGAATGTGTCCGGTATTAGTGGAGGTGTAAAGGGGATTATTGAAATTTTAAAGGCTAACCTGGAGGGTGTATGAAAGTGGGTAATTATAATGAACTGCGGAGGGATTGATGATAATATTCGGAACAGTTTCGTTTAATAATAGATTAACTTTAAAGCAGTTTAAATACGCTTGCCTGACTGCACGGTTGGATTTCTTTCAATTGGTTCGGACTAAGTATTACATGGATAAAGGACTTACTTTTAAACAGGCTACTGTAAAATACTTAAATGCGAAAAGGAGGGTACAGTGGATTTAAAAGCCGAATTGATAAAACATACTGATGTAAATGAGCAGGACTTTGATACTCATGCATCGGATTTGTATGTCCGCTATACACCGAGAGTTGAACAGTGGTTAAAAGATAATTATCCGTTCTATACCAATACCTCGTTATTCATAAGTAATGTTGATAATAAAACATGGCTGGATTTACCGTTTGCAAATGATGAATGGTGGAATAAAAAAACAAGGAGCATAGTATGAACTTAAATCTTGTAGTTATTGAAGGGCATTTAGCAAGTGATGTAACTAACGAAGGTGAATACAGCTTTTTTACAATTGATGTCCGGAATAAGGAAAACAAGACCATTAATGTTCGTGTAACAAATCAACTGGCAGAAAACTGTATTCGTTATTTAAAGACGGGCAGTCATGTGCTTGTAAGTGGCCATCTTGAGGGTACACATATTAACGGTAGAGAAGTTAAGTTTTTACCTGCGAAATAAGTATGATATGCTATAAAATTTTAAAGACTGATCGGGAGGATAATGTTAGAACCAGAACCACAATTTATTATTAATAAGATTGTACGAAGTATTGTATTGGCCTGTACTGATATTGAGCTATTAACAGAGGTAGCTTATGACTGGCTGCATATTAAATCTGGGTTTATTGCTCATTACAGCAGACAAGGATTTATAGGGTATTATAGTTGTGTTTCATTAAAGCAGAAGATACTTGATGAAAGAGACTGGAATGCACGGGAAATCCATGATGGTAACTGTAGGGATGATGAAAAAACCTATTATCAGCAAACAACAGATACATATAGGCTGATATGCGATATTCTGGAGGGTAAAAAGAAAGGTATTCCTTCTAAAAAGGAATGTTCGGTATTACACAACAAGGAGCAAATTGTATGAAAGGCCAATATGCAATAATCGATAAGAATGGAATTATCTTTCAAGGTGATTATAATTACATACAGGAGCAGTGGGGCAGAATATATTACGAGGATAATCCAGATAATATAAAATGGAACGGTGATATAATGCTTGTTGGTATAATGTTTGTTGATATAATGAGGATATGTAAATGAATCGATATATAATTAAACAACAAGATGTTGGGCGTAGGGATAATTTTCCAATAAAAGTTGAATGTGAGCATTGTCGGCATACACATACTGAATACCTATTTGAACCATTAGGGCGTGTATTAAAACAAGATGTTGGTAAAATCTGTAAAAGATTAAAAGGTATTTGGTATGTTGAAAATCAAGAACAATTTGAGAAGCGAGTGAACAAATGATTATCACTATACTACTGTGTGTTATTGCTCTGCATTATATATTAATCGACCAATTAAAACTGCACAGAGGTAGAATTACTATTGAGCAAGGCTGGTTATACGTGTACTGTAATTATGATTATACACATGAACATTTTATTAACGGTCAGGGATTATTTCGTGTACTGCCTCTCTGGGTATATAGACGTGAATGGACTTTCTTTTATGGTGACAGCTGTTCCTGTCAGTTCATAAAAGCATATACTCGGAAAGGTGCAATACGAAAAGCTAAAGATAAATACTCTGTTGAGGAGTATAAACGATTTAATATAAAACGATTAAAAGGGAGGGACTAAGAAATGAATAAAATAGAAACATGGGCTCCGGTATTCAGTGGATTTTATAATACTATCTGGGAATTTAATGGTGATGAAGATGAACTTCAATACTTAAATGAAAATGCGCCAAAAGGAAAAGAATATACTTATGATGACCTGGATATAGACTATAGAGCATACGAAAAAGATGTGTGCACAAGGTTTGTTGATATTTTATCAGCTACTCTAAGTGAAGGGATACCTGCAATTAAAAAGATTGTTATGCAGCAGGTTATTTCTCCGAAAGAATATAATTTCAGAAATGACGCAATAGATATTGAGATACACGTACACAGTAAAACTTCTCTACAGAAATGGATTATTAATTATCTGAAAAAACACAAAGATGAGTGGTTGAACTATCTTGTGTCACACTATACTGGTTGTGACGGGTTTATACCTGGTTATTCTAACTCACCTTTAGATTGGAAAAATAAAACAGAGAATTATAGTAATTTAGGTACTCATCACTTGGGCGCTATTTTACAATTCTACTGCGATACAGAATATCTTGATGAAGACTATTTTTACGACAAAGTAATAGAGAGTATATATGCCAATGAGTATATAAAACTAAAGGAGGCTGTAAGTGGATAGTATGAATACAGCTGAATACAAATTAATAGTAGAGTTTATGGGTTTGAAACCCACATTAGTAAATCCCGATTGTTATAGCCTGTCAAAACAGCCCTGGTTATCAGTTACAGGCTCTACTCCTGAAAAGGTTATACAAGATTTTTGTAAATCAACAAGCTACCACTCTTCATGGGATTGGTTAATGCCGGTAGTTGAGAAGATAGAAACATTAAAAATAAATGAGTATACTTCTTTTGTTGTAAATATAAGAAAAAATGGATGTGGAGTAGATACTTTTTATGATGAGGACTTAGATGATGGTGGAACAAAAGAAGTCATATTAAAAAAGTGGATATGGTGTCAAAGTACAAATAAGCTACAAGCTACTTTTGAAACCGTAGTTACGTTTATTAAGTGGTATAAACAAACAGTAGCTAATATGAACAAAGATAATAAACTTATAGCAGAGTTTATGGGTGTGGAATACACGGATTTTAGGCATGATGATTATGATACTTCATGGGGTTGGTTAATGCCTGTAGCAGAGAAGATACAAGATATGCGTGATTATATGGTTAGAATAACCAAATGTCATTGCGATATACTTAAATTGCGCTCAAATAAAACTATTGTAATGGAACATGGTGAAAGTACACAAAAAGCAGTTTACAAAGCAGTGGTTGAGTTTATTAAATGGTATAACAAAAACAAAGGAGCATAATATGGATAGTATAAAAACAATTGAACACAAAGGTTATAAGATTAACATTTATCCTGATGACACTATTAATGAAAGTCCACGAGAATGGGATAATCTTGGGGTTATGGTTTGCTTTCATGGGAGACACACACTGGGAGATAAAACAAAGCTCACATCTGATATGTTTGACAGTTGGGAAGAATTGTATAAGTATCTTGTTGAGGAAGGAGCTGTCTTGATTTCTCCGCTTTATATGTATGACCATTCCGGTATTCATATTAAAATCGGTAATTTTTATGGGTGCGGACTACCACAGGGGCACGCACATTTTGACAGTGGGCAGATAGGGTTTACCTATACTACCAGAAAGAAAATACTGGAATGTTGTGGCAGTTATAAAGACGGTAAATGTAGCTCCAAAAGAGTATCAAAAGTTATGCTTGAGAAAGCTAAACAGGTATTAACTGCTGAAGTAGAAACCTATGACCAGTACTGTGCAGGCGATGTATATGGGTATATGATTGAAGATCCGGAAGGTAATGAGAAAGGTGGTTGCTGGGGATACTACGGATATGATTTTGAAAAGAGCGATTTACTTCCTTCAGCTAAAGGTGAGATTAACTGTGAGATAAAAAATAAGTTAGAGGAACATAATAAAAAGCTCAAAGCACAGATAAAAGGTAATGCTCCTCTTGAAATAAGGGAGGCAATAAGTGCTTAATATTGTTATAAGCAAACACATTGAGAACATCACATTAAACTCTAAAGAATTTCTTCTTGACAGTGAAAACGGTAATATAAGAAAGTTTAAATCAAAAAGAGAAGCAGTTGATTTTCTATTAGGGATTGGTTATAAACTTGACGATATAGGGTATTCAGTATTTGTAGGAACAAAGGAAAACCCTGACCAAGTTACAATACCCGATTTAAAGGAGTTAGTATAGTGGAAAATATAATAGCCAGAACATATAAAGGTACGGCCAATGACCGATAAAGAATTAGCAAATGAAGGTTGGGAAAACGATACATATAATCCGACAACAGCTATTGAGTTTGATAATGGCGTAGTTATATATGCCAGTTGTGATGAAGAAGGCAATGGTAACGGTTGTTTATTCGGTTACAGTAAGAAAACCGGTAAGCAATTTCTGCTGGCTTGAGACAAACTGGCGGAAGTCAGCTTTAGTACAGAAGGAGCAAAAGTATGACAAGTAAAAAACATTACTTAAAAGCTGGTGACAAGATATTCTCTATCGGAGCACTTCTTATACTTGATGAAAACGGTAAATTTCAAGTTATTGGGTTTTATGAAAATAACACATACTTTGAGGGTCAACTCGTTAATACTGATGATAAGGGTTATTACACGGAGGATAATGATGGAAATACCAAATGATATTATAAAATCTATAATCGAGATTATCAGTTATTCTTATTCAGAAGAATGTGCGCATTATGAAGAAATAACTGGTATTGATACTGATGACCCGCAATATGAGAATATTGAAAATCTACCAGATAAAAACCATGTATTTTATCACCTACGAAAAGTGGATGATTACTTAGCTGAGCATAAAAATGGGTGAAAATTGGGCTGATTATGTAAGATGCAATAATTGTGATACAGAATTATTTGTTGATATAGGTAGGGAGGACTGTCCTCTATGTCAAAAAGAAGGTTGTTTGATGTGGCTTGATGATGATTTGCAAGAAGTATTAATTGACGAGGCAGACTTAAATAAAAAGATTAACAGGAGCAAGTATGGTAACGACTTACGTAGATAAAAAGAAGAGAATCAAAGTTATTACTCAACTATATGAAATAGGATTGTATGTAGCAGTTTATATGGAAGGTACTTCAATACCTGAGCAGTTCGGTATTAATACTACTGATGATAAAAAAATATCATAAATGGTTACGGAAGAAATTAACTGGTAATAAACTTAGAATAATTGCAAAAGAATCAAGTATTTTAAATTAGGGGGTAAAGGATGGGAAGAACATTACACTATGATATTGAGAAGTTGAACGGAAAGAGTTTTACTGATAGAGAAGCACTTTACATATTTGATAATTCACAAAGATTAAACACGGGAGAGGTTGGTAAGCTATGGACTTGCGAAAATTTCGACCTTGATGTGTACGGCTATTATCCTTACTGGAAAGAAAAAAGCTGGAATATAGAAGGTGAAGGAAAAGCTGAAAGCGAGGAACATATTGAAAAGAGATACAATGAGCTTGGGAGTGAAGGTAAAAATCATATTGACATTGTGAAACAGCTTGCATCGGAAAAGTTAGTTTATCTCAAAGATGATGACCGGAGTAAAACAAGTGGGTCTACCAAAGTCGGCGGTAATGAACTAAATGCTATGATGGTATATTTAACACTCATTCAAATATCTAAAGAGTTACCGAATACAAAAATAACCTTGCGTGATGAAGGTGAGTTTTTGCTTTGTCCACAAGTGTATATTCGTGAAGGTAGAGTGTTACCGGATATTAAAGATTTGGAAGAACGTATAAGACACTGGACATTTATTTCGTTTATAAACTCAAAGACAAAATTAATGAACGAGATAAATCGGGAAATATTGAAAGATGTTGATGATGATACACGCCGTGTATTTGGTTTTGAGAAAACATATGCCGGTTATGCTGCAGAATATACAAAACAGTTTATCAATAAAGCACGAATTGTAATGAACATTGTACGGGAAAACTGGAAATGGAGAGATACAAGTGGTTTTCATAATCTTGGGTATGTTCAAATCAGTGTCGGTAATATACAAAAGCTACCCGTTAAATACTGGTTCAGGCCTGAATTATTTTGCAGAGCAGTTAAGAGTGATGACTTTGATGATTATAAAGACTCGCCAGGTGAAGTTATGGCCGGTTTTCAAGGTGAGTATTTCGGTCTTGTTCCAGAAGGTACAGAAGAAATTGACAGTTATAAACAAGTAGCCTTTATGCAGAAAATGCTGGCTGCTGCCGGTGTTGACAAAAAGCAATTAGTAACGAGAGGTGAATAGTGAAATACTTATACTGTCCAAAATGCAAAAAATATCCAGATAAAGTTGATAAAATATATACCCGCTATGTTGAGCCTAGGGCTTGGGATGGTAAGTGTTATGCTAAGTTGAGCATTGGAAAAGACTATAGCTCTTGTTACTGCTGTGGTGAATGTGGTCATGTTGTAGAGGAAAAACATGACTAGTGATTGTCTATACAGCAGCAGCGATGAAGAAATTGAAATATTTGATTTTGAGGAACAAGTCTTATGAGAGTATATAAGCTAACTAAAAAGGAACAGCGGGCTGTATTAGATTTATTCCATGATCAAAGTGTTGAAATAATTAAGCACGGGGAAAAGGTAGAACAAGGACACTGGATATTGAAAGCTGATATACTTGAACAGATATTTGAAAGGTACTCAACACACAGAGAATTTCTTGACCATGTAAATGGGGAGGACTGATGGCTAATAACTATGTGCAATGTACGCCAGCACAGGCATTAAAAGCAACTAAAGAGGAAGCGGATATACTGATAAGGCTAGCAGAGCAATCTGAAGATGAATGTAATATTCACGGATTTACATTTGAATATTATAAAAAACACAAAAGTTTTTACATGTATGCGGGGGGCTGCGGAGATGAAAACAATTTGCCTGAACCCTTTTTAACAGCATTGGGTAAACTTATACAGAAAAATAAACTTCCTTATCTTATATTTGGAAATGCTTTTACTTGTGACAAAATGCATCCTGGCCAATTTGGTGGTGGTAGTTTCAGGATACATACTGACGGGTATGTTGAACATCCGGAAATTGTCTGGGATAATAAAGTTGATAAACTGAAAGACGGTATTAAATATGCAATTAATGAACTGAAAGAATGGGGTTCCATAGAAGCTGTTGAAATATTAGAAGCAGTATTGAGGAACAAATAAGATGGATGAAGAAACCATTATATGTAAAGGATGTGGAACTAAGTATGAAGCAGACCGTTGTTCTATTTTTTGTTTAAAGTGTAATGTATCCATATGTCCTGATTGTGGATATGAATTAGACGGAGAGCGTATGGGTTATTGCGGGAATAACTGTTATCACTGTGATTGGCAGCATTGTGGAAGTTGCGAATAATTTAATCAATGTAGGAGATAAATATGAGAAAAGTATATGTTGATGTAAAGGTACGATTAATAATCAGAGCAAACAAAGGTATCGATATTAACGAAGTGCTTGAGGAAATGGATTACGACTTCATCAGTAATACTGATAATGCTGAAATCGAAGATACTGAAATAAAAGACTGGGATATAACAGACAGCAAATGATGCATACGAAAGCAAAAAAGCTATGGTTAAGATTAGGTGATATACCAATAAATGAAGACGAGGAGATAGAACAGAGATTTTTACATTTTGGTGTTGGTACACACAGGGAAGAAATATGGCACTGGTTTGAGGGTAAGTTTGATTTATCAGTAGCGGAAGATTTAATGTATAAAAATTAGAAAAAGGGAGGCCGGTATGGATATTGATATAGAAGAATATTTGAAAATGCCAAATACCTGTCTTTACTGTGGAAGCAAAAATACCACTGGCAGTGATACCGGTTTTAGTTATATTAATGCTTGGCGTAATGTTATATGTAATGAGTGCCATAAAGAGTGGACAGAAGAATTTACTATTACCAGTATTATTAATGCAAACTTAGGTCTTGAAAGTCGTCCCTTTATGGACTGTCCTCACTGTAAACACAAAATCAGTATTAAAGGTTTAACTGGAGATAGTTACGGTATCTTTAAATGTCCGAAATGCAATAAAGATATTACTGAGTTTATAGACAAAGGTTTATTAGAAAATGATATGTTTTGAGGGGGTGAGTATGAAGTATGAATGTCCTGTTTGTAAAGCAGAACTTGAACATAAAAGAGTAGATGACGGATTTATAATAAACCGTATCAGTAAACACGGTGTGGCAGCAGAACTAGCTAATGAATCAGACGGTTATGATACTGTTAAATGTAGTAGAAACAGCGGGCATGCTATACCAGGCAAGCTTAGGCAGCATGTTCTTAATATAGTGCAGTAAAGGAGCAAAGTATGAAAAAATTAAGTAAGTACAGTAGACGAGAAATTATACTCAGACTGAAAGCACTATTTCCTATAATTAGCCCTGGGTACTGGACAAAACTATCTGATGCCCAGATGACAGAATATTTCAAAAGACAGATTACTGTTAATTCACTGGATCAGCTAAAAGAGATATGTAATAAAGCCGGAGACTATGGGTATGAAAATGGTGTTGAGTTTGGACTAATGCTTAACGGCGGGCTAAGAAGCAGTAAGACAATTAATTATGGTGGTGAGATATTCTATATCCGCAATCATGTTGACGACTCTGAACAGGAGCTTAACTCTGAACAGATAATGGATAAAGAGTATACAAATATTGGTGAAGGTATTAAGAAGAAAGCACTAAGGTTTAACTGTTTTAATTAAAAGGAGCTGAGAGTATGAAAGAATTAAAATTCAAATGTAAGAAATTATGAAGGGTAATGGTTCTTGTGCAGAGCCTTGGTACTGGGGAGATACATACAAGAAAGCTTGTGAGGTATGTGAACAGGAAAATGAGAAACGCGGAATTTCACGTAAAGAAGCAGCTATTATAGTTATGTCTTCCATGGGGGCAGGTAATGTCTAAGGTACTGGTAAAAGCATGGAAAGCATACCTCTATGCTTGTGATGGTAATGAACTATTAGACGAAACACTGATCAACGAAAACAGTGAAGGTATTGCACGGGATATATTTTCAGAAAACCACAGCTCTTTAAAAAATACATTTATAACTCTGGAAGAAACTACGGAGGAAATAAACGAAGAGGATGCGGTTGAGAGTGATCTTAAAATCTTACAAAGTGACCAATTTACATTTGAGGATAAATAACTGAATTAGTAAATGAGCTTAATGAAGCAACTTATTTTATGGAGGTATAATGGCTAAGAAATATTTATTAATTACTGTAAAAACGCAGGACGGTGAAAATGAGTATCAAGAGTTACTATGGAGTGAGTGTTCTGAAATAGTATTTAATACTAAAAGTGCGCTTGCAAGTAAATTAAAGAACATATTAGAAAGATATAGGACTAGTAATACTGATGATCTTCAAAGAGAAAACAATGAAGACTGTTATCCTGTTCTTGGCCGTAATTGGACTATTGTACAGATAGAAGGGTGTGCTGAATTTGATACAAAAGAAGAACTGATAACTGAATTAGTTACTCGAACAAGAGTGTTTGAAGTACCGGACACACAGGAGGAATGATGAAAGTTTATATTGTTATAACTGTAATTGAAGGTTATCCTGACACTTATGGTGATATTGCAGGAGTTTATAAGAAAGAGAAAAGTGCAAAAAGAGTTGTTAAAGGTATACAAAAAATAAAAGCTAAAGACGAATTGGATGTGGAAGGAGAGCTGGGTAAACAATACGGTATTAATCCAGAATTTGATATGATAACATATTTAGAGCATACACTGGAGGACTGATGAAAATAAGAATTATTCATTGTGCAGTACGCAGTCTTATCTATCAACAAGATATAATTTTTACAGAAGATTTTAAATCACCAGTGGAAGATTTTGTAGTGAGGGGTGCTACAGTTATATTTGATAAAGTATGTGAATGTGATTTACCAGATTTATTTCCATTGGAAACATCTTTTGAAACAGGAGTATTAAATGGGGAAATGTAGAAAAATGAAAACAGGTTGGTGGAGCTTAGCTATAACAGATATAGATGAACTCACAGATATTTCTAAAGAACATATTGCCGATTTAATTGTAAAGGGTTATACTTCCGGTGAGATTATTCAAGAAGAAGACGATATGGAAATAACTGCAACAGAGGATGAAATAACAATTATTCCAAAGGAAAAGAAATGAGCAAAATAATCACTGACAAAGAAATGGGAGATATTATTCACAAAGCAACTCATGATCGGGAGATTATTGATGATCAAGACTCATACCTACATTTTCTTTTTAGTTTAGCTGAACTTATAACTGACCATTTTGGAGGTACACATGGAAAAGCTTCATACGCAGATGACGGCTTAGGTTACGCAGTTGCATTCAATGTTAATGAATGTGTGCCTACTGACGGTGGTATATTTAAAGACTACGATACTGATGTTACTTGGAAAGACAATAAGGAGGAACAATGAAAGATAGGGTAATTATAGTTATTAAAGGTGGTCTTGTTCAGAATGTATACTCAACAAACTCTGATCTGGATGTAGATGTACTGGATAATGATATACAAAAAGACTGTGATCCTACAAAAGAAGATGTTGAATATTATTATAAACTTAAAGTTGAACTAGATGATCCTAATACACAATTCAGTGAGGTGTATTGATGAAAATATACCGAATAGCTGTAGAATATACAATTGTCGGTACAATAACAGTATCAGCTAATAATCTTAAAAGCGCATTAGAAAAAGCTGAACACCGTTAATACTTCAAGTGTGTATGATAAAGAATATGTTGATAGTTCATGGAATGTTAATCAAGAGGTCAGTGAGGAATTTTGTAATGAGGATCATACATAAAATGACCATAGGTTATATCCCTGATAAAGAAGAAACAAACTTTATACTTTCTGAAGAAGAGTTTAAAAAACTACTTACCGGCAAAAGTATTAAACATGTAACAAGTAATTTTGAATACAAAATAGCAGAATTTACTCTTTCTTTCAAAGGTAAAAAAAGATAAAAAAACGAATTATCTTTCGCTACTGAGACTTTGCTGGCGAAAGTCAGCTTTAGTACAAAGAGTTTTACAAACTTTATAAAAGGAGAACATATGTTAACATGGAACGAGGTACTACTTTATCTTAAAAGCAAACAAGCTAACGATGAGGTGAAGGCTAACCTAAAAGCCAATGAGACATTACAAGCTGAACTGGCAAAAGAGAATGCAGCAAAAAAGATTTATGACAGCACAAAAAAGATTGTTGTTGCTAATGGGTTTACTAAGGGTATACCGGAAATCCATAAAGCCCTAACCTCTCTGTTTAATATTACATTTAAAAGGGTGCCGGTAAACGCATATTCCTATGTAACTGTTAGTATTGATCCTATCTGGAAAGCGATAGAAGATGCTGTACAGAAAAATAGTCCTAACGCTAAAGAAGTAATTAAATTACTAGGGAAAGTAGCTTAGTTTTATAGGGGCTGTGGTCTTGCTCCTTCCGCAGCTCCTTATTTTTGTGTGAGGTAAACTATGAATATAACAAAAATAGAAGTAGATGATGTTGATTTTGAAGTAGATGATGTTGGTCTTGATGCATTTGTTGAGCATATTGATCATGTGAATGAACATAATAACTATATTCTCATTGAAGCTTCTGGTACAGTCTTGTGTAGAGAATTATCTATTCCTTTCACTTATGAATATGAAGCAACTAGTGATAATGGTGGAGGCGGACATAGCTTGAACGATGATGACGAAAATGTGAAAGAACTTACTGAAGAAGAATATGACGAAGTAATTAATTTTCTTGATGAAGAATATGATCATAATCATTACATGCAGGAGGTGTATTAGTGGATTTTTGTTTTCAAGGTTGGGTTCGCGGTGCAAAAATAACCATAGCCACAAATATAAAGAGTGAGAAGATTGATGTAAGTAAAATAGACGAAGAAAAATTAGCTAAAAAACTTACAGACGGAGAGCTATTTATCTCTCTCGGAGATTATCTTTATGATAATAAAGAAGCTGAGATAGAAATATTTGATTTCGAGGAGTAAATATAATGGAATATAGAGTATTTTGGGAGATAGATGTTGACGCTGAAAATGAGGTAGAGGCAGCTAAGGAAGCATTGAAATCCAGTACAGGAAGTAGGCTCTACAGCTAACTTTTTCACAGTAAAACCTACGGCTTATTGTCAGTCTGCAAAAGAAGTTGACTCACAAAAATTAAACTCAAACTAAGGAGACCGTATGCAACAAGTTTTAATACCTAATAAAATAGCACATGCACTAGTATACGCAAAAAAGAATAGCTGGGTATGGGTAACACAAGATATGAGTGGTAAGATGAGAAATATGTGGTCAATAAATACTAACTCGCTTACAAATCCATTTTGTTGTAACCGCTCTCAAACAAATACTATCTGTGCTTATTGTTATTCCCGAAAAATGTTAAAAGGACTAAGAGCTAGTTGCGTATTAGCATTTGAATATAATTCTAAATTATTATCATCTAATGTTCTTCCGGAAAATATATTACCTGTAATTTGTAAGCCTATACTCCGGTTTAGTGCTCATGGAGAATTGTTAAACCTAACTCATATGAAAAACTATCTAAATATTGCTCGTAAAAATCCAAAAACAATATTCGGTTTTTGGACAAAACGCTTAGATATTGTTACAGCACAGCACTTAAAGTTTAAGCCTAAAAATATAATCTATATCTACTCTAATCCCACAATTAACGATCCTATGCCCGTTGTACCTAAACAATTTGACAAAATCTTTTCTGTGTATACCAAAGATTTTCTTGCAGGCCATAAACGTATAAAAATTAACTGTAAAGGTGTTAAGGAGGGCGGCTGTATCAATTGTAGGAAGTGTTATTCCCCTAATAAAATACGCTTTATTAAGGAAGTAATTAGATGAGTGGATGATTATCTTGACTGTAATTCACCGACAAAGAAATAATGAAGACTTTAAAAAAAACTCTGAGGAGATAAAAATAATGGATAAAGTGATACATTTTTATGATTTACTTGCTGAGCTTGATATGCTTGAACAAAAAATAGAAGAAACATTGAGGATGTATAATGTCCTAACCCATTTTTCTCATTTGAAATACTAAGCAAAAAGCTACCAATAACTTTTTAAAAGCATAAACAAAAAGGAATTAGCACAGTAAAAAGTTGTATTTATACATCATGGTATCGAGAAAGCTATATTTACTGAGGGGTAACTATGCAGATAAAAATAACACCTAATCTAACATGTAATAATCAACCAGTTAGTCTTAAGAAAGGTATCTGGTTTGAAGTGGCTGTTGACAAAGGTGAAGAAGGAACAATGAGTATTTATAAAGATGACAGTCTAGCAGGTGCATTAAAAGTGTATCACGAAACTAATAATAAATTTCCTAAATTCATTGATGCCTGGGGATTCCCTATAGGAGGTGATATACCTTATCCGATAGATCAGTTTTCATTCGAGGAATAATACGGGTAAAGATAACTTCAAAGAATATGATATTAAAGTACATCTTGAATTAGGTTGGACATTTGAAGGTTTAGTTAAACAAGCATGGAGGAAAAGGGATGATTACATACCTACCTGCGTATTTAAAACAGAAGTATAACAATAAAGTAATCGGATATATTCGTTATAAGAGAGATAAATATTTTCTTATAGCAGAAGAAAAGCATCAGCCTAAAATACCCTATATAAGCGTTATGTTTATACATCTTGCTCAGATAACCCTACGTTGTGAAAAATGTGCAAGGATAATTAGTCGCGTTGCTATGCCTAAACTAGTATTTCTTGTAGATCGTATCGGTGTACGTATAGAATTAAATAAAATAGATCCTGATGCAATATGGTCTTTGCATCATTGCGGGAAATGCGAGCATAAGATACTCAGTAGAGTATCCGCACCTGTGCTATGTAACCGGTGTGGTCGTGTTATTACATGGCTATACCCACAAAAAAATGAGGCATTTGAGATTAAAGTAGGCAAGGAGTATCACGTTGAAATATGTAATAACTGCAACCCTTTAATTAAAAATGAGCTAATAGAGTTTAAGGAGGCTTTGAGTGTTATTACAAATTAAAGGTAAAGAAATTGACCTTATACTTGATGACTGGGTAGAAGAAAAAGGTACCGCTTTTAGGTACTGGACTCAACTATGTTCTAACCACGCACATCTTGTTGATGAACACAGAATAAGTGAAACAGCTATAGAGCAGATATGTGGTGTACAAGGGTGTAGTGAAGAGGCTGATTACTATTATGATTTTTGTAAAAGGAATATAAGAAATGATTAAGAAAATAACTATCATAAGTTTTATTTATCTGACTGGGTTGTACATCTCTATTGGTTATATTTACCTTCATCAGAAAAAAGAAATATCAGTATTAACTAAACGAACTAGTAACATGCAGAAGGAGATATACTACGATCGTAAACAAATAGTAGAACTAGAAGGGATGGTTGCAGAAGTAATCCTTAATCCGGATGCTAAGCAGGGTAAAGCACTACTTGATAAGTATTATGACATACGTAGCGAAGAGTTAATCGTTGAAGCAATGAGAGCACAACCAGGTATATTAGAAGCAATTGGGGAAATACGAAACTTGAGACGGCATATTGATACTTGCAGTGCAAAGCTATACTCAAATTATTTAAAAGTTTATAATACTTATTATAAAAAGAAACATGATATATTTATAGAAAAACGCCGTGAACCTTATAAAATAAAAGAAAAGCAGAGAAAGTAAGTATAGGAGAAGTTATGCAGCTTTTTAACGATCTTAATGACTATGATAAGATACTCGTTTCTTTCTCCGGAGGTAAAGATTCCAGTGCAATGGTACTTAAATTACTTGATCAATCTGACATACATCTATTTTAAAGTTATAATGTTTATAACAGTTATACAGTTTTAAAGAGGCCCTTATGGAAAAACATGGTTACAGAAATACACCTACGTACTTTACTTGGATTAATATGAAACGGCGATGCAATGACACTAAAAGAAAAGACTACCATAGGTACGGGGGAAGAGGTATTACAGTATGTACACATTGGTTGACTTCTTTTATAATGTTTCTTAAAGATATGGGAGAACGCCCTAAAAATATGACATTAGATCGTATAGACAATAGTAAGTCTTATTGTAAAAAAAACTGTAAATGGGCAACCACAAAAGAACAACAGCGAAATACGAGACAAAATAGATTTATTAAGTATAAGGGTAAAGCATTATGCTTAGCAGAATGGGCTGAAAATTATAATATTAACGTAGCTACCTTATCTAAACGTCTAAAAGAAGGGTGGTCTGTGGAAAAAGCACTTACTACAAAACTAAACTTTACACGTAGAGGGGTGACGCATAATAAAAAAATGATAACATACAGGGGCGTAACAAAAAACATAAAAGAGTGGGCTACTTATTTTAATATTAAATATCAAACTTTACATAAACGCATCACTAAGTATGATATGCCTTTTGAAAAAGCAGTAACCCAGATTATTAAAGAAGGAGGAAGTTTATAATGGAAGAAAGACTATTAGATATTCGTATTCAGTTAGAAGAATTAATTACCCGCAGAGAGGGTATGCTTGCTGCTAATAAACAAGTAGATAGCAAGAAACATGCATTGGCTTACGATGAAAAAGCATTTGCTGATCTTGCCTCTGATATAGCAGACTTAACAGGGCAAATCTACCATTAATAGGAAAAGCTATGCAACATTTAATTAAAAAGATTATATGGAACTATGTTCAACCACACTTAATGACAGGGCATCTACTAGACAAAAAGAGTGGTACAGCTATAACAATACATATAAATCGCATTGATTTTAAATCATTTGAGTTTATATCTTATATGAGCAACCCTATACCTTCTTCGTGTAGTCTGTATGAGTGTAAGGAGCGTATAGAAGACACACCATTTGAACCTTTAGAAACAGATTTCTGGAAAAAGAAGGTACTACCCTGCTTTAAATCAGCATTAGAAAAAACAATTATGGAGTGGAAGGTAGCGGTAAAAAAAGGAGTAAATCAGCACTCAGGTGAAAACAACTGTAAAGAATTATTACCGAATTTATCTAAAAAGAATATTAAAAACCCTAGGAGGTAACATGGAAATAGAGTATATCAGGTGGAATTATACTCCCGGCACTTATGCCGGCCCGGGTGAAGACTACATGGAAGCCAGAGTAGGTAAAAGCCAGTGGGTAACTGAACCAAAGACAACAGTTAAAACAATTAATGAAGTCGGTGAAGGTCGTTTCTGGGAAGTATGTTTTGATAACGGTGATATACTTCAAGTTTTCAATCCGTTTGAAGTTTATTATAAAAAGAAGAAGCATTGAACAAAGAAATTATAATTGTACTTGAAATGGACCACACACCAAAAAAGATAAAGGCTAATTGTTTAAAATGCGAAACAGAATTTGAACTTATACATCAGAAAGGAGAAAAGTATAAAGGGAAATGTTATAGCTGTAAACAAGACTATAGTACATCTAAGAAAAAATCTATAATAAGGAGGTAACGCATGGAAATGGGCGAAACTGCAGGGCATGCCTTTAGTGATAGTTTCGATAAAGATGCATCAAAAGTATCATCTGATCTTTTCCTTCATCCAAAAATAGAAGGCCCGTCTGTGACAGTAAATACAACAAAATGTCAAGAATGTGGTAGAGAAGTATCAGATGACGATGTAATAATGGCCCCTTTACTAAATACTTATAAGCGTAACCGATGGGGTAGTGTGTGCAAAGGCTGTATGGACAAAAGAAGAAAAGAAAATACTGAGTATGGAGAAAAAGGCAAAAAGGAAAAAGCTGAAAGAGAAGCTAAAAGAACGGTAAAAACAATAGAAAATCTAGAGCCAGTAAATGAGTTAAGGCCCCTAACATTTGATGACTTTATTGGCCAGGTTGACTCGATTAAGAAGATCAGGATAGCAATAGACTCAGTTAAAGCCAGAAATCAGCCTTTAGGGCATATCCTTATTAACGGACCGGCCGGTACAGGTAAGACAACCTTAGTTCAGATCATTGCTAATGAGCTTGGTGTAGATGTAATTTCTACCATCGGTAACAATATTCAAAAAGATACGGATGTATTAGACCTAGTAAGAAGATGCTCCAAACGTAATAGCGTAAATATTTTATTCATAGACGAAATCCACACCATAGCGCCAAGAGCTCAAAATAATTTGCTAACATGCCTAGAGGACCGAACTATAACTGTAAAACAAGGAAACCACTCTCAGAGGTTTGGATTTACTCCAATTACGATTATTGGAGCTACTACTGACCCTGGGGGTCTACTTAATCCAGTTTACGATAGATTTTTGTACAAGCTTGTTCTTGATCTCTATACCATTTCAGAATTAAAGGAGGTAGTGAAGTTCTGTATATCTAAACTAGACTTTGTTGAAAGCATAACGGATGAAGCTGCGCTGGAAGTAGCCCGAAGGTCAAAAGGGGTGCCGAGGATAGCCATTAACTTATGTTCTACGACAATTAGAGAGGTGGCTATAAAGAATAATAAAAAAGAGATTGATATAGGTATTACAGAGGAAGCTTTTGATGTACTTGACTTAGATGAAAATGGACTGTATACTAAAACAGATATAAAGATTCTTAAGCATCTCTTTAGTATATACCCACAAACAGTCGGCCTTAACAGTATGGCGCAATTTACGTATGAGGATCCACGACATATAGAGAAGATCGTTGAGCCTGAACTATATAGACTTGGTTATATACATAGATTAAAGACAGGAAGACAGATTACTCCCAGGGGCGTGGAGTATTTGAAAAAGAAAGGTTTCGTATCTGATGAAGATATGGAGAGTTCTGTAGTAGCATTAGATTAATAGGGGGAGGAAAGGTGTGTATCACAATTTAAAACAACTTATAAATAACTATAGGAGCAGTAAAAAAGAGATGTATTTCTCTAAATTATTCTCTGCCTTTTACTCTTCTATTAACTATTACGCTGACTATGCCTGCCTGCAGTATAATACCTTTAATGTGGATAGGCACGTTATTATTTCTAGTGTTTCTGAATACTTTGTATCTATTATAACAAAACTAGTGGATACACAGAAAAGTAACAAAGAGATATACAATTTTATAAAAAGATGTATAAAGGTTAAAGCTTACTGTGAGTGTAGAGACCAGTTGAGGGAGTTACATAATGATAAAAATTATGTTGAATACAGAGACCCTGCTGAGCTCAATAATACCATTGATACTTATTTTGGATCAAACTATTTGTTTGTGAAGTTTTTTAATAAAATTGAATTATCTTATATACTAACTACTTTAGAGAACATATTGATAACTGATCAGAGGAGGTGGAAAAACCAGAAAATAAAGATTAAGAAGACACTAGCTGTCTTAAAAAATAACCCTGCTGTCACACAAGCAGAACTAAGTAAAGAGTTTAGCTGTAGTAAAGAGGCTATACACAATTTCTACGGTAAGCTCAGAAGAGTATTAATTAACAACATGGAGGTATTAAATGTATCGGATTGTATTAGTTTATATTAGTTTACTTATCCTTAAAGTAATCTCGCTCATACATTGGTTATTTGAGGAAATCCCGGGTATTGGGAAATTAACTAAAAAAATGTATGCGCAAGCAGAAACACAAATGCATAAAATACTAGATTATTTTACGGACAGAGACTCCCTTAGAATAGCTAATTACTGTAGGGAGGTACATACCTTAAAAGAAAAAGCGGAGGAAGCAGGAGACTTAAGACTAGCAGCCAAATGTAAAGTTGAGCAAAGCAGAATTAAAGATATTTTTCAACGAAATAATATTAATAATGTTTCGTTGAATGGGGAAATACTTAAAAAGTAATGAGACTTACAATCGCTTTTCATGCTGTTAGAGATAAAGATATTATCAAACATATTGGTTCCGTTAATAAGACATATAAAATAAAAGAAGCTATTCGGAAAGCAATCCAGTTTGATAGTTATATCGAAAATATCTTTTCTTCAAATGCGCAAGGTATTAAACCCGGACGTTTTCAGTCAGAAAAACCTAATACACCTAATTCACCTAAAACTGATATAGAGACAACAGAAGAGGTACCTAAGCTATCAAAAGAAGAAATTAATAAAAAAATAAACCAATTTTAAAGGAGGACTACGTGAAAAACTTATTAGTGATAATAGTGTGTATTACCTCTATACTTTTTTATCTTTATTTTATTGGTAGGGTTTCTCATGCTACAATAGGCCCCGATAGTATAGAGGATAAAATACTTACTAATGAAATTAAGAAAGATCATATCCACGAGAAGCTTAAAAAATATGGACCAGGGTGGGAGTATAAATATTTTGATTATAATCGCCTGTGTTTATTGGAGGATATATGAACAAAAAAACAATAGTAGAAACAACTTACACCACTATTATAATAAGTCTTTGTGTGATACTAGGGATAACGTTAGGCAGAATGAGTAAAAACAAGGAAATAAAAGAATGCAACAGAAAGATAGAACACTTAAAATTTGTAAGTGTTAAATCGATGGCTATGATAACTGGTTACTCCCTGGGGATTCATGATGGGTTTGAAGCATATACAAGAACATTTAGGTATAGAGGCACGCCTACGCAATGGTCACGATGGGTAGTACGAACAGACAACATACAAACGTCAATACTACAGTTAGACCAGGAAAAAATAGCTATGGAATTTCTTGATAAACAAGGACTATCGACCCCTATTGCATCTAACTATATGTTAAAGTGTATAAACCATTATAAGGAGATAAAATGAATACTATAAAGATAAGCCATAAAGTTATTAGAGTAACAGCAGTAATCTGCACCTTAGCAATAATAGCTTTATTCATTTGGATAATAACAGAAATTAAACAAAAAGCCTATTTACCAATAGGATACGTTAACACTGTAGTACTTAGCTATTCAAAAGGGTTACATGATGGTCTGGAAGCTTATATACGCACACACGATAAACCGGTAGCGTGGTCTTTTTCTAAACAGTGGAAAACGAGCATAAGTAATACAGGAAAACTACCACTCCAAGTTGAACAGGAAAAAATAGCTATGGAGTTTTTAAAAGCACAAGACTTGTATGATACTCAAGCGTCTAACCTTATGATTAAGTTCTTAGAGTACTTTGAGAAGGGAAATAAATGAAGACAGGGGCCGTTGTTAAACTAGGAATAGGTACCTTAGACAACAAAGCAGGCACCATTGGTGTTTGTTATGATGAATATGATTTAGGGTATCCAGGTAATTCTGTTATATTTGAAAACGGAAATAATGCTAGTTTTCCTTCAGAAGGAAAGGAGGTGTTTCTTAAAGAAATAGGTTTTTGTAAAGAAGTATCGGGGTACATATTTTACAATGTTACACAGTTAATACATGATTTTGATATGGGTGTTTTTGATCCTGTTTTTAAGGATAAATCTTATGAATAGACTATCCTGGGATGAGTACTTCATGGAAATAGCTAGAACTGCTTCTTTACGTTCTGACTGTCTTCGTGCTCATGTAGGTGCGGTTATTGTAAATTCACATAAAAAAATAAAAGGGACTGGCTATAACAATACACCTGCAGGCTGTAAGCCTTGCGATGAAAAGTATAAAGGATGTTACCGTATAAAGAACAATATCCCTTCCGGAACTAGATACGAAAGCTGTAGGTCTGTACATGGAGAACAAAATGCTATTATACAGGCAGGGGAGGTTAACTGTACCGATGGAGATTTGTATATTTACGGCCATACTCAGGTATGTATACTATGCAAAAGATTTATAATCAATGCAGGTATTAATCGGGTTTTTCTTAGAAAAGAAGAAGGAGAAGAAATGTTTATATTGTATCCAGAGGACTGGAAGGAGGAATTATGAAAAAGTTAATTATATTATTAGTATCACTACTCTTGTTTGTGTGCTGCACTAACAATCCTATGGAACCATTGGAACCACAGGTAGTAAATAAGTACTACACCAACACTATAGAGCACCACCACTACTACTCAAATACTGTAGAAAACTACTACACCAATACCATCACTTATATTTCTAACTATTATTTTACTAATAATTTACCATTTGAGTATTTGGTAATGACAGGGTATATAACACCATCTAACTATTTTAATTATTTCAGCTTTCACACTGTAGTATTTTCAAACAGTAATATTACTCCACAGTCTATAGCTGAACTTTATGTGTCAGATGATAATTTAACTTATGTTAAAGTAGTAGAAATAGCACAAGCTTATTTACATCATAGATTATACTCTGAAAGTAATCGTATTAGATTATTAGATAGAAGAGATTTATATGTACGTACTTACGAAGATATGTACTATACGCTACATGTGCTTATTCCTGGAGATATATAAAGTGAGAATATCTAAAAAGAACAAAAGGAGAATCTTTGATTCCCTGGACTCATCCCTTAATGAGATACTTTCAGAGTATTTTGATAAAGATGAAATAGAACATCCTCCGGATACGTGGTTTGAGGAAACAAGAGAAAAGTTTGATTTATTAAATGAATACCGGAATGCAATTCAGGTTAAATTGGAGGAAGTAATAAATGATAGATAATATAACCAAAGCTTTACAGCACAGTGCCCGTGTAAAAGAATATCAGGATTGGATCGAAAAGAATATTAGTGAAGACCCTAACCATGTACTAAGAACATGTGCTGAAGCTACACTAGAAATGAAAAAAGTATTTCCAGAACTGCAGCGTGTACGCGGCCTTGTCCATACAATAGATAGGTGGGAGATCGAGAACAAATATCCTCACTGGTGGCTTACTGATCCCTGGGACAGTAGTATTGTAGACCCTACTGTACTTCAATTTTGTTTATGTATTATATCTGCTTACGTACCGGCTGATGAGGCTAGAGGGGAACTCACCGGTAAATGCCCTAACTGTGGTGGTATTTGTTATGATCATGAGTACCTATGCTCTGATAAATGTGACAAGGAGTATAGGGATTATACTATGACAGGGGAATTATGGTGAAACAAGGGACTATGAAATATAAACGGCATAAATGGTTATCTAAGTTTTACCACGCTAAATGCAGGTACTGTGACTTTGATGTTGATAGTAGAAATGCAGTTGGCTTAGCAGCTCAGCACTTTAATAAATACAATCATTCAATAGATATAGAGATGAGCGGCTCTATAATGTTTTTGAACGATAAAGATAACAAAGAACAAGAGGCACTCAAGAGAGGAGCATAAGTTATGAATATACTTGTAGAACACAATACATGCGATAAACAAGAATGTCATATATGTGGTAAAATAACACAAAATAACTATTTCATCTGGCTAGAACATTTATGCCAACATTATGTAGCTGCATGCATCAAATGTTTACCATATTTCCGGGAGGTGATTAATGAAACAAACATTCGACACAAAACTAAGACTTAATAAAGCTAATAAAGCTCAACTTGAAACTGTTAACGAGATTATAGAAGATTACCAGGAACAGGGATACAAGCTCACATTACGGCAGCTTTATTACCAACTGGTATCTAGAGATGTTATCCCAAACAATGTAAAAGAATACGCCAAGTTGAGCAATCTTTTAAAGAAGGGGCGCATGGCCGGTGTAGTTGATTGGGGAGCTATAGAGGATCGGATCCGTGTGCCAAAACTTCCTTATTGGGTATATGATATTCCTGATGCACTTAATGATACAGTTCAAACATACCGACTTAACAGACAAAAAGACCAAGACTACTACATAGAATTGTGGGTGGAAAAAGATGCCCTCAGCGGTGTGTTACAGCGCAAAACTTCATACTATCATATTAATCTTATGGTTAATAGAGGGTATAGCTCTGTCACAGCTATGTATGATGCTTATAAACGTATTGAAAATGCCTGTAAACCTTCTATTATATTTTATCTTGGAGATCACGATCCCTCCGGACTTGACATGGTTAGAGATATTAGAGATAGATTAAAAGATTTTGGGTTAACCTATTTTGACCCCTACATACTTAAAAAAGATATAGTAAAATGGTCAGATCCTGCTTTTACAATAAAACATATAGGTTTAACCTGGGACCAGATCCAACAATATAACCCACCACCAAATCCTGCAAAACTATCTGATCCCAGAGCTAAGGATTATGTTAATAAATACGGAAATACCTCCTGGGAAGTTGACGCTCTTAATCCAAGTATACTACACCAGCTCATTGATGATGAAGTATTATCTGTAATGAATGAAGATAGATTTAATGAACAAATTAAAAAAGAAGAGAAGGATAAAAAGAAACTTAGCAAAATAAGCGAGGGGTTTGGAGAATGAAATTTAAACCGCATAAACTAAGTAAAGAAAAAGATAAGTTTATTCAGACGATTTATATTTCTCGTGCAACGGAGAAAAAACTGAGTATAATTGCAAAGAAGTATAGCTTGTCTAAGGCAAAACTAGTGAGACAAATGATTGATTTCTGTTTAGAAAATTATGTAGGGTTCTGAGGAGAGAAGATGAGTATATCTAATACCGGAGATTTGACTCTATTATCTAAAAAATTAGAACAAGTGATAACTGAGCATTTTAAACTGAAAGAAAGACCGGCCATGGCAATAGCTTTTACACTGCCACAGGACTATGCTGAGTGTCATTGGGTAACCAACGTACCACGAGGAGACGGTATAACGTTATTTAAGAACACAGCTGAAAAGATGCAGGCACAAATAAACTAAAAGGAGAAATAGTATGAAACAAAAAACATGGAAAGAAGCAAATCAAAGACAAAAAGATGCTTTAAAAGAGCAAGCTTTAGATTATTACAAAAAACAAGGAGTTGTGCCACCGCCTTACACTAAACAAAAGAAGGCACTAACAGGGTTTACTAAAGAATATAAGACTTATTATAAGAAAAGAAATAAACAACATAAAGGACTAATAGGGCATGGTGCTCTTATCTTAGGAGCCACTGGCTTTGGTAAAACACGAATAGCCGCAATGGTCATCCAATGGTTATTAAAACAAAATAAATCACATAAAACACTTATACTGACACATCGTAAATCTATAATGTACTCACTTTGGGAAGAACTATTCTTTATCTTAGGTATAGAGAGTTCTGTTATGAGAAGTGGCACATACTATAGATTCAATGAATCTGTCACTATTGCTATGGTACCCACCCTATATAGATATAAACACGGATTTAAGAAAGACGAATTTGAATTAGTAATTGCAGATGAGGCCCACCATTCAGTAGCGGACACATGGCTTAACATTTTATCTTATTTTGATAGTTTTAAATTAGGAATGACTGCAACAGCTGACAGAGCGGATAATAAATCTGTTACCAGTTTGTTTAATAATAAAGCTTTAATCAATGTTACACTTGGAGAAGCTATAAAGGCGGGATGGGTATCTAATTATAGATTTATCCAATGTCACGATAACACAGACTCGCTACTTGAAGACGAGATGTATATTGAGAAGAAAAAGTACAAAAAGAAAGATAGAGATAAAACCCTTTTTATAGAAGAACGTGTTCAGGCTATTTTAAATAATGTTAATAAGTATTTTCCAGAAGGATCCTCAGCTATAGCATTTGCAGGTAATACAAAATACGCCAAGTATATTACTAATAGATTAAATGAAGCAGGTATTCCAGCAGAAGTTATCTTATCTGAGTACTCGGACAGTCATAATGAAGAAGCTGTACGAAGATTAGAAAAAGGAGAGATCAGAGTTTTAGTAAACCTTAATATAGTATCAGAAGGCTACAATGCCCCAGCAGTCGGTGGTATTCTATTTTTGACACCAGTTAGTAATTTTGCCACATTTCTTCAAAGACTAGGTCGTGCCTTGAGAGCTATGTTAGGTAAGGAAGAAGCTATTATATTAGATTTTGCAAGTGCCCATCATGCAATTACTAAAATATTAAGATTTATATCAAGTGCTTCTAACACCAATTTAGTTTCACAAATTAAACTAGGAGTAGGACAAAAGATAGCAGTTTATAAATTAGGTGACGGATGTACATACCAAATGGATGAAGAATTACTACCCCATATACAAGAAGCTATCAATTCTCGTCAAAAATTAACTGAAGTTATCAAAGAAATCAAAAACGAGAAAACAGCAAGAGCCATTATTAAAGAAATTAATATGATGATTAGAAATGGTAATTTTATTAAATCTAGGTACCCTGAACTAAATAGATTAATGGATATATTAAAGAGGCGACATGCGACAGTTTAATAAAGAAGATAAGAAATCATTAGTATATATAACTAATTTAATTAAATACTCACATAATCTTGTCAATTATACTGTACCTCGGAATAAATCAGAAGCTATGTTAAATAAGAATCATATACTTTCTTTCAAATATCTAAAAAGATTAATTACAAACGAGTTTAAATTGTGGGCAAATAAAGGACAACATAAAAGGGATTTTTATATAAAATACGTTATAGATTATAATAAGAGTATTAAGTATAGTGAACGAAGTTCTCTAAAAGATAATGCTAAGAAAGATTTCCCTGATCAGTTTAATACAAATGATTTTAACTATTTACGTAAATATGTTAAAGATACTTACGAAGAATATAAACAAGCATATAAAAATTCAACTACAATGCTTGAGACTATAGGGTATAGAAGAGCTGCGAAAAGAGATTTTCCTGATTTATTTAATAAAGACGATTTTACTCATATAAAAAGACTTAAACATAAAAGAAGTAGTTATAAAAAATACACGACTGATTATCGTAAAAGTTCTGATAGGGTTGAGAAGATTTGTTTAAAGCATAATGCTGAAATAGATTTTCCTGATCTATTTAATAAAAAGGACTTTACTCATATAAAAAGACTTAAATATAAAAGAGATTCTTACAAAACATATGTGTACGATTATATTAACAGTAAAGATTCCTATGAAAAGTTTCGATTAAAGTATAATGCTGAAAGAGATTTTCCTGAGCAATTTAATAGAGATGATTTTATTTCAAAAGGAAGAAACCGTGCAAATAAATAATAACCTCATTTTAAAACTATTATCCAATCATTTCAGAAATATGGTATTTGAAAAAGTGCTTGCAGGAGAGATATACAAAAGACACATCAAAGAATTGACATACTCCGAGGTGAAACTTCTTTATAGCAGACTGACAGATGTCTATAAAAGATATCAATTGAAGAAATACGCAAAAGAACTATTTACTTATTATAACGAAGCTCATTTTGTAAATAACCGAAATATTAAACATATAATTATATAAAAACCGGTGGGACTATCATATTACCCACAAGCCACTACTTGTTGACAAGAGAAGGTTAAAATACGAAATAATATAATATGCCCGGAGCCGGTCTCGAACCGGCATGAGTTTACCCCCGTCTGCTTTTGAGATAAGCGTATCTGTCTATTCCACCATTCTGGCTTACTCATAATCAGCTATATCAAGAGACGGAAACATAGCTACCGCAGCACGAGGCTGCAGCTTAGTACCGTGCTCTACCACCAAACAAATATCATTATCAGTATCGCTGCCTGGTACCCCTGCTATATAACAACTCCACTTCTTAGGATTATGAGTTCTTCTTATAGCTATGAATCCTACAACACCTTTATACTCACCACACATATTTACCTTTGGGATCCAGTACCGATCAATTACCCTTTTTAAAATAGATTTATCATCCACTACACCTCCCTCTCATCATAGAACTGATACTCATCCCCATTCTTTTTTTCGATCTTCTCCACTGAACCATACTCATGTCGAACTACATAAACTTTCTCATCCTCATCACAGTCCAGGATTTCAACATCAATCCATCTTTCTTCTATTATCGATCCTGCTGAGTTTTCTCCCATATATTCAAACATCTTGCGTTTACCGTTTGGGTTAAACATTTATACTCCTGTCTCTGGGTAGAATATATCACCAGGAAAACAGCTTTAATATAATTAAAGCCATACCTCCCAACATTATTGCTATTGCTAAACCGGACCCACTACCACCGCACTTTACACTCTGAGGAGGACCTGATAGTGGACTATCATCTAATTCTTTTTGAAAAGCAATTTCTTGTTCTTCTTCGTCAGTCATACTACCCTCCATTCTTTTTCTATAAATCTTTTTACATCTTCAATTTTATCTTTAGGCTCAATGTAGATATACATACCAACACAACCGGAACTATCATAACCGGTTACCCGAATCCCGGAAAATGTATCCGCTTTATAACGAATAGTGCCTGATTTATATCTATGTTTACAAACACTGTAGTATTGTCTGGATATGTTCTTAACAAATTTATGCTTGAGAAGTTTCTTATAGCCAGGTTTCAGTTCTTTACTTAAAGATAAATGTCTACCCACCAAACATACCTTTTACTGCCTGCAGCACATTCCGCAAAGTATCTGTCATACGGTCACTATCCTCAGCTACTACTCCCTCTGGAGTAGAATTAAAAACATACATACCACAGCTACATTTATAAACAATAGCAGAATCCCTAATACATATAAAATTTCTCTTTTCTATGTGATGGTCACAACTCATAAAATAAATCCTCACTTCTGTCCTAAATAATTATATAGTAAGCCACCCTGATATCCGGTTATTCACGGGCTGGGGAAACTTCATGGCTGCCCGTACAGATGCTTCCATTGTCAGTGGCCAGGGGAAGCCCACAGTATAATTATTCAGTAGGCTCAATGTAGAGATACATATCAACACAGCCGGAACTATCATATACAGTTACTCTTACAGATGCTGTATCTGATAGTCCCGGGTACATACCTATGTTTGCAAACATGGTAATACTGTCTTGATATATCCTTGATAAATTTGTGTGTGAGTAATTTCTTATAGCTGGGTTTAAGCTCTTTACCTAAAGATAAATGCCGCCTCTAATAGCTTCTATTTTCCTGCTGTTTACGGGGCCTGGCAATATTTACAACCAATTTTCTACCGTCCATATCAGATTCGTGTAGATTACTAATTGCAGATTGAGTTCCTTCTTCATCCATCATGTTAATAAAGGCAAATCCTTTAGATTTACCAGAATCTCTGTCAGTTATTACCTTCACAGATTCTACCTCTCCGTGTTTAACGAATAGCTCCCTCAACGATCCTTCGTCTGCGGAATAAGGGATATTCCCGACATAAATGTTTGTGTTTTCTGACATCTTTTTCTACTCCTATTTATTATATATTTAAGCTATATTAGCTACAGCTTCACTATTTTCAGTAAACAGTTTTTCATGTTTACTGTTTTTCCAAAAGAGAAAAGCTACAATTGCTTGACTAAGGGTTAAGCTAGGGAACGATTTTAAAATGTTATCGATCGACAATTCTCCCTGTAAGCTTTTAGCAATCTCTGCTAGAGATATATTTGTGTCTTTAATAAAAGGTCTGTTATTGTTATAAGTTATTAATTCCATTTTTAGTGTTGTCCTTTAGAATAAAAAGCCGATAGGATTGTCATTTTACCTACAAGTTAAGTCTGCAGTTAAATTTTCAGTCATCCTTCTGGAAGTCGCGTACGTCCCAGAAATAAATGGAGAAGGGCTTTACCCCCACGGACACGGTAGAGTAGAGTATATCCATACGTGCCGACTTCTCTTTTATAAATTGGTCCATTTATAAAAGAGAATACCTTAATTTCCACAGAGAACTACCATACCAAGCTAAGTAAGCTTTTTACCCTGCATTTCCTCAGGGTGGTATATACCTTACTCACACTACATCAGTTATTCAGTCACAGCTTTTATTTACCCAGTTTGGTTTGAACCTACGTCTATAACGACTGGGTAAAAATGTTATGTTATTCCTCGTTGTTCTATTTACTCATCATCATCTGTAGATTCATCATCATCATCAGCAGACTCATCATCAGCAGACTCATCATCATAGTCAGCAGACTTATCGTCTGTAGTTCCTTCCTCTACAGTATCGTCTGCAGTTTCTTCCAGAGCGTCATCGTTTTTTTCTTCATCAGTCATAGTTTCCTCCTTTTATAAGATAATAAAGTATACAACATAAATCAAGTAAAAGCAATTGTGACTCATATAATTTCCTCATTCATTTGATTTAATCCATGCTCTAATATTCAATTCAATTATTGGCCTCCATTCTTCAATTATTTCTTCAAATTCTTTTATGCGAGGATCCTCAGGATCTTCTTTTCGTAAATCCTCAATATTGGTAAACTTAATAACGTGTTCTTGCGGCTGTGTTCTTCTAAAAAAGAGCATATAAATATTAAATACCCACAAACCACATATTAAGATCCAAAAGATACGTTTCTTATTTATAATCATAATAACATAAATAAAGACATGGCATCGGGCCGCATTCTCCCCGGTTTCCCAGTAGATCCATCCGTGTCTTGAAATTCTGCAGAACTCCTCACCGGCAGCAAGACACCCTCAGCCATCATAGTAGGAAGTTACAAATCTCCCTTTTTCCATAACCAAGGTTTGATACAGACAAACCTTGAAAACCGCCAAAAACGTAGCCCACGTTTCTGAAGAGGGAGTGTTTAATTGAACAGTAGGCTAAACCACAAAAGCCTCTATCTTTATAGAGCATAGAAAATCCGGAACATATTTCTATGAACTCGCCTCTGTCTCCTTACGTTAGTAAGGATGGATATCGTCCGCTCTACTAGATAATAAAACGTGGCAGTCAATTACATCGGTTATGCGCAATCCCTCAGCAACCACCAGTTGATCCTAACGCGGCTCTCGCGTGGAGGAGGGTTTAACCTCCTTTATCCTCTCTGTTTACTTGGCTTCTCGACTGCCGTGATACCAGAAGAAGTTTTTCCTCTACTGTCCGTTTTCTTGCAAGGGTGTCAGTATCGTTGCCCTTGTGTATATTTTAGTGTACCTCTTCATGATGGGCATTTTTAACTGCTTTATCAGAGTCGGTACAGCAAGCAAAACTACTATTACCAGGCTCTAAATTAACTGAGTACCACTTATCTCTTTTTTTCGTTGTATTATTCCATGTTCTTAAACAATCGAGTAGATACTCAGCTAAAATAAAATCAGGTGTATTACTCTCATTTTCAGCACAATTTCTATTAATTAAATCTTCAATCTGTTTTTGTAGATCTTCCATATTACTCTCCATTAAATATACTTTTTACTTTTTAATTCTTCATATGCTAAGTATAATAGCGAGACCTTCATTGGCTTTTTACAGGTACCGTAAGGACATTTGATTATAAATTCCTTAGTAACTATAGGTCCGTACCTTAATAAAGCTAATTGCCGTATATCTTCCCATGTATAAACCCTAATCGATTTTCCAAAAGGATCTTTCTTTTTTGCTTTAAATACGCCCGTTTTTACGTAGTTATTAATGGCTGATTTACTAATGCGTAAAAGCTTATATACGTCTTTAGTGCCTAGATAATTTTTCATTTTTTTCTTTTAGCCATATTACCTATAGCAAGAGATAGTAGTACAGTTAAAAACCGTATAAAAGATGCATCTTCTTTATTAGGGCTTTCTTGTAACTGTCTCTTAAGTTCTGTAAATTTTTCAGATACCGCTTTCATATCCTGTAGTAATAAACCACTAAGAATAATTACAATATCTCTTAACTTACCAGAGTCATGAATACTACCTAGTTCTTTTCTTAAAACATCCTCAATTGATTTTTTCATTATCTTTACAGTTTAGGGGCAATACTAGCAGCAATTTTAGGATTAAGAATATGTTTTATAGCTCCAAGTAATATCTTTTTCGGATAACCATCATTCTCTTCCTTAAGTGCTGTATCAAACGCAGTAAGTATACGCTCAGCGTAATTTTTACTTAACTCTGCTCTTACAACTTTTTTAAGGTGCCTTATTTCTGAGTTACCTTTATGCTCTTCATTAGGTGCTCCCTCTTCAGTATCTTCAATAGGTACTTCGCCAGGTACTTCATCTTTAATATCTGCTGTAGGCTCATCTGTTACTACTACCGGAGGAACATACTCATGAATTGCCTTCTGTAATTTTTCTGCAGATAATTTTTTGTATCCTGGGATTTTCATACCTGCTTCTTTTACAAGGCCGCGCAATTGTTTTTTACTCATGATAGGGGCATCAGCTTCTTGCAACTCATCTCCTGCTGCCGGTACATCTCCTGTTGCAGGCTCATCTGTTATTACAGGTTCACCTGTTACTGCAGGCTCATCTGTTATTACAGGTTCACCTGTTACTGCAGGTTCATCTTCTGCTACAGATTCATTTGTTACTGCAGAGTCGTCTATTACTACAGGCTCATCCAGTATAAATTTATCTTCTGCTGCATTAATTAGCGGCGGCGGGGGAGGGGGTACAGCTGCTACTGATTCATTTGTAAACTCAGGCTGAGGTATATTTTCTTCAGGTTTATTTTCATCGTTTGCCGGGAACTCAGGGTGTGGTACACCTCCTTCAGACTTATTTACACCAGGCCGCAGGAACTCAGGCTCAGGCTGAGGTATATTCGGCTCTAAATTTCCTGGAGCGTCTTCCGGTATATCCATTCTTGCATCCATGGGTATAGACGATCCATCCTCTTTTTTTACTTCATTTTCTGACATAAACTTACTCCTTATTAATAGATTTTATATGGTTACCTGCTATATTGTATATTAAAGCAGTTAATCCTATCCCTACCACTAAACTTCCACCTGTCCACAACACTAATTGGAGTTTCTTACTCTGAAGTTCAGTGTTTAGTTGCTTATTTTGCATTTCAGTATAACTAATTAATTTTAGATCCAAATTAGTTTGAGTTATTAAAGCATTTATTATTTTATCCTGGCTTGTACTTTTTTGCAAGTAGTTTGTCTGTACTGAATAAGCCGCTAACAGTTCAGTAAAGACAAAAGGAGAAACAAGCCAAAAAGAGTTAGTATACGTAAAATCTCTCACACCATTTTCAAATAACTTTATAACTCGTTTTTCTTCTGCTATAAGTAAAAACATACACATACATAAAACTACAATAATTAACTTTTTCATCTAATCATCTCCTGGGATATATTTATATTATTTAAAGCCATTGTTATGTACTTTCTATTATTGTCTATATGGAGTCTTGTTTCTTTTCTGGTTGTCTCGTAATCATAGCAGAATTTTGCAGGATGGTGTAAAGGCAGCACAGCCCTACCCTCCCAAAAAAACAACTCGCCTCTCCTCCATATAATATCTTCTCCTGATAAATGTATGATATACCTGGCAGGTACTGCACCCAAACATATAATTAAATAAGGCTTAACTACACTAATTAAATTACGTGTGTATACCCCGCAGGCTTGTAATTCAATACCATTTGGTTGTCTGTTTCTAACCTTACCGTGCTCAAATTTTATGGGTCGGCAACGAACTACATTATCAATCCATACATTAGCCGTTGCAGGAATATTCCAGCGTAAACTGGCGTATTCAAGTACTTCTGTATCAAGATACCCTCCCGATTTACCAGCAAAACACCAACCTAGCTCATCTTCCACGGCACCCGGTGCCTCCCCTAACATTAAGATGTTAGCTTTGAGATTACCTTTACCGTACACTACATTTTTTCTAGTATGGTGTAGTCCGCAGCGTATACAATCAGGACCATAAATTATATTATCCATTATTTCTCTCTTACAACATAAGTTTCACCGTAACACATATCGTAGGATACCTCTAACCTTTTACCACATCTACCACAGTCGGCTTCAAAATTAATATAATCTATATTGGTAATTATATGACCGAGTAAGAGACATAGTAGATTTTTCATATTATAAACAGATATACCTATTAATCGCTTTCTACCGGCCGGGGTATTAATACTCTTATTTGTTTAGGATCAACATCCCTATTATGTAACCAATTACCGCCAAAGTAAAAGCTTGATTTCCTTATTTCCAAGCGACCGCACTTCATACAAACCCTTCTACCTGTACAGCCCCTCTTCCTCATACCTTCAGTCATCTCAGCAAGCACCCATTTATGAAATATACACATTACCCAGCCCTTACTAAACAACAATGTTTGAATTTCTTTCCGCTGCTGCAAGGACATCTATCATTACGGCCAACTCTCATATTTTTCGCTTGCTCTCTTGTAGCTTCAATCTCTTTAAAAAACTTCGCTTCATCCGGATCCTGTTGTTTAAGAGCTTCAAGCTCTTTTATTGAAATTAAGTTGCCTGTTCTAGTGTCCATAGTTTATCCTTTTAATAATATTTTAAAATTAAATACCCATTCTCTCTCATTTCATCCCACATGTAGTCAGGCATACTACAGCTAGTATAGAAATCAAGCACTGTAAGGTTATAAGGTTTTTTAATAACTTTACCGCATCTTCCGCATATTTTTCTTTTAGCGTTAAAATCCTCAACTGCGCACCCGAAGCTACCTTCTTTTCTTATTTTCAAATATTCTACAGTAATCTTATGCCCTACTCTTTTACACTTTAATGCCGGTTTAAATAACTCTCTAAAGAATCTTCTCATTTAACCAGCCCTAACTTTTTAGCATAATCTAACTGCTCATTCATATTCATCTCTTTGATCTGTTTTGCTTTTTCCTTAATAATCTTATCCTGTAGTTTTACTGCTTTTGTGCTATCTCGGATAATATCTACATTTTTCTTCTTTTCATCACGTATACCGGTTTTAAGATCTTCAAGATGATTATATGTAACCCTACCTTTTAAAACTTCCTTTAATATGAGGAGAACAGCAGTAAGAACAGCTCCGGCAATAGCCAGTATAGCTATTAGTTTTTTCTTCATTTTAGTTGCTCTTTCTCTGCTTCTTTTATTTTCTCAACAGCACCTTTTTCAAACTGTATCACATCTTCATGTTTAACCGTTTTTACCTCTTCCGGTAATACTGCTGCTTCAACAGTTGCCTCAGCTGTAGCTTTTTTCTTTAAGACATCGGTAGGTATATCTGCTGTTCTCAGAATAGTTATTTTTCCATATTCAGTGCCTTTACCTTTTTCGGTTCGCTTTTCAAATAATTCCAATTGTTTAGCAAAAGCATCCTCTATAGTAGCATGTACAGACTCCTGAAGTTTAAACTCTTTATTTAACTCATTTTCTTTTATCTCCTTTTCTTCTAATTCTGTAACAGCCTCTATAGAGTAACCGCCTTCAACCTTTTTTATCTTTATTTCATTCATTTAAACAACCTCCTTCCGTATTTATAATAACCCTTAACATTAGAGAATACAGGATCATCAGCTATTATTACACTACCTTTAGTCCCGAAAGTAGTTTTGAATTTTTCTGCAAATGGTTTTGCTCCACCGCCCATTATAATATAAGTGTCGATCTGATGTTCTGTTCTCCACAATCCTTTAGCTGCTGCCATTAGTTCCTCAAAAATAGCATCAATAGCTTGCTGGTAGATATTATCTAATTTGTATGTCTTACCTTCCAGCCTGATAAGCATTTCTTTACTATCCCCGGAGATAACAGGCTCTATCTTCCATACAGGTATTTCAATTCCGGAATGTTCAGCTAGTCTACTGCTAATATAGCTAAATACACTACTCATTGCCGTATTAGAGCTTCTGCTGCTCTTTTCTATGTACTCAATACCTTTTAGTACACATAAGTCTGTCGTGCCGTACCCTACGTCTATAAGAGCTACATTCCCGGATGCCAGTGTTTCATACTCAGGCAAAAAATCACCTTTATTGTCAAGGATAATATTATAGAAAGTACCAACAGGTTGAGGTATAATAGATATCTCGTTAATTTTAAACTTATATCCATGTTTAAAGGAATTATCACGATCCCAGTCAAACTCTATACTATGCTCACCTAAAAGTGATTTACGTAATCCTTCCTGCTGTACTTTAACATACTGGCTGACTGGTAATCCTGTCACTACATTTAAAGCCAAAGGTATAGGTTTATTTTTTACTGTCTCAGGGAGCATTAAAGCAATACCGGTATCAATGAGAGCTTTCGTACTATCATACGATAGTTTATCTTGATCTGTAATGTAGTAAACATGTGCAGACTGCCTCCGGGCCAATTCCCCGATAAAATAGCGTTTATCAGTTTTAGGGTATCTGCAGGATATCCAGTCTAAATCATATTTTCCCTTTTTTTTACTTTCTTTAATTTTTGTTTGAAACTTGATTAAACCAATAGGATCCCCTACTAGTGATTTGATACCCAGCGGATCATCAACCCCGTTAAAGATTTTCGTAATACCATAACCAAAATCACACGAAATAAGTGGTATCGTGAGCTTAGGCACTGTTTTTTTTTCAGCCATAACTTTCCTCCTCTGATTAAATTTGTTTATACGGTCATATACATATTTATCCAATATATAATCACCAGTGATATAGTTAGACATCCTTCCCGAAATCGATATTTCCAGGAGGACTACTTATATCCGAATTTATTTTAATCCCATTATTTACGTAACTATCAATCTGTCTGATTATCCAGTCTGTAATGGTTTCGTCTCTTTGCATTAATTTTAGCTTAAGTTTCTTATACAGCTCTTTATCAAGATTTACATTTAGTCTAATATTACTCATATAGTACTCCCTTACTCATATGAGTAGAATAACATATTTTCAGAAAAAAATCAAGCAGATTCTGAAATAATTCTCTTTTTTAAAAAAGTGTGCCTTTTCTGTATTTTATTATTATTTATACCTATCTGCAGCCAATACGAAGATCCTACTAAAATTACAAGCTCTTTACCCCTGGTAATACCTGTGTATATTAAATTACGCTGTAATAGTCTATAATGTCGTTTAGTGATAGGTAATACTATTACAGGATACTCACTACCCTGAAATTTATGTATCGAAACTGCATAAGAAAGGCGAAGTTCATCTAAATCAAAATTTTCATAAATAACTATACCATCATCAAAGTTAACATAGACTTTTTTATCACGTATACTATCGATGTAACCTATATCCCCGTTAAACACATTTTTATCATAGTTATTCTTAATCTGCATTACTTTGTCACCCTCTTTGAATAGAAGGTAGCCTCTTTTTATTTCTACTTGTGACTTATTCAATAATTGCTGTAGTTCTTGATTTAATACAGTAGTACCAAGAATTTTATCAATATTCATGGGACTTAATACCTGTATGTCTCGCATAGGATCATACCCATACTTTTCAGGCAGGTATTTACTTACAAGAGTTTCTATTTTATCTTTTATCTTCTCTGGATCTTCTTCTTCTATAAAATAAAAGGGGGATTCATTTCCGTTTTTAAAAGGTATTAAGTGCGGCATTTTACCTGCATTAATAAGATGAGCATTAACAGATATCATACTATTTTTTGCTTGTCTAAAAACAACATCCAGTGTAACAGTAGGTATTATTTCAGAGCCGATCATATCTCTCAGCACATTTCCAGGGCCTATAGATGGTAATTGATACATGTCACCTATAAAAATTATTACTGTATCTTCGGGTACTGCTTTCAATAAATAGTACATCAGAGAAATATCTATCATTGAGGACTCGTCTATTATTAAGTACCTACATAAAAGTTGGTTATCCTCATCTTTTATAAATCGTTTAACACCAGGATTAAACTCTAACAGTCTGTGAATTGTAGAAGCCGAATGGCCGGTTACTTCTTTCATTCGCTTAGCTGCTCTACCTGTAGGCGCTGCCATGGAAATTAATACATCACCAAAATTCTTATTTAAATATCTTATAATTATCTTAATAATTGTTGTTTTACCTGTTCCGGGTCCACCTGTTATTATTGAAACTTTTCCTGTAAGAGAATTAACTACAGCATCCATTTGTTTCTGCGTAAGTTTTATATCGTACCCTTCAGCTATATTATACACCTCATTAGCTACATCAGCTTCGTCTCTTATATCTTCTATTCTGAATGTACTATTTGTTTGATCCATAATACTTTTTAAAAAGACAGCTGCTTGCTTTTCATAACGATAGAGCTTTATTGGATATATATACCACTGCTCACCGATCCTATCCTCTACTTTTTCATAAATGATTTTTTCTTCCTTTACTAAGTCGGTAAAAGCACTATATACTAGTTTTTCTTCTACATTGAGTAGTTCCATAGTAGCAACAATCAGTAGAGAGTAAGGGTAACATACATGACCCTCTTCGCTTGTTTTTAAATTTAAGGTGTATAGTAAAGCTGCTTTAATTCTTTCCGGAGAATCAGTAGGGAAACCTAATCTTAAACCAATTTTATCTGCTTTAATAAAACCAATTCCTTCTATATCATAAGCTAACCTATACGGGTTTCTCTGTATAACATTCAGTGAGTCAACTCCATACTTATCATAGATTTTCATACAAAAACCGGTAGAGATATCATACGCCTGCAGCTGAATCATAACCTCTCGTATCTTTTTATGTTTAAGCCAGGATTCTTTTATCGTAGTAATCCTTTTTACCCCTATACCTTCTATTTCAGATAATCTAGTTATATCGTTGTCTAGGATATCTAGAGCCTCGGTCCCGAATTTATCAATTATTTCTGCAGCTAAGGTAGGGCCTATGCCTTCAACTAGTCCGGACTTTAAGAAATTAAAAATACCATGTTCTGTAGTAGGGTGAGAATAATTATAAGATACTATCTTTATCTGTTGACCGTATTTTGTTTCAACCCATTCTCCTTTTATCTCAAGAACTTCACCAACTGATACTTTCGGCAGCTCCCCACTCACTTTAACTTCTTTTGTTTGAATTTCGCCTGATATAACATTAGTGACAGTTACTACAGCTACAGTAAAGCCTGTGTCCGGAGCGTTAAAAATGATGTGTCTAATTTCACCTGTAAAAAAAACTTCCATAAACCTTTTCCTTTTATGCTTTTAATTATGCGTTCAGTGCATACTCATTTTTAGTATGTTACTGATATATAAATGGTCATGTGCATATTTTTTCGTGAGGTTGACCAAACCAAGTTAGTTATCTATTCCCATCTTCTGTCTTAAATTATGTATTTTATCGACAGGCATTTTTAAAACCTTAAACTTATTAGACGCAACGTCCCATACAATAATAGCAGCTATGTTTTTTTCTTTAACTTCCTGCAGTATATCTCCGATTAATTTTATATCCGTAGTATCCACTACCCCTCCTTATTTACCTTTGTTTTTCTATTAATCCACCACCCAATACCTCCCCATAACCATTCTATTGCTATAATTATTCTATGAGGAGCATAAAAGATTTCTATAGTGGGAATTAACTTACATGAGCCACTTCCAGTTATGTATACTATATGTTTTTTTATCAAATAAAAATTGTCCATTTTTTTCCATCTCCATTTATATTTATAGTGCCAATTTTTAACTAGTCCACTAAATTTACGTGGAACACTATGCCCTGTATAAATACATTTATCTATTATTTTTATTCTTTTCTTCAGTCCTGCTAAATATAGTAATTTATTAATCAATTGTTTTATTTCAAAACCTATAAATAAAATCGTTTTAAATATTCTCACACTGCCCCCCTATCACTCATTCCCGATTAATCGCCCACATAGCTCTAATAAGTATTTCAAGTGTTATTCCTACATAATCCCATTCATCACCATGTATCACATACGGCCCATTATATCCATTTAATTTAAATAACCACTTTTTACAACCATTATTCATTTATTTTGTCCTCATATTTTTTTAATAAAATTATAGCTTGATCTTTAAATAATTCTATTTCAAAATTACTATGGTATTGCCAACTTAAAGCCCATGCTTTTATAAATTCTTTTAATTCATCATTTTGTTTTATATAATAATCTGCTAAATGATTAGCTTTAAATGATTCACTTGCCATTTGATTTGTCCTTTAATCTATATTGTATTTTTTATATGACTCTTCTTCACCTATTCCAATAAAACCAATACACTTTGTCATATCTTCATCATTTTTTCCTTCTTTTTTAGGGTCATATTTTAAACATAAATACCAATGATTACAGCCATATCTATAACATATATTTTTTCTATTGTTTGGTACATTAAGAATGAATGGTCTTTTCATCTACTTTGTCCTTTATAATTTAAAAAATAATCAAAAAACAATATTCGTGCATTATCAAATTGCATTTTTTCTATAAATGTTTTATCCGGTTTACGCAATAACCTGCAATAATCTTCTATAAGTTTTATATATATTTCTTTTTTATTCATTATTTTATTATCACTCATTAATTTTGTCCTTTAAAATATCATTGTTGCTGGAACCCAGAAACAGAAACCTACAATCATCCTTATTACTAACCTAATAGTATTATCATTCGTTTATTCACTCCTGATTGCTTTCTTCATATCGCCTGCACTAGCAAGTATCTCACCATCAACTCTAATTACTAAAAAGCCTATTACATTATCGTACCCTACTTCAAAGGGCATTCGCTTAAACTTTTCTGCTCTCATATTTTCAGATTCCAGATGTACACCTTCAATAAGCTCAACCCTATTAGCTATTTTTTTATCAGTTAAAGATACCAGTTTTGCAAAATAAGATTCATAAATAGGCTGATCTTTAAATCTCACCTGAACTACAAAATTATACGGTGCCGGTATTTGCATTACGTTTAATAGCATTATTTAAATATTACCCTTAATTAACTCCATGCCTTTATTGTACCTATATGTTTTTCAAAATACTTTAAGCTGTTTCGTACTTTAAGAAAACTATAGAAGGACATACTGCGAAACATACGCTTTTGATTTACCCACATCCCTAACTCTTTAACTGTTTTTTCAGGCTCTGTGTTATCTCTGTCTTTATATATCTGAACATAAGGATCAATAAATAAACCTTTTAAGATGCATATCAGTTTCCATGTTGATAAAAAGTCTACTGCTAATACATAAACACAATACCTACTCGGGGTAACATTATACCAGCGTAATAAACTTATTACTTCAACTACCTTACCTATATAATCTATACTATCACATGCAATCCGCAATGGAACTAACCAATTTATTTTAGCAAGTAACCTGGCAACTGCCTTATCAATTAACCTAAAATCCAACCCTTGGTTAAAATCAACCTTTACTTGCATCTCTGTTAGTCTTTCTATTTGTTTTATACCATGTTCATGCGCTAGTATGTTATTATCTAAGAGTAGAACTTCTTTTCTATCACCCACTATCTGCTCTATACTTCTATATGGTTTAATCATACCCTCTTTCTCGTATACACTACAGAACCAACATTTTCGTATGCAGCCTCGTGTAGTAAACCCTAAGGCCTGTTTAAATTTTGGATAAATAGAGTAATCGGGAGAAATATCATCTATAACCAAAGGTAGTTCTGTATTTAAACTATATCCTGATCCCCCGTACTCTACACCTTTAATAAAAGGCTGTTCATTAAAATCTAATTTCGTAAAAGTAAATATTTTAGATATATAAACTTTATCGTAAGTGTCTGTAGGAGAATACCAACTTACCATATCATGTTTCAGCTTATGGTACGCCGATAATTTCATTAGTGCAAGGTTTGGTATCGTAGAGTCAGGAGCATATAAACCTACTCTCATTCTGCTTGCTCGTACATGTAGTGGGGCCGCATACCTTGTATATTCCAAAACAAAATATCGCTATGAACAAGAACACCTTCAAACATATTCATAGGTACAGTAAGGATACTGGTTATTTGCTCTTCAGTGTCTACTAACCACTGATATCGTTCAGAAAAGTTACCTTTTTTTAGTATCCTTTGATTCCTTAAAAATCCCATCGGTACAAACAGTACAACTTTAGCCCTAGTCCCGAATACTTCAAATATTTTATGTAAAAATACATGGGGGTATAGGGGTTCTTTTTCAAAACCCTGTCCCTTCCAGTAAGTTAACACTTCCTCCGGAGTAGAACCATCCCTGTAGTTAAAAGGTGGGTTACAAAGAATAAGATGATCCGTGTACTTGCTACTGAACTTTTGTAAAAGTTCAGTAGACTGAGCAATAAAATCACAGGGGATAAACTTACCCGGATAAAATTCCTTATACCAGTAATTTATATCTATACCGGTACATCTATACCCTGCTTTCTTAAATGGCCTGCTTAAATTACCTTTACCACAGCCAATATCCCATACGCGCAGAGTATCAGAGCTGGACTCATTTCTTAACATAACTGTATCATCAAACATATTAAATATAAAATCAGCTAAAGACAAAGGGGTTTCAATACAATTCTCTTTTGGTTTGTTATAGTAATTATTTTTAGAAATGTTGATGACATATGATGTCTTTTTACCCACTACCTACCCTCTCTTTTAGTATTTTATTTCTTTGCTGCTCATAAGTTACACACCCCTCTGCGTACTTATTATTTTTTCGCACTCGTTTCTCATGACTCTTTTTATGCTGGCGGCCACAACCTGAACATCTATTTAGCTTTTTCATTATCCTCCTCCTTTATTTCTATCAGTTTATCTATAAAGTCAATGAGTCTATCAGAGCCTACACGATTTGCCTATAGTCTGTCAGACATGCTTCTTAAATCATTTATATGCTCATCTTTTGCTGCAAGAGTAGCGCCACTAGCTTTAATATAACCGAAACCACATAATGCATTAGCAAGACTCTGCAGGACAGCAGGGGATACTTTAATTAAATCACTATAATCAGTCTGCTTATTGTCATTTAATGTTTTGTACTTTCCATACTTACTAAGATAATACCTATCATATTTTAAGCCAGCAGTCACTAATATGTAAGTATCGCCTGTAGTAGATTCCTTAATAACTTCAATTCTATAGTCTATTTCAACCATCACATCCTCCCGTATACACTATTAGCTATATTTTCAACAGCATCTTCTTGACTCTCTGTTACATGCTCGTTAAGCTCAACCCACTCTTGTATACCTTCAAGCGAGCTATAAGCAAAAGAGAAATCAGGATCGTCAAGCATAACCTTACACTTATCCCGAACTTTTTCCCACTTACAATAACTACACATGTCTTTTTACTCTAAGCTCTTTTAGCTTTTTATATATCCTCATCTGTATTGTATGTTTTCTTCTTTCTGTCGGTTTTTCCTTAAATACTTTTATCTGAAATATATCCTCAACAGCCTCTACGATAAAAGCATATACAGTAGGAGTCATATCCTTCCAGTTAACACAATGAAGCGCATTAAGTTCTACATACTGTGCAGGCTTTCTTTTAGGCTTACTTAAAGCCGAGCAGTTATCTATTGTACAAATATTAAAAGTATTATCACCGAACATTTTCTGAATAGAAGCAAGTATAATACCTTTCTTTAAATTATCATCCATTATTTATCTCTCCCTAACCTATACCTTAGTGTATGTTTTTTCAAATATATCCTTCTTACAGGGATACTTTTCTCCTGAAGGCCCAAACATAAGATAGTCACCCGGTTCTCCTTTTACTTTTCCTGAAGGGGTGGTCACTATGAATCCTTCAGGAAAGTTAATCTGTAAAGCATGTATAACTATCGGTTTCTTCCTACACTTAAATACACCTTCAAAGTTATCCAGCGTAATTTTATCTGCATTGAATCCTAGGAACATTTTTTCCTCCTTCCGTATATCATACTTATCTTGATATATAATACATAACTCAGACGATAACCTCTTTACTATTTTCTTTCTAATTCCGGTATCATACCTATTATGTATCTTTTTACCTATCTGTACTGATTTAATAAACTTCTCTGGTATATAAAATCTAGAATTTTCATAATCATAAGAAAGTATACCGAATTTATTTCCCTGCTCGTTTATAATTACTTTTGCTTTATCTATTAACAGAACAGGTAAGCAGAAATAAAAATAATTCGGCACCCAGTAGCTAGACTTACCTGCAGCATAGTCTAACATACTATGTTTATACTTTTTAAAGTCACGTTTAAGATCGTTAATTGTCGTCTTAATTTCAACATCATAAGTGACTTTACCAGTATCAGCTACAATATCACTTTTACCATAAGAATAAAGATCTACCTCACTAGCTACTAATGCATTTCTTTTATATCTAAAGTAGCACATCAGTGCTGTCATGACATGCATAGAATTAACTGCCTCTAATTTCACTCATTTCTCCTCAAAAGGTAATGCTTTAGTAGGGTTATCAAGTGCTTTAATCAGATTTTCTGGTTTTACTAAATCTATTAATTTCTCATTTATACTACAGATATATTTTATAAAATCAACAAAAAACAACGCCCTTTGTTCTGTATATTCAATCTCATCTAACTCGTCCCAATGGTCAGTAGTCATAGTGTGTATACCTAATAACCAATAGAGATTAGTTTTAGGGTCAACATCTTGGTCTTCTATTCGATCGTATTCTACTACTTCTCTACCGCTGAGATACTTATATACCCTTTTTATCCTAGGAGCAACATATAAATCCAATCCAAATGGTTGTCGGTTACTTGAGTGTAAATCTTCAGTACCGCTATACCACTTAAAATCATCTGACCCCACCCACTCAGGAGAACCATTCGGTACAAACCCTCCTTTAGGATTTTTACAATAAGTACATCGGGTTTTTATCTTATATTGAAGAACCGTTTTCTCTTCTATAAGTTCTCTACTTGAAAACTCATCTACAATAGCCCTAACCTTAGCCTGTACTCCTTTTAGTGTATCAGATGTAAAGTGCCCCGGATTACTGAGCTTATTACAATCAAGCCTGATACCTGCATCTTGTATTTGTTTGGCTATTTCATTAGGTATAGTCGTAGTGAACATACCGGTTGAGTCTACACTTACGTTATAAGAGAAAGCAAGCTCTCCTCTACGTATTGGGACTTTGATTATTCTACCCATTCAATACCTCCACTCCTTTACGCGAAAGAGAAAACGTCCAAGTATACCCGTTACTAGTAAGGTATCTGTACACAAGCTCTTTATTACAAAGTTTTGCTAAATAGCTACCGCCACATAACCATCCTGCTTTACCTGTAGTAGCGCCGTTTCCTGTATTTGAAACTCTACGATGCATAATACTATCCGGCCACATTAATTTAGCAAATCTTCTTGCTGCTATGTTTGGATTATCCTGTAGTATCTTTAATGCTTTTAATGTTTTTTCTGTCAATCTTTTCCCCTATTCAACCCAAGCTGGCTCTCGCGTCCCTACTTCAACGAAACGTGTCGCTATATTGTTCTGTGTAAAACTATTTCCCTCAAAATGAGCATATGTGCTTGATAATAGTTTAAATATACCACGGCCTCCTTTAATATAAGGACCGCCCCGCTGCTGCTCGAAACCATTAGTATTTAGCAGATCAATTAATATATTAGTATCCATATAGGTATTTGTCTCTGCTAATATGTAAGATATATTTCCAATATATTCTTGATTTGTCATCTCCATCTCCTTTGTTATTTCTCCAATTTTAAAAACTTCTGTTGTAGTTGCTCATTTTCTTTTTGTAATAAACGCATAAGTTCATAAACTGGATTTACCACACCTAGCTCTGCTTTAATTTTCATTAATGTCTCATTTGCTTTTAATAGTAGATCAACATACGCCTTAACTACTTTTGGTACTTTTACATTAATTTCAATTTTCCTCTGTCCTTCCTTACTAGCCGTGACTGTAGCAGCAGCTACCACAGACTTTAAAAATTTATGCACGTTTCCTCTCCTCATGTAGTTGCTCAATAAAGCTGTTAATGTCCTTTAAGCAACCATGACTAAATACCGTAGCCTGACACGGTAAAAAACAATACTGTCTCCAGGCAGGGTACCACTTTATCTCGCCTAACAAATCTCCACTCTTCCGGTTTAGACAGGACCAAATAGTTGTTTTAGGTTTCTTTTCTTTAAGTTCAAAATAAATATATTCGTATTCTGTTTTCAAGTTCAATCTCCGATATGTGGCATAACTGTATCCATCTTGTTAGTTGCCTCTAACAGCTTTAATGGGTTCAACTGTATGCACCCCTTCTGCTTAGCTTTAGTATTCATGAGGTACACAGAAGGTAAAACAGGGTTAAGATCCTCATCAAATACTTCCCAGGTTACATACTTCCCGTTTTTAGCCTTGATGTCAAACTTCTGTCCAACCAGTGTTACCCGGTCTTTTGTTATTACCATTTATTTCTTATCGAACTTATTAGTTATTTTATTACTAATTACATTCGATACACTCCGCTGAAGAGCATATATTATTCTCCCAAACGGTAATAGAATAGGGAAAAACAATACTACCCACTTTATAACGAAGAAGCACAGGTAAGCTAACACCGGGATACACAGTGCAACGTAATTCCACCAGTGGGTCAGTAGATACTTAAACATTCCAATGTCATACAGATAAAAGCCCTTAAGGTATTCAATCAGCCTAATAACTAAATCCAAAATTCTATCCATTGTTAATCCCCTTCTTTTTTGATCTTTGTTTCTTACCTCGCCAAGGGCGGTAGTAGAATCTTCTACGCTCGGGATCCGAAGGTGCGTCTCCTACTGTCCACCACTTATCACAAAACCCGCACTTAAAATGAACCAACTTTTCTATATTGCATTACCAGGTTATATCTTCAAAGATTTCCGGTTCATCATCTTTAAACTCTTCACATACCGGTCGCATTAACTGTCGCATAGACTGGTGTGCGGCATTTGCTGTTCTCAATTTAAATATATGATACCACTCAGCCAAGTTAGTAGTAATGACAATTTCTGTCTTGACATCGATTGGCAAAACACCTCTTGCTTCACCAGGACTAGCCCCTAGCTTACGTAATTCTTGATATTTAATTTCTGCCTGCTCCATAGCAATCATCCACGTCTCTAACCGGTCTTCTTGAGTAAACCATTCTGGTTTAACTGCTTTCATCTCACCTTTACCACGATCACTTTCATCAGAATAATCTACGTATCTGGTTGATTCTTGTGCAAAACTACATGGCCTCATACGTACCAATTCATGTGTATTTCCTGACCAACAAGCCTTTCCATTTCTCATAACATATAATCTATGATGTTTCTCTAATTCTACACAACATACCAGACCAAGATAAGCTTCTGGTTCTCCTATCTTAGCTACTTCGGAATGTTTAGTTAAAACCCCATAAGGTTCTTTTCCTATATTAACAACATAACTTGCTTGGCATATGCTTATTCTTCCATCCGACCAATATCTTTTATGTCCTTTAGGGCGATATTCCCTTATGGAGGCAGACCTACCTGTTTTTAAAGCTAACTCGACTAAGTTTTCACAAAAGGTTAGAGAAGAAGAATATACTAATTTTCTGCTTTTATCCTCAAACCCATCTCCTAATAATACTCCTTTAATAAAACATTGTAGTAAGTTACTATCTAAATTTCTAAGCCAAACCGGAAGGGTTAAAAAATAAGACTTTATCCCACTAATAGGTAGCATAAACTCATCCATTAAAAACCGCCATAAAGGAATACAATTTATCCTAATATCATTTTTATGTGTTGAGTATTTAAAATTCAATTTATCAAGTAATTCTATTATTCTTCTATGTGCTATAGGCTTAGTCTGTCGTATGGATACCCTTCTTCCCCTCCCATTTTTCGGTGGATATATTGTACCATCCGTAACCCATAACCCTAATAACTCCAAAAAAGGCTCTGGGCTGACTGAAAATCCTTTACATTTCTTTTTATTAAAAGAAGATACAAACTCAATCTCATCCGGTAGATTTATTCTATCCACTATCTGTCCTTTCCAATTACCGCCCCTATCTATCTTGTACTTAGAATTGGTCATATCCTTGGCTTTAATAAACTTTCCTTTTTCATAGTTATAACCACCACTCTCAGCATCAAGAACCCACATATTATGGTTAGGCGTAACACGCAAATCCATCTCGGTATTTTTAAAACTGAGTAAGTCTGTATTCCAATCCTCTATAACAATTTCTTTTATAGGTTCTTCTACAATATTATTGTTATCGTCTTTAGTTAAAATCATCTCATTTCCTTTTAACTCAGGAAAAAACTTCCACCCTTCATTGGTTAACACTTTAGTATCTTCACTATAACAAAAACCCCGATTACATATAAAACGAACAGAGACATACTTATGCAGCAACTTTACTGCTGGGAGCATTTTATCCAGACCAGACATAATACCAACTACTTCTCTGTTACCTGAGTTTCCTTTTGGAATATCAAAATCAGAAAACATAACAGGAAAAAACCTTACAAAAGTAGATAATAAATCAGGCGCTAGTTTAAACCCATGAAGTAGATTTCTCCAAGCTCTGAAATTACCAGAAACAAGAAACCCTATATTATCGTGATAAGAAAAGTTCATAAAATTAAGAGCAGTCTTTGCATACCAATCCTTTTTAAATGATAAAACATTATCTTTACCAATATCAGGATCGCTCATATGTTTTGTTGTACCATTAAATAACCTATAATCTCTCAAAAACTCATAGTTTTTAGTACTCATTCCCGTAGCTATAGAAGCATGCTCTATCATTGCCTCATGGCCTGCTTTCATTAACCCTTTAACAAATGTCTCTGCTGATCCTTGTCTAATCTTATGATCTGATTTATAACAAGTTCTCCCACAAGCCTCCAGGTGCTTTAAGACTTGTTCCTCACTGCCTCCATCATACTTAATAATTTCATAACTAGGTTCAATTACTTTCATGATTATTCCTTTTCTAATATGTATTTTGCTAACTCCCACTTATCCCTACAGGAAAATTTCACAGATACCCCTACGCGTCTCTTTCTGTGTACATCTTACTCAGTAGGAAACATTATATTTACTTCTGTTATTTTTGGCATATTATTTCTCCAGATCATCCAAATTAATTAAAGCCATACTATTTAGTACTAAGCTCATTTTCATTATTAAACCACATTAAAAATAGTAAACAGCACCCTGCGTGAGATAAATGTGTTCTACCAGAATCAGAATCTTTTAATATACCTAACCTCCACGCTTTAATATGTCGTTCTAATGCAGCATAGTATACATTAATGGGATCAGAAACTTGTTTCCAGTTATTAGGTGCGTAACGTTTAGCGCCATCTGTTAATACCTGCACAATTTCTTGTATTTCTCTATCCGGTAATAAATCGTATCTTAACTTACCCTCACTAAATTTAGCGCCTTTACCCTCCTTAGCACAGGTACATACTGATTGTTGTTTCTTACAATTAAGACATACCTGCCCTTTAGTAGGCAAAGAGGATATAGTGCCGCTCGATTTTTCAAAGGGTATCCCACATATAGAACCCTCTGCATTAAGAGCACGTGCTTGCTTAATTATTTGTTTATGTGTTTTCACCTACCCTCCTCTACGATACACCGATCGTTAACATTTTCTAAATCAAAAGCATTACTACAGATGTGTGCTTCCCCACAGCTATCACAAGTAAATACATCAGGAATTTGTTTCCTGTCTACCACATATCTCATAATAATATACCGCCGGGCTTCCTCTGTTAATCTTTTAATCTCTTTTTCTTCCTCATCACTGGACATACACCGTATCCTCGTCCTTTTTTACAGCCTTTATTATCTGTGGGAAAG